GGCTTCTATCTTCTGAATTTCCGATTGATACTGTGTGGCTTGCATTTAGGTCTTTTTCCTCCTTGATTTCGTTTTTATTTTCTTTTTTGCTCGCGTTTGCCTACGTTTTGACTTTTTCTTTGGCGATTTAAGATAAAATTCTTTAAGGCGTATGTAAGGTAAAAGATACCATTCTGTATAGCCACAATCGGGACAGATTTTAAGTATAGCTACTACATCCTTCCTAATCCATTTTTCTTCTATCTTTACCTTTCCCTTTTCACTTCCACACCTTGAACAAAGTTCAAGCGATAATAGTGCAGAACTATTACTTACTATCTTTATTCCCTCCTTGTTATCTTTTTTTCTCTCTATAAATACTTCTAATACTCTTGCAACTGTAACAAAATCACATTATAATTATAGAAAATATTGATCCCGTTTTCAAGAGTAAATATTAAAACTATGTAAAAAAAATACACATAAAATAAAAATTTATTAAAAGACACTTGACAATAAAGATTGAGTTGTTATAATTATTAAACGAAAGGAGGTATCTAGTTGCCTCGAATAAAAAAGGTTGAGATAAGAGACATAAGAGAACTTCAAAAGGATATTTTAGATCAAATTTCTATGCTTAGTACGCTGAATAAAATGTATGCACAAACTAACAAGCCCAGACCTAGGGAATGTTTAGAAATTTCTCAAGCAATTGCATATTTATCTCATTGTTATCTAAATATAACAAAGCGAATTGGTGACCTAAATGTGGAAATAGATGTCGAATAATGTCGAAAAAAAGTCGAAAATATGTTCTTGACAGTACATATGTTCCTTAGTATAATAGGAGTTGGTAAGATTGAATTATAAAAGTTGTAAAAGGTGCACCCTTCACAAGACACGAAATAATGTGGTTATGGGGGTAGGCAAGAAAGGAGGGATAATGTTTATCGCTGAGGCCCCAGGCAAGGAAGAAGATTTGAGGGGTGTGCCATTAATCGGGAGGGCAGGGAAGAAATTTAACCAATTACTTAAACAACTAAATATTAAAAGAGAAAGCGTATATACTACTAATTGTGTCCATTGTAGACCGATAGACCAACATTACAATAATAGACCCCCAACTAAAAAAGAAATATTTGCTTGCTATCAATTTTTGGAAAAAGAAATTATCGAAGCACATCCTAAAATAATAGTTGCACTGGGACGAATTGCATTATATCGACTATTAAATTTGGATAGGATTTCAGAAAATAGAGGTAAGATATTTATTTACAAAGGTATCAAGGTAATTCCAACTTTTCACCCTGCTGCAATTCTCCGAAATACAAGTTTAGAAAAGTTTATGCTCGCTGATATACAAAGAGCAGTATTTATGTTGAGGGGGATTGCCAATGATTAATAGAGCTGAATTACTTGAAAGGATGGCCTCTATATACTTCAAAGGTAATATTCCAAAGCCTAAAGAAGGTATTTTAATTTGTATGGCTGATATGTTTGACGAAAATGGACATGTAGAAATTGGTGGCTATAGGTTAGACCTTGAAAAGATTATTCAATATTATGAAAAATTGTCTAACGATCAAGAAATTTTAGCTGTCAAGGGATAGAAAGATTTTGTATGATAAATCAAGTGAAAGCCCTTGATTTTATCGGAGTTTTACTTGTAAGACAAATGTATGACAATTGTTTGTTATGTTTTGATGCTGTTAAATTTCATTTTTTTAAAAACTGCATGAAATACACTTGTATGAGAAAAGGAGGTTAGTAAAATAAAGACAAAGAGAAAAGTAGACCACAACCTCCTTAATAAAGCACACGATTATGCAGAAGAGCTGGGGGTAGTAGATGAATATGAATGGCTTGCTAGGAATTTCACCGTAAAAGAGCTTGAAGAAATGATTAGAGAGTTTAGAAAGAAATTAGGCTACACATTGCACCCCACCTCTTCTATTAAAAATTTTCGATGGAAAGGAAGAAAAAAATAGTGAAATGTCCTATATGTAATTCTTTGCTTAGAGAACTTTACTATAATCAAAAAGGGAATATAATAACGTACTTTTGTACAAAGTGTGATAAAGAAGTGGATTATAATATCACTAAAGATGAGTTAAAGATATATGAAATTACGTACTATGGAGAAAGAGAGCTTTGTTCATAGAGATGGGAGAGATGAAGTGTGAATAAACAAAAAATAGTAGGGTATTGTCCATATTGCAAACGAAGCACAAACTTTATTTATGATGAAAAAACTGGCATAAGAAAGTGTGAGTTATGTGGAGTTAGCGAAAAAGATTACTATGTAAGAAGAGCAAACAAGTCGTGGTTATGGAGGAATTAGAATGCTAGAGATCTATACGGTTGTTTCTCATAACATGCCTCAGAATATTGCTACTTGGGGGATCATTATCGTTGAAAATAATGAGATAGTCGATGAAAGAACTGGCTACATGAAAGGCAATATAAATCGAGGAGAAATCATGTCAGCGGTAGAGGCATTAGAGAGTATTAAAGAACCTTCCTTTATAGACTACTATACTAATTCGGAAAGAGTAGTTAATTGTTTTATAGAGGGCTGGCTGGAAAAATGGAATAGTAATGGATGGCACAATAATAAAGGTGGGGCTATAAAAAATCAAGACCTTTATAGAAGGCTTAGATATGCTGCTAAAAAACATGATATAAGATGGAAAAAGTTAGACAAAAAAGATCTCTTTTTGAAGTATCCCAAAAAAGCTGGAGAATTAGCTAGAAATGTTTGGAGGGATTCAATTGAAAAAAACTAATGTTAAAGAAATCTTAAAAGAAGTAATTAATGATTTACCTGATGATATGAAATGGGAAGATTTATATTTCTACCTTGAACCTAGTCATGTTGAAATAGCTATACCGATAAAAACATTAGCCAGCATATTTTCTAGACTCCACGCTGCAAAATATGATCTGCTAGATGATAAAGAATACATTAAAACACTAGAGAGTGTAATGGCTAAAGAGTATAGATTTAGTCAAGTATGCGTTGAAAATAAAAAAGAAAAGTATAAGGAGGATATGGTTATTCTTTCATTGGTATGAGTTTTAAGCCCTATACCATAAACGTAATAAATTTTAAAACTTTTGACGGCAGAACAAATAAACTAGAATATTTTTGTATTCCTAATAAAGTATATGAAAGCATTTATAAAAAGTATTGGTATTTCAATGACAATAAAAATAATTATATTGAAAGCAAAAATGGTTGTTGTCCTAACTGTGGCGAAAGTATCTTGTTGTGGGATATAGACTTATATCGCAAGAATGATTTGATCTTTTGCAATGAAGATGGTATTGAATTAATTATTCCTACTAACAAAAATTTTCGCGGATTAGAAGACTATAAAGCAGAAGGTATTTTAGAAGCATCTTGGAAAGAGTATTGGAAATGTCCAAGATGTTCAACCAAGTTTTTCTTCCATGAAAGATTCTAGGAGGTGGGGACTAAAATGAATTACAAATATAATTTTGATGTTAAGTGTATGACTGAAAATCTATGTGAAGCGTTAGGAGAATGTGAAAAATTAGGAAAAATTCTTGGAAAACAAACTGATAAAAAACACACATCCTATGGTCAAGCAACAGACATTGTTCCTGAAATACTAAAAATACTATATCCAGATGGAATAAAACATGAACAATTTAAGGATGCAGTTTTGGTTATCTTAATTCTCAATAAACTATGTAGAATTTCGCGGGGAGATAAAACAGCTTTTGAAGAAAATCCATACAATGATATTGTGGGATATGCACTAAGGGGAGGAATTACATTCGATGAGAAAAGTCATTAAGTGTCAAGTACCCAATGGGTACTGCAAATTTAATAAATATGGTTTATGTCTTTATAAAGGAGGTATAGAATTATTTTATTCTGATGGAAAACTTAATTGCCTAATCAGAGAAAGAGAGGACAAAAAGACGTGAAAACAAGATATGTAATTTGTATAGTTTTTGATCATGATTTAAAACAAGTATTGCTATTAAAGAGAAATAAAGACCCCTATAAAGGCAAACTTAATGGTCTAGGCGGAAAAATTTTGGCGGGAGAAAGCCCAGATAAAGCAGCGTTGAGAGAGGTTTTAGAGGAATCATACTTTAGTATATGGGACATAGAACAATTCTACTGGATAATGACTATTGGTTATGGTCATGTTGAACTAAATGTATATTATATGGTTTTATCATCCATGCATAATAAAAGAGATTTAGTAGAAACAAGGGAAGGTAAATTGATGTGGTATCATATTAATTATATTAAGAGTTATTTTTGTTATAAAGACTTAGCTGGAGAAGGAAATTTGCTTCATTTCATAGATTATTCTATAAACGAAATTAGGAGGAAAAGAAAAGATGAAAGTAACGTTAATTGATAAAAATATAAAGGGTACACAAACAATAATTGATGCTCTATCAATTTGTAGAGATAAGCAATGTAGTCCGAAGACAATTGAGCACTGTATCAACAATAAACCAGAACCTCACTTATCTGTGCTCGAACATTGTTGGTTTTCGTTTCTTGTAGAAGGATTAAGCGTTAAAGCTAATATTCAACTTCTGCGCCATCGCTTGCAATCCCGCACTGAACGCAGTACACGTCACATAAATATGAGCGAGGCAAAATTTGTTATACCTGAAACAGTAAAGAATAAAGCATTTTACAAGTTTGCTTATAGTTTTTATAAAGACTTTTATAAAGAAGCCATTAAGTCTGGCGAAAGTATTGAAGACGCTGCTTATTTACTACCTTTAGGTGTAGAAACCAAATTCTATATTTCAGGCAATGGTAGGATGTTTTTTGAATGGTTAAATAAAAGACTTTGTAAAAGACATGTACAGAGAGAAAGTTATCGTTTAGCTCAAGAGGTTTACAAAATTTTAGTTAAAGAAATGTTTTTTTTTAAATATGCTCATCCTTGTAGATATTGCAATAAATGTAGGGAGGAAAGGTAATGAATATTTATTTAATTAAGTTTAAATGCGAACCTGATTTTTCTGGACAAGTGGTAGAGCCTGGTTATAGTGCTGTCTTAGCAAAAAGTGTTTATGACGCAATTTATAAGTTTATCAGCCAATGGATGGCCGATTATAGTCTAAAAAAAGTAGATATATCTCCTGATGAATTAATGGAAATTAAGGTGGTAAAATGGTGTTCCCAAGAGGATGCTATCTTAAAATAAGGAGGGGAATTGATGAGTCCTCTTGAGGTTAATAAGAATAATATATGGGAATACAAACAAAATAAACCTAGTCTAATAGCTAAGGATTTTAAAAGGTTCGGAATTCCCGAAGAAATAACTTTTAAGATTCTTCTTGCCCGCGGAGTTTTTAAGTGGTTAGCCGTCAGAAGAGATATTATCAAATTAAAAAATATTTGGCGGGATGAAATAACTAAGACAATTAGAGAGATAAGAAAAGCAAAAGAAAAATGTGATTATAGTAAATTGCAGTATTTGCGTGGTTATCTAAAGGCTTGCGAAGAACATCGTAAAATAATAAGAGAGCTTTGTCATAGTGATAGATGGAGGAGTCCTGATTGTGATCTAAAAGCATCTGAATTTTTGAAGAGCATTGAAAAATTGACGATCTAAGGAGGAATTGGCCTTGACTCGAAAAATAGACAAAACAATTATTATCTGCGATTGCTGTGGTAAAAAAATTACTTTAGATTTTGAAAATGAAGATGAACATCAAATTGCTACAAAACGCGCGAGAATAAAACACATTGAAATTTTGGATAAGGGATATGGTTCTTTGTTTGACGGATTAAACTTAAAATTTGATGTTTGTGATGATTGTCTTATAAAGTGGTTTAAAGAATTTAGAAACAATCCTATTAATTTGACTTAGGGAGGAAGAAAAATGGTAAGAAAATGTAACGAAGCTTGTCCAGAGTTTAAGCGTTTTGGAGCAAAGTATGGTTACTGTCCTATCTCACGAAATGATGATGATGACCCGCTTGATGGATTGGTTTTAATTAACCAAGACTGTGAAGTATGGGAAAATATTAAAGAAGGACTAATGGTAGTTCCTAATATAGTTAAAGAAAGAGTAGAAGAGATATTAAGAGATGATCCATCCAAACCAGAATCAGAAGTGTGGATTGAGACTTGGAGAGAGTTTTGTAATAACAAAAGAGATTTTTTTGAAACAGAATGTGAGGAATGTGGAAATACTATTATTTTTATTCGTGAAGATGTTTATAGTGGTGTAAGAGGTGGAGAGATTCATTATTATTGTGCCAATTGTAATACTTATTATTCATTTAATAAAGATTCGGGAGAAGAAATGTTTAGAGGGTCTGAAGAAGATTATTTTAAACGTCAAGCGTACAGAAGAGAACAAGGAATTATATGATTTTTAGGTGAAAGGAGAAATAATAGTCATATGGCCGTAACCTCATACCAACGTGGTCATTTAATAAAGTATACTAATAATGGCTGGGTTTATGCAGATGATAATACTCCTGCTGATATTGAACGACCTTGCAAACGTTGTGGCAAGATGCCGACACCAGAAGGTTATGATGCTTGTTTAGGATATATACTTGGTGCTAAAAGTGCTTGCTGTGGGCATGGAGTTGAAAAGGGATTTATAATATGGTGTAAAGATTATAGAAAAGATATAGAAAAAATGAATACGTGAGAGGTGATAGTGATGAAATGTACACCTGAGCCATGGAAAGTAGAAGAATGTAATGTCGATTATGGAAAACCTAAATTTGAAATAAATTTTAGTAGAAAAGAATTTCCAATTGCAGGAGTTGGAGTACCTGCCGAAAGTGAAGAAATTGCCAAAAATAATGCTCATCTAATTGTAGATGCTGTAAATGCTTGCTTTAAGATTAATCCTGATAATCCATATGCGGTTGTAGAGGTAATAACTGATATGTATGAGATATTAAAAGAGTTAGCTGCTTATGCTCATATAGTTATGACAATGCTTTCTGCTTCAAATATTGCAGTAGATTTTCCAACTCAATTAACAATTGATTGCTTAAAAGAACGGTATGATAAAGCTCAAAAAATTTTGGCCGAAGCTAAGAAAACCGAAGAAGAGGATGTAACAAGTTAAGGAGTTGAAATATAGTGTTAACTAAACTTAAGTGTTGGTTTGAATCACTTGAGGGTATAGTATGGTTTAGTTATTTGAACGGAATAGTTTTTGGTGTAATCTTAACGGTTCTATTCTATGAACAGTGGTTTAACTTTAAGTCAGGCTTATTAATACTTGGCCTGTTGTATCTAGCTTGGAATTTTTACAGGCAACTTATAGTTATAAGAAAAATAAGCAAGATAGAAAAGAAAATTACAAACATATTATTTCCAGAAGGATATTAATTTAATAATTTTGGGAAGTGATAAACTTGAGGTTAAGTGGTTGTTATAATTGTATGTATTATTGTTATCGTGGCGCACATTATGGACTCTGTATTAAGCATTTTGAATGGATAAATGAAAAAGAAGGCTCGTGCGATCATTATAGATATGGAGAGTGTATTGGTGACTTGGACGGTGCAATAATAGAGATAATTCAATGGGCAAAGGAAAATGGTATTGAAAAAGTCTTTAATATCATTAAATCACATTTAAAACCAGTAGAAGGAAGAAGATTTTCAATACATTAAAAGATGATTCTTAGACTTATAAGACATTGGCCCACCCTGCCAAACCAACTTTGGGCGGGTGGCGTGGTGGGACACTATGAGGTGAATTAAATGGAAATACCTGAGTATATCAAAATTATATCTTGTGATGATTATGAGTGGTACAAAGACTGTATCGGAGAAATTTTTAAAGTGCATAGTGAAAGTAGAAAAGGCGGAAAGGATAAATGGGTTGTTAGACTTACTCAAGAACAGCGTAAATACATGAATGGCTATTCTTATGGTTGGGTATCTAAAAATCATTGTGAAGAAATTAAAACTAAAGAATTGTACCAGAAAGCTTAGTTTAAAATTTGGGGCGGTAGCGGAAGAGAGACGCTAGTAAGGCAAAGCCGTGAAAGCGGGCCTACGGGTGCTGTAATGGCCGAACCTGAAAAGGCGAGACCCTTGTTGGTATCAAAGTAACCGTGCAGGGGAGAATGGCCCCTGTCCGCCCTGCGAAAATCAAATTTAAGGGGGTAAAATATGGCTATTTGGGTAAGGTTACAAGATAAAAAGATACTGGCAGAAGTCGGAGGTTTTGAAATTATATACAATGGATCGTTTTGGGTTATTGGCGGTGTGAGTATGAAAGAAACAGTATGGTTAGCTGAGTATTACACAGAAACAAAAGCGTTAGAGGTCTTGAATAATATCCAAGAATGGTTAAAGACCTGCGATATAAGGTTAGTTCATCAAGTATATGAAATGCCTCAAGATAGTTAATAAGTTTGGGGTAAGCGGTGTGGTGGGAACACGCAAAGAGCCTTACTGGAGGCGGAACCAGTATAAAAAAAATGTAACAAGGATAGGCTCCTCAGAAGCAGGTTCGAATCCTGCCTTACCCTATCAAAGCCTGATATGAACATTAAAAGAGGAGGTCAATAATGTTTAACTTATTTCGCAAAGGACAGTTAAAATTACCAGAATATAGACGACTTGTCTGTAAATGTGGTAGTAAATATTTCATTCCCAGATATACTTTATGGTTGTGTGAGACAGGTGGCTACTTAATCGACTCGGCTGAAGTTGTTTGTGTATCATGCGGAGCAGTATATGATTGTGATGGTAATAAAGTTAGTTCATAAAAAGGAGAATGAAACAACATGTTTCGTATTACAGAAGGCAAGGGATTTCATATTACCTTTAATAATGGCTGGACAGTTTCTGTCCAATTTGGGCCAGGCAACTATTGTGATAACTATGGTGTATCATCAAAATAAGGGTGATGAATAAAGTAAATATAGCAAGAAACACATTAGGGCGATTTCACGTCCTAAAGGTGAGAAGTGCCGTATCCTTACAGCGATATGGTAACGCTCACCAAGCCTGAAAAATCTCCTGCTATGTGAGGCGCAGGAGCACCCTAACACTGATATAGATTGACGACATTTTTTGTTGTTTTGAGGATTTATAATCCTTGAGAATACTAGATTTCGAAATGGGTTTTTAAGGAAACTATGTTGGGTGGGAACGGCAAAGAAAAATAATAGAGTTGCTGAGGTTGTTTGATTAGGAATTAGGAAATAAAGAGTAAAAACGTTATAAGAAGGAGAGAGTCAAAATGGTTACTTTCAAAGAGCTTCTTCAGCAAGTAAAATATGAAAATGTAGAAAAGGTAATATTAAAATTTTATCCTGATGAAAAAAATAATGTAGAAGCTGGTGGGTATAGAGAAGTTTTTGAAGAATTGCTTGATTTAAAACCTAAATTTAGAGAAAAAAAATGGTATATAGTAATTAGAAAAATTATAGATGAAGATGGTTTTTATTATGATGTTAGCGGAAAACCAGCAAACGAGGAACAACTATATGGACTTGAATATACTCCTTGGGAAGAATGGTTAGGTTTTTATATTGATAGTAAAAATATACCAAGTGATTTTACCAAAGAAGATATAGTAGCGCATTGCTTATGGGAAATGACTTGGTGTGGTTTTAGTCAGGATGAAATACAAAAAAGAATAAAAGAAATAGAAAGAGAAATTGAAAGAATTGAAAGTGGTGAGGAAAAAACATATACTCTTGAAGAAATATGGGCAGAAGAAAAGGAGGGATAATAATGCCAATACCTAAACCCAGAGATGACGAAGACAAAGATGAATTTATTAAACGCTGTATGGATGATGATGTAATGGTAGAAGAATATCCTGATCGTGAACAGCGTTATGCAATTTGCCATAAACAGTGGGAAAAGAAACAACAAGCCAATTATGATAAATTATGGGAAGATGTTTAGGAGGATTTCTTGTGAAAAACAAACTTCAAGAAGAACTAAGAAAATTAGAAATTCTATTGGGAAGAAATTTAACACGGGAGGAAAAAGCTTTATTTCAATATGCCTTTGAAAGAGGGTATATAGAAGCAATTTACGAGATAGAGCAATCTTTATTTATCAAGGGACTTGGCGGTGGATTTTTGAATTAAAGGGGTTTGATAGAAAAAATGAGAAACGAATTTTGGGAAACTAGGTTGATTTTAAAATGTTATGCGGGAAGTTATAGTTATGGAACTAATACTCCCGAAAGTGATGAAGATTTCAGAGGGATTTGTATCCCGCCGAAAAATTTTTTACTGGGACTGGATAATTTTGAACAAAAGGAATTTAATGATAGAGACGAGGTTATTTATTCACTAAAAAAGTTTGTCAAGCTTGCTCTTGATAATAACCCTAACATTTTAGATGTGCTTTTTGTTGAACCTAATCATATAGTTTTTATAAATGAATTTGGAAAAGAATTAAGGGATTTGAGATATGAATTTTTAAGTAAGAAAGTTTACAAAACATATGGTGGGTATGCCTATTCTCAACTTAAACGACTAACACATATAGGGAAAAATGCAAAAGGAAAACGCCTTGATGATATAAGAAAGTATGGTTTTTCAACTAAAAATGCAATGCACTTAATTAGACTATTGAGAATGGGTATTGAGATTCTTATTGAAGGAGAAGTTCATGTATTGAGGCATGATAGCAAAGAATTGCTTAGAATTAGAAGAGGAGAATATAGCCTAGAGAAAATCCAAGAAGAAGCAAAACGTTTGCAAAAATTATTAGACGAAGCTTATGTCCGAACCGAACTACCTGCAAAACCAAATTACAAACTAATCAATGAATGGCTAATAGATGTCCACGAAAGATCTTTAAACTGGAAGGGGAATTGTAAGTAGTGGGGAATTCTTATGACATATAGCCCATATGAAATAATATTTCTAATTATACTACTGATGCAAGTTCATATGGTGTATTGGATAGTACTAATGGTTGGATTCGAAGTAATGGAACCAAAAAAAGGTTTTAAAATAATACTTATGATTATGGCGTTTTCAATAGGTGAGTTATATTTCTTACCGCCTTTTATCTCTATATTATTTTTTATGCTAGGTACAGGATACTTATACAATCAATACATGCTTGAGTTAAATTGGAAAGGAAAATTGTTATGAGGATACCTAGACATGTGATATTTGTAATGTTAAACCTAATGAATAATGGATATCAAGCTTATCTTGTCGGTGGTTCAGTAAGAGACTGTCTTTTAGGCAAGCTACCGAAAGATTATGATGTAGCTACTACAGCTACACCTGATGAGGTAGCAAAAATCTTTGATAAAGTTGTTTTTACGGGCGAAAAATTTGGAACTGTTACTGTTATTATAGAAAACCAGAAGGTTGAAGTGACTACATTACGGTGTGATAGTGACTATAGTGACGGCAGAAGACCAGACCGTGTTTTTTTCACTACTGATTTAAAAGAGGACGTTTCTAGAAGAGACTTTACAATCAATTCTTTAGCAATGAATACTAGTGGAGAAATATATGATTTTTTTGGCGGAATGGAAGATCTTAAAAATAAAATTATCAAGGCTGTTGGTAATCCCAGTGATAGATTTAAAGAAGATGGTTTGAGAATATTAAGAGCTATAAGATTTGCTTGTTGTTTAGGGTTTTCTATTGAGGAAAATACATTTAAAGCCATGCAGAATAACGCCTATCTAATCAAAAAAATTTCGGCGGAAAGAATAAGAGACGAACTATGCAGGATATTATTGAGTGATAAACCCAGCTACGGTATTGAACTAATGAGGAAAACAGGACTTTTAGAAATAATACTACCTGAATTATATCAGTGTGTAGATTTTGATCAGCGGAATCCTAATCATGATAAAGATGTTTATAGACATACTTTAGTTGTGTTAGATAAAACTCCTGCTAGATTGAATGTAAGACTCGCAGCACTCTTACATGATATAGGGAAACCAGTTACTTTTACTATAGATGAAGAAGGAAAAGGACACTTCTACAGTCATCACATAGAAGGAGTTGAAATAACTGAAAAAATTTTGCGGCGGTTAAAATTTGACAATAAAACAATAGATACAGTAAAGATACTTGTCAGGGAGCACATGAGTAGGTTCGAATTTTTAAGAACAAAAACCATTAAAAAATTTATTACTAGAGTCGGAGTTGAAAATCTAAAAGACTTATTTGATTTACAAATAGCCGACATTAAAGGTTCTGCCCCTCCTCATGACTTTACTAGAATAAATAAACTAAGAGAAGAAGTTGAAGAAGTCCTAAACAATAAAGAACCATTAACAGTTAAGGATTTAGATATAAACGGATATGACCTGATAGAACTAGGGGTAGAACCAGGGCCACGAATGGGAAAGATCTTAAACTATTTGCTTGAAAAGGTATTAGAAAATCCAGAGCTAAATCAAAAAGATAAATTAAAAGATTTAGTTCTGGGTATAATGTAATTTTTTTTGCTTTTAACTTGGAATAGACTTAGAATAGGAGGGAAGAAAATTAATCTTGAAGGTCTTATCTTTATTTAGTGGTATTGGTTCTTGGGAAAAAGCTTTATCTAGAGTAGGTATTGATTATAGATTGGTAAATTACTGTGAAATAGATAAGTATGCGAGTTGTGCTTATTCAGCTATACATGATATACCAGAAAACAAGAACTTAGGAGATATAACAAAAGTAGATGAAAGAAGAATTCCTGATTTTGATTTGGTTACTTATTCACCACCTTGTCAAAGTTTTAGTGTAGCAGGAAAAAGATTAGGGTTTGAAGACAAAAGAGGGATTTTGTTTTTTGATGCACTGAGAATTATTCAAGAAAAGAAACCTAAATATGCGATTATGGAAAATGTAAAAGGGTTAGTTCAAAAAAACTTCAAGAAAGAATTTGAGACAATATTGTATGAGTTAGAAAGAGCTGGTTATAAAAATTATTGGAAAGTACTAAATGCATTGGACTATGGAATACCCCAAAATAGAGAGAGGGTTTTTGTAGTTAGTATAAGAAAAGGTATTAAAAAGAATTTTAAATTTCCTCAAAAAAAAAGTTAACTAAAAAACTAAAGGATTTGTTGGAAAAAGATATGGAGTTACCAATCTTACACAATATATATGGAGGGTTTAAAGAAAAGAAACCAAGGGTATTTTATGATTACTCACCAACAATAAGAACACCTGCTGGAGGAGGTCATATTCCTTCAGTTTGTACTAAGGATAAAGAAAAAGTAGAAAAAGTAATAAACGGTTATCAAATCAGAAAACTTACATCATTAGAGTGTTGGCGTTTAATGGGATTTGATGATGAGGATTTTTATAAAACTAAAAAGAAATTAAATGAAACTTTCTATAAAGGAAGAGATAAATCGAATACTCAGCTATACAAGATGGCAGGCAACAGTATTGTAGTAAACGTGTTAGAGGAAATATACAAGGAATTATTTTTTTAAAAAGATGTTGTATTACACTTGAAATACAGATAAAAAAATGATATAATCTTTTCCAAAAGAAAAAATTGCGGGGGTTAAGATGAAAAATAAGAGAATACTAGCCATTGGTGATATTCATGGAATGTATAATAAGCTTGTAAAGCTACTAGAAATAATAAAATACAATCCCAAGAATGATGAATTGTTCTTACTAGGAGACTATATTGATCGTGGCCCTGATTCTAAAAAAGTTGTCGATTTAGTTATAGAGTTAGTTAATAATGGAGCTAAAGCAATTTGTGGCAATCATGAAGATATGTTGCTAAAATCTTTCAATAGTTATGAGTGGTATCAAACGTGGTTGTATAATGGGGGACATAAGACAATAAAAAGCTACGAGGGTAACATCTTCGCTGTCGATTATAAAAAAGAACTAAAAGATAAAATACCTAGAGAACATATCGAATTTTTTAAGAATTTGCCTATTGGTTATGAAATAGAAGATTATATATTTATTCATGCTGGTTTACCTGAATATGCTAATCATCCCGATGAGGCGAAAGAATATGACTTAATGTGGGTAAGAGACGAATGGATTCAGAGACCTTATAATAGAAAGACAATTGTATTTGGTCATACTCCTACTTTCTTAATTAAAGGACATGAGAAACCTGAGCCTTGGTTTGGTCAAAATAAGATTTGTATAGATACAGGAGCAGTTTTTGAAAAACGTGGAGGAAAGTTGACTTGTTTAGAGTTGCCTTGTTGTAAGACTTGGCAAGTTTAGGAGATAATCAATTAGTTAGGTAGTAAAAAAAGTCATAGAGTAGTGAGGCTAATAATGGTAGTTTGTCATGTAACTTCTTATAAAAAATTAAACAAATATATTAAAAGTGGATATATTAAACCTCCCGTTAGAGCATGGCTAACAATAAAAGAAGCAGAGTGTTTTTCAAAACAGACAGGAAGAAGAATTATATTAAGGTTAAAGTTCGATAAGAGCAAAGTTAAACCACTTGAAGGACACAAAGGCATGGCAGTATATATAGATGAAAAATATGTTATGAAAGATTTTTAATTGAACACGGAGGAATCAGTATGAATATTGAAAGTTTCAAAGGCAACATTTTAACTGAAGAAGAAAGAACTTATAGATTAATAAAACTAAAAAAGGAATTACAAGATAACAGGATAGATGAAGAATTTATTCCTTATATTAACAGCATAAATCATTATGATTTTATAGTAACTACTCAATGTTGCACGGGACACTATGAGGGAGGATATAATGCTCATTTTGATTTTAGGAGTAAACTTAGTGAGAAAGATGTGATTGATAAGTTATTAAGGCCCATGGATGAAAAATTTGATCCAATAAGAGGTGGAGGGGTTTCTATACAACTAATGCCTGAATGTGGTAGATTACGTTATTGTTTATGGTTAAAAGACGATATATGGAAAAAGCAAGTTAGTTATTTTTTGAGGTTGTTAAAAAACATACAGAAAGAAAGAGAAATCAAAAGAGGTGAACAAAGTGCAAGATAAAAGAGACTTACAAAAGGATTTAGAAATATGTGAAGCGGCAACTCCAGGGCCATGGGAGGTAGGTGTGTATTATTTTCATGCTGGTGTTAATGATGGTACACATCCTAACTGGAATCCACCAAAGGAAATAAAAAAGGGGCAGTGTACTTTTTGTGCAAACAAGGATGCAGAACTTGTAAAAACATACAAAAATGAAAAAGGTGAAAGTTACCATATCCACAAGATTTATAACTACAACTGGCATATTATTGCTAGCGCAGCTACCTATGAAAAAATTATTGGTAATTACGATTATGATGAAGGTGGAGTATGTTCAACTCCTGAAGATGCAAAGTTTATTGCCGAAGCCCGTGAAGGGTGGCCACATGCAATAAAACGGGCATTGGAAGCAGAGACCGAGCTTGAAGTATATAGAGAGTTGTACAAAAAAGATATGGATGGTGCCTTTAAGAAAATAAACCAACTCCAAGCTGAAAACGCCAAACTGCGCGAGACACTGAAAAATGTAAGACAAGAAATTGGCATGATTAACACAGAACACGGAAGTTTAAATGCAAAATGCAAACTAAATGCACTTGACATTATAAGTCAAGCTCTAAACCCCAAACCCACCGCCTACATTACTGACGATGAAGACGATGGGAATCCAGATTAAAGGCGTAAACCTCAGTACCAATATGACAACGAATTTTTGAAGGAGGTGTATTGTATGGGTTTAGACACTTTTGCCGTGTTGCCGCAACGGGTTGGTACGGAGGAATATACTCCTGCACCTGATTGGCCTTTTGCTGGTATTGAACTCTGTGGTGGAATATTTAGTGGTGGCTCTGGTAGCTCCAGTTTTCGCGGGAAGGTGTATAATGACTACATTTCAGAGGTAACAGGCGTTTCACTATATCAAGAATATATCCCGCCCGCGCGTGTACGTGAGATGGCTTTAGCACTAGAAGTGGCTGTGCAGCGATATTCGGACGAAGGTTTTAAAGAGTTTGGTCTCACAGGTCGGGAAGAAGCGGAAGCGTTGGCTAGGTGGTTCAGGATAGCCGCCGAAAATGGCTATGCGCTGTACAACTGGTGGTAAAAGGCCAAAAATTTTTGGAGATCCCAATATAAATACTAGGTCGAGGAGGGATTTCGTGAATAAACCTCTGGTAGTAAATTTTTTTGCGGGGCCAGGAGCAGGAAAAACTACTCTAGCAGCCAGTGTATTTTCTGAGTTGAAATGGTGTGATATCAATTGTGAATTTGCTACTGAATTTGCAAAAGACTTAACTTGGGAGGAAAGATTTAATGCCTTAGAAAATCAATTTTATGTTTTTGGCAAACAATTTCATAGAATTAATAGATTAATTGATAAAGTAGATGTAATTATTACTGATAGTCCTTTGTTACTTTCTATAGTTTATAAACCTGAATGGATAAACGATTGCTTTGATAAGGTTGTATTAGATACTTTTAGTAGATTTAATAATCTAAACTTTTTCGTTGATAGAGTAAAACAATATAATCAAGAAGGAAGAATACAAACGGAAGAAGAAGCAAGAAAGATTGACAATGCTATTGAAACTTTGTTATTAAAAAATGATATACCGTATTATGCGATTGATGGGGAACGTTCTAGTGTTGATTTTGTTATAGCTAAGATATTTGGAAGACTAGGGAAGAATTTGAAAAACCAGAACAAAGGAGAGGAGTAATTTTGCCCAGGAAAGTTATTATTGATACTATTCCTATATTTCCTAGAACATTAGAAAAAGATCTTCAGGAAAATGAAGTAATTTGCGAGACTTGTAAAGGACTAGGTGTAATAGTAGACAATAACCCATACTACTTAAAAGAAGAAGGGTCTGATTTAAATAATCTCTTTCCTTATAAGAAACAGAGTATAAGGTTTTGTCCAGATTGTTATAACGGAGTAAGAAGAGTTTGCAAGTTTTGTGGTAAACCTGGAGATAGGGGATATATATATCCAGAAGATCATTGTGATTGTGAAGGAGCAAAAAAATTTCGGGCGCAAAAAGAATTGAAGTGTATTCTTGAAAGATATAAAAAGGCTAAAAAAATAACTTTACAAGATGCTATATATAATGGTATTGAGATGGTTTATATTGATAATACAGATAGTTTTGTCCCTATTGAACAACTTGAAGAAGAAGTAGAAGAAATTCTTCGAGATAATCCAAATAAAAATTTAAGAATTTATTCTACAATCAAGAGGTCATTATACCTTGATGCTAGAGAAATTCTTGAATCTGAAATTGAAAGCCAAGATCTGCATGATGAGGCTTATGAAAATATACCTGAAGATAAAATAGAGGAGCTACAATGTTTTTTAGATCAATGGCTAAAAGAAATTTCGGGGACAGAGACATACGAGCCAGACTTCAATACTGCAATTGTAATTCCAATTGGAATTAAAAAAGGAATAATTATAAACAAAACTAAAGAAGAGTTAATAGAGGAACTTAAGAAAATTAACGAAAGAAATCCCGATAGAATATGTAGATTATGGTTACTAAATCAAAATGTAATGTCTTCAATATCAAATAACTGTTTGAAGTGTAAAAAGCACGATGTAATTACTTTTGGTGGCAAAAATTTTCATATTTGCTATGATGATTTTACTGGTATAACTGTTGGTTGGCATGTAATTTATTTTGAAACAATTGATTTATGTATTGAGTGTGGTGGATTTGAAAGCAAGGAGGGGTCTTAATGAATTTTATTAAGAAGTGGTTGCTACTTCACATATATCATCGCAATGCAAAGGATTTGAACGATTATTCTGGTTTGACTGTCAGTGAAGCGATTGAACTAAAAAAGGAATACCAAAAAGAAGTTAACGTAGCAGAAGAAATGATCGATAAAATGGCTAAAGATGAATTTGTCTATGGTAGTAGCAAATGGAGCAATGAAATACTTGAGTTACTTGAGAAACATAAAAACAAGTATAAAACAAAAATAGCTGTGCTTGAAAAGTGTTTTGATTTAAATAGAATAAAATGCGGAAATAGGATTAATCCATAAATTGGAGGGTTTTATGAATGAAAACATATTCAATAGAATTAACATTAGAAGAGCTTAGACTATTAGATGGCAAGGTGTCAGAAGAAGCCCAAAAAGTTATTGATATAGCGAAAAAAGAAGGTTCATATGGGTTTGAATTGCCAGTCATGAATGAAATATTAAGAGAGGCCGAGGAAGAGGGAGAATTAACTTGGCGTTATGTGAAAATAAGGAGTTGTAGTTATTGTGATAAAAAACGTGATTGGCATAGATATACAAGAAATACCAAGTACCATAGAAAAGGGGAAATAAATTTCAACAAACCTAAGTATTATAACGGAATTAAATTTAACCCTGGTTTTATAAGAGTCGTAGGTTTCGGTGATATGTGTACTGATTGTCTTAAAAAATACAATGTTATAGAAAGGCTAATTGATTATATTCTAGATAACGATTTAAGGATACAAATACAGAAAAATGATTATAGACCTACAAGATATAAAAAAGATAAAATCAGAATTTGTTATAAATGTGGGAAAGAAATGCGCGAGTCCGAAATGGGCAAATTACCAACTTTAATGGGTGATGGTTATTATCCTGGTATTTGTCCACATTGTGGTGCTAGGTCTTTAATATTTGGCCCAAGTCATGAGGTTACTAATAAATTCGTTATGGTGAAAGTCGAATCAAATCAATAGAAAGATGGTGGTTGATATTTCTTCTAATAATCATAAGCTACTACAAAAATATGCTGTTTACTGGTTAAAAATGAGGATTAAGTGTGATATAGCAGTGCCTGAAAGTATGATAGGGGAAAGCGGTAGGATTGTTGATGCTTTAGGATTAAGGTTCAAAGATAAAAAAATTTATGTAATAGAAGTCAAGACTGATAGAAATGATTATCTGAGAGAATTTAGAGATGGCGGTAAATTCATTCAGTGGAATAGTAAACCTGAAATATATCGCGAACAATGGGGTCACATGAATTACTTAATGGTTCCAAAAGGGTTACTGAAAGATAGTGATAAAATTCCAGAAGGTTGGGGTGTTATAGAACTGGACTTAAATTCTAAATTTAATAAATACCCGTATGTGACTAAAAGATGTAAATATAATAAAGACTGTCAAATTGATTTTGATTTTCTATTTAAATGTCTAGCTAATAGACTTGCTTGGAAATATTACAATAGTTTTTGCAAAGATATAAGAGGATAAAGTTCTTTTAAAATTGGGAGGATAAAAATATGGGTATGTTTGATTATCTAATATCAAGAGGTAATGACGTGCAAGTAAAGTGTTTTTATCTTCCGATATATTCTAACGGCAAAGTTTGGCATAGCGGAGGATTGTTGAGAACATTTCATTCAGGTGACGAAGTTCCAATTAAAACTTTATATTATGAATATCCAAAGGATTTTATAGTTGTATTAGATCGAGAAATAGATAATTATGATTTAGCTTATTTCAAAGAAGGTATGTTTATTGATTTTTGTAATATAGAAAATATTCAAGATAGAATGATAATTAATAATAACATTTATAGTGAATTAGGCAGAAAACTTAAAATATATACTATTGAAGACTTAGAACGATATATCAGAGAAAGAAAAGAAGAGTGGGAAAAAGAGGATAGAAATTTCTTGAAATTTAATGCTAAATGGAATTATGACATACCTTTAAAATTCAGGCTAGGAGAATTATTTGAATGTTATTTTTATACAGTTAAACAAATAGAAATGAAAGATTCCTTTATGAATTGGGAAGAAGAATTAGATAAAATTGCTTCAGATATTATTAATTTTTATATAGATTTTCCACAAACTTACAATAACTTTATAGCAGAAAATAATTTGAAAGATTGGGGTGATCCTTTAAAAATGTTGAGGAGGTGATTAAGATAAGTGCCCTTTATTTTGCCCCGAAATAAAAATTGAACTGGGGTCTGAGTGTAAGGGTTATTGTTCTGAATTTGATTTAAAATGAAACTTTGTAAAAAATAATTTAGGAGGGTGATATGATGGTCTGCAAGCTGTGTCAAGAAAGAGGTAAAACTTGGGAGGGTGACGATCCTAAATGTGCCTTTGAAAGTGGGGTGTTTGACCCGCACAATTGGAACTGTGCTACTATGAATGCTCTTAGGGAAAAGGCAGAAGAATACGAATTGATGTATCGTGATGATATGGGAGCAGGAAGTATTGGAGTAATACCTTTTAAATTTGGCTATATTGTTGTAACTTGGTATAAGAATCGTGGCAGGACTGGAAATGCTCTTATTATGTATACAGACGAAAAAGAGAGACCTTTGACAGAAGGATTAGCTAGACTTGCCCTTGGTTATGATGTCAAGTGCAGCGATTGTAGGAAGAATAAAAATGGTAAGTGTATGGTATGGGGTCATGAAATAAAAGAAGGTCAAGATGATGCTTGTGAGTATGTTGTGTAGTTTAAAATTTTTGCGGGAGAATAATTAATTGTATGATGAGGAGGATTTTTACTATGAAAATGGAGATTACTAGAAATTCAATTAGAATTATACCTGAAGATGAACAAGATATAGCTTTTATTGAAGATACTCTCGGTCTTGTCAAAGAAGATGATTTTATTAATCTAAAACGTATTTCTCCTTTGGGGTTAGATGTTATTGCATATCTAGAAGCCAAAAAAGAGAAGAATTAATCTTCTATCCCCGCGAAAAATTTCGCGGGGATAGAAAGATAAAAGGAGGTTCATAATGTCCGATACAAAATGGATTACTGAAATAATCGTAGTTGATAACGTTGATAATCCTAAAATAAGAATACGTAAAAATAGTAATTCAACACCTCTCTTGACACTGTATGATATAGAAGTTACTGGTTGTTCTGGAGGTACAAATGGGTCTTTTACTATTTCAGGAAAATATCTTAAAAAGTTAGGAGAAACTTTGATAGATGCTTATTATTTATTTGAAATGGGCAATAATGAATATCGTGCGCGAGAAGAGAAAAAATAAAGGGTTTAAGGATATGTTTAATGATTTTTTAGGGGGGATAAAAAGTTTGATTGACTTATATTTATCAATATCACTTATATTCTTTGCAGGAGCTTTTAGTACATGGACTGTAGTTGATTTTACTAAAGGGCGAAAATTAACAGCACTGTTTGATTTGGGAATGGTATTGCTTAATTTGTATCTTGGACTTCAAAAAATTATAGCTTTAGTAAGAGGTATTGCAATTTGACCGATTGCAGTAGATAATACTTATGCATTAATAAAGTAAATTTGAATGACACCTATTGATGAAATAACTAATTTATTTGGAAAGGAAGATTATTCAATGTATGATGATGAATTATTTTGTTGGATAAAGGTGTTTATCTTAGTATTATTACTGCTCTTTATAATATGGCATGGCTTTAAAATTGAAATAGGGGATATATTTAGTTTTGAAATTTATCCGTTAAAAAGTTTTTTATAAAGGAGAAATTTTATGGAGGATGATTTAATGGAAAAATTAGTTAATATTAAGCAGACATTAGAATACCAAAGGGGATTTTATGATGGTTTTAACGAAGGATATAATAAAGCTCTTGAATGTTTACGGAGAGAATTAGAAAAAATAAATATTTGTAAAAAACAAGTAATTGAAATAAAGGGAGAATCTTATAGGGGGTTAAAATACGTTGAATGAATGGTTGAACGGTCTATTCGTAGGTATGTTAAGTATACTAGCAATAGTTCATTTCATTGAAGGCAAAAAGGGAATGGGTTTAATTTGTTTGGCGGGAGCAATATCTATGATTATTAACGGGATAATTAACGGATTAGTATTTTGTGACTAGAAAAGAAGTTCTAATAGCAGAGGTGTTAAAAAATGGATAACTTGTCTATATTTCAATTATTTTTAGCAGGGACTTGTTTTGGGTTGTCTGTTTGGAGTTTTGCTGATGGGAAAAATGAGGAAGGTATTTTATTGCTTGCAGCAACAATTTTTAACATAACATGTGCTTTATGAGGGAGTGGTATTCTATGACTAAAGAAGAAATTATGAAGCTCGAAGGTAAAGAACTTGATATATTGGTAGCGAAAGAAGTGTTAGAGTATTACGTGGACGATAATAATTATGTATTTGACGAGTACGGATGTCGTGATCCGTTTGAACCATCTAGGGATATGGAAACAGCGTTGGAAGTAATAGAAAAAATGGATAGTGAGGGCTGGAAGATAGCTATATATAATCAATACAGCTACGGTTTAGATCCAGATAGACCTTTTAAATATGGAGTACTTTTTGAAAAACATTATAAGGGCGAAATGGGATATGGGCCAACTATACCGCTTGCAGTATGTCGTGCTGCTCTGATTGTAGTTCAGCCTGAGTTTACTAAAGATATATTTAAAGAATTAACAAAGCCTTATGTGTGGGGTTCAAGAGAGAGTTTTTAATAGGAGTGGCGTTTTATGACTAAAAAAGAAATTCTAATAGTGGAGTGTTAAAAGTGATTAAGTTCTTAGAAGGAATATTAGTAGGGATGGCAATAATTATTGTTATTTTAGATTGTACAGATAGCAAGTTAGCTATGGGTAGCAAGTTAGCTATAGGAAGTGTAGTATTTATTGTAATGCTTGTTATGCTTGTAACTTTGATTTTGCATGGAGGTGATATGCCATAACTAAAGAAGAAATCTTAAAGCTTAAAGGTAGAGAACTTGATGTTGCAGTTGCTAAACATGTGTTTGGATATGAGGTTGTAGAAGTTGAAGTAATAGAAGGATATGAATGGGGAACTGGTAAAACTATAAAACTTAAAGTACCAGTAATTAAAGAAGAAGGTATAACTGCTTATATAGACAGTTTTGATGACTACAGCGTTAAATTGAATGTTGTACCACGTTATTCAACTGATATAGTAGCAGCATGGGAAGTAGTAGAAAAAATTAAAGATCCAGAAGCAGCATTTTCTTTAACATATTGTGCAGTTAATAAATGGATGGCTGCTTTTGGTATGGCATGTGTAGCAGGTTGTGATTTAGCATCAACCGCAATATGCCACGCCGCCTTGCTTGCGGTAATGGGAGGGGAAGATAAGTGATTTCGCAAGAATCTGTTGAAAAAAGGATTAGAGAATTTGAGGCTAAGAATACTAAGTTGCATGAAGTAAATGAGCAGTTAGAACATTTGTTGTGTATGGTGGCCGTCTTGTTAAGAAGATGTTATTTATATCGGGGGTACGATCATGGCCCTGCACGAGAACCTGCTGTACGCAAGATACTGGAACAAGTAGATGATTTTACAAATGGGAGATATAACGCTTATGTTGCTAAAGATAAAGATACCATGAGAAAGTTAAATACTATCTTTTAGTGTTTAAATTAGGAGGAGGTTAAAAGTGATTTCCTTAGAGCTTGCTAAGAAATTGAAGGAAGCTGGATTACAGTGGGAACCAAAAGAAGGTGATTATTACTGTTACCCTGCTGGCGAATTTTCAGGTGTGTTCATATTTCAAAAGGAAGCAAATGATACGATTATTAATGAACTTACACAGAAATTCTTGGATCGTCGAATGTGGTTACCTCGCCTCGACCAACTCCTGGCCGAGATTGAGAAACGAGGGTATGAGTGGAGCTTGCATAAATTAGGTACCATATACGGTATTGAATTATGTAAAAGTGGTAATATGTTTTTACGTTATGCAAGATTAGCTGACACATCCAAAGACGCAGCAGGGAAAGCCCTGCTGTGGATACTTGAAAAAGAAAAAGAAGAAAAGAATGGGGGTTAATTATGACTAAAGTATGGGGGTCAATGCTGTATCGTTGCGAAAGCTGTGGGTACGAAGAAAGAATGTATTTAGAGGTGGGTGTAGAAGGGCCGCTTGGAAAAAAGAAAATGCCTTGCCCCTTCTGTATTACATGTCCAAAATGCGAATCTTTGAATATGATTCATGTAGACTGGGACAAAGATGAGTCTTTTGAAGCGAGAGAATTAAAGAATGGAGAAAGTTACTTTAAACTGGATGAGGAATATGGTTGTGGGAGACCAGTTTATAAAGATGTGTAAATATACTGTGCAGTATTGGGATTACGTAAGGAGGTTTGGTTTATGTATTTTATTGAAGATCCCGAAAAATTGATTGGCAAAACAATTAAGTATGTTCATATGAAATGGTTTTCAGAATATATAGTTCTTGGTACGGATGATGGTGGTATTATGATTTTCCAACAATTCTTTGATGATGTAAATTCTGAAATTGATATATATAGAGGTTATGAAGTAGAAAATATTTTACTTGTTAGAAATGAAATTACTGATGGTCTAATTAAAGCTGGAGTTATAACAGAAAAGGAAATTACAGAGCTTCGTGAGAGAAGAGAGAAACAAAGACGAGAAAGAGAACGCAAAGCTAAAGAAATGCAAGAAAAACGCGAGTATGAAACTTATCTTAGGCTTAAACAAAAATTTGAGGGGGATAAGAAATGAGGAGAAGACGATGGGAGGTTATTTTCTTTCCATATCCGTATTGGCATTTTCACATACTTAAAAGATATGGAAAGTATAAACATTTCCTTACCGAAACTTGGTTAGGCCCAATATGTATACGAGTTTGGTCTGACCCGAAAGCTGCACATACAAAACCATTTCGTAAAGCACATATATTGTTTTAGTAATTGATGGAGGGTTGATTTATGGAATCATTAGATTGGAAATGTCCGAAATGTGGTAAAGAGTTTTAGGGTGAACTATGTGGAGTGGGAATATGGAAAGGGGGTGTAAGTATTGAGAACTCTTGAATTCCGAATTTGGGACAAAGAAAAACAAAAAATGTATGAGCCTTGGAATTATCCTGAACCAGTCAGTGGTAGACTCATGGAGATGGACATGGAAGGGTTATTTATAAGTATTGCAGATGGTTCGCTTGCTTTATTGGATGAGTGCGGTAATTATGAATGGGTGGATGATAGACGATTTATAAAAATGCAATTTATTGGCTTACGTGACAAAAATGGCAAGAAGGTATATGAAGGAGATATTGTTAGATATATCACTATGAATGTTTATTACACTGGAGTCGTGTTTTATAACGAAAAGCAAGCGAGATTTGAAATTAAGCCTTTGTTGAATCATAAAGTCAGAACCACATTTGCAACACATGGTGACTATGGAGATAATCTTCCATTAAGTGAATTTGATATGGAAAATACTGAAATAATAGGTAACATTTATAAGAATCCTGAACTGGTGGGGGGTCAATTATGTTAGAAAATTTTATAGAAATGTATGCCAGTATAAAGGCACAGGAAATTGAAGAATGGTTAAGGGAAGCGTTGAAACCTTATTTTGGCGATGCAGTTGAAAAACCAGAAAAATATAAAGAAGAGATACAGCCAAGATTCGAAAATAAGGAGTTTGAGTTTATATTAGATATACATGATGCATGTTATATTCTTAAAAAGGATGGAAATGTTATATCTAAGTTTAACTTGCTTCCTAGAGTAACATCGCGTTAAATGTTTATTCTGCAATAAATTAAAAATGGGGGGTATGAATATGGGAGCGGATGGACATATTGAAATTTATGATTGGACAAAAACAGTAAAAAAGTTCCCTGAACTTGAAAAAAACGATAAATTGAGATTCCTAGTTCAGGGATCTGCTTATATATATAAAAACCCAGTTGGTGAAGGTGAGTGGCTTGTTGGTTATTGGGGCGATAACCTTATACATCCAACTTTTCCTGGATATGAAAGTTGGTGGGCAGAAGAATATGCTCAAGACTTTCAAGATTTAAATGACAAGGCAATAGAAATAGTTTTGTGGATGCGGTCAGAAGCTGTAATTGTGGAGGATTGGGAAGTTTGGACTTGATTTCTATTTGTAAATGAGTTTGTCGCAAAAATTATGAAGATAAAATATGATTCTAAAGAAGTTTTTGCTAAAGAAATAGCAGAGGGTTTTAAAATGTGACGAAGGGGGGGGAGCAGGTTGAAAAGAATCATTGAGTGGAATGAGGATGGTTATCCAACTAAAAGTTCTTTAGAATGCTTAAGAAAAGAAGTGAAATCAAAGAATTATAAGAGAGCAATTGAGGCTTTTTATGCGGCCTTGAGAGAGAACTATTACCACCCTGATTACTGTGGGCATGAACGTGTAGAAGTACGCGGTGAGGTTGTCGATGTGTGGGCATATCATACTGGTGGTTGGTCTGGTAACGAGGATATTATAGCGGTTTTACAGGAATCGTGGCTGTTTGACTGGTTGCTTGAGCGTTACGATTGGGGTGGGCATTACTACTTTCGACCCATAGAGCAGGTGTTGACGCTCAATCAAGATACGTATTCCAAAGAAAATATGGAGGGTTGATTGTGGAAACAAAATATAGTTCTAAAGAAGCTTTTGCTAAAGAAATAGCAAATGACTTTAAAAGATGGTGGAAGTACGATACTTTGGCACAAGATTTATTTCATGAGGCTAGAAGACTGAACAATGAAGCTAAAAGGTTAAATGACGAAGCTAAAAAGTTAGACAATAAAGCTAAAGAGTTAAGTAATGAAATTGAAGATAAAATAATTGATTTTACTAAGAAGTTTGGTGATTCTCGTTACTATACTCGAATATGGAATACTGCCATAGCACAAACTTGTTTTGATAGTGGTAAACCTGAGATAGAAATGTATAATATACTTATGTATCCTGAAAGGTATAGGGAGGCTTGATAAGCGAAAATCTTATAGTTTGTGTAATATAGCACCATACTAAATATATGTCTTATAAAGTTGCGAAGTTTGTGTAAAATACGTAATAGAAAGGAGAATTAAAATGGAATGGTGGAATGATGGAGGGCCTTGTGATTTCTGTTGTATACCTAAATCTGAATGTCCTGGTGTTTCAAAATGCGGGGTTTTAATTGGAATTAAAAAAGACATTATTAAATTTAATGAATATGCCGAAAGACATAATGGCATAAAGATAAGTCTTGAGGGTAGAGATGATTAATTACACATTTTAAAGATTATGTGAAATAATGGAGGTTTTACTTATGTGTAATTGTGCGGAAAAGCTAGCAAGACAACTATCAGAGGATAATTATAAGAATGGCAGGAATGCTTTTGTAAGACTTAGATTTGCTATTGAGGCATATATTAGACCTTTTGTAATTGCAAAAAAGAAATGGTATGAAAGTACAAAAGAGTTGCGGTTGTCAAAACGCGGAGAAACTAAATATATACGTTTTAAATATTGTCCTATATGTGGAAAGAGATTACCCAAAGATTATAATCCTTTTGTTCATTCTGAATATTAAGTTTATATCACATTCCAAAGATAAAGTGCAGAAAGGGGATTGATTATGAAAGTCTACAAGATTTCCCACGCTGATATGGGTAGTGGTTATGTTACCCCTAATTACCAGGATTTTAAAGTAGAATTAGAGATTGAATTAGACGAATACTCTTTGGAAGCGGGTTACACAAGAGAAGATATTGACCCTTTTATAGAATCTTTGGCAAAACTTAAAGTAGGCGAGGGTGCAAGTTTGGGGCCTTGGGATATATCGTGTTTAGAAATATCAGAAGAAGAGTTTAATCAGTTACCCGAATTTCCAGGATGGTAATGTATATCTCAAAGAAAACATGGAGGGTTGAGAATGATACATCAATCGAGAGAAGAATGGCTTACCGAAGGTAAAAATAAATTCGGTGATAATTTCTTAAACTGGAAGTTTAAGTGTCCTAGATGTGGTAGAATTAATTCGGTTAAGGAATTTAAAGATGCAGGAGCAGATAGGCCCGATAGGGCGGCAACTAACTGCATAGGTAGGTACGATAGAAACAAAGGCTGCGACTGGGCAGCTTACGGATTACTTGGAACACTAGGAAAGGGGCGAATAGTAACACTTAATAATGGCGAAGAGGTAGAAGTATTCGATTTTGCATAGCTACACATTCCAGAGAAAATGCGTAGGTGGTTAGAATGAATAAAGACTATATTTTTGATAATGGCAAAATAAGAAACTGTACTTCTAACATTGCTAAAATGAATGTTTTAGAATATGTATTCTTTGATGTTAAAAATGGTTTTTTTAAATATGCTTTACAGGATATTATAGAACAGTTTCTAGAAGGTTTTAAGGGTCTTATGTTACTACTTTGTGCAATTTTCAATGTAATGCTAGTTGTATTTTTTCCAGTAACATTGTGGATAAGAGCTATCCTGGCAATAAAAAATGCACGAAAAGAAATTGAAAAATACAACTTTAAATAAACTGCACATTTCAGAGAAAACATGTATTATGTTTAGAATACAAAGGAGGGGACACCAATAAAAGTATATAAGGTTAAGAATTGTAGTCCAAAAGACTCTATTTATGAAATAGTTGAAGTGAAAGTTGAAAGGTTGGAATATCCACTTAAAGATAGCGAGGGAGATACCATTTACCAAAATACCCATTTTACAACGAAGGAAGAAGCGTACAACAAAGCAATATCACTATGTGATTCGGCAATAGAATGTTTGGCTAGGGATTTAAAACATTATCAGAAAAGAATAGAGAAGCTTAAATCTCTTATAGCAAAGTATGCGATAGCCAAAAACAGTTTAATGGATAAGAAACGCTGGGATTAGTTATATATTCCAAAAAATACAAAGGAGGGACTAAATTGCAGAAGTTAACAAAAACCGATGAGTATGCTTTAGCAGTAGCAGATAGCATTTTATCCTTATTTAAAGATGAAGAAGATGGTGGTAATCCAATATATCACTACAAACTTGATGAAATTGATGCAACCAAATTTTTTACTGGCATGGTTAAAGGTTGTGGTTATGTATATAATAGACTTACTGGAGATAACAAGAATTTCTTGGAGTTTACTTATCTGTGCAATCAGTTGATAGTTCAGGATATACTAGAAGACAAAAAGGATTAATCAAAGACATATAATGCTCAATCCACCTCTTTAAGCTAGAGGATAGTTGTAGAGGGAGGCAAATTATGAAGGTTTTAATTTGTGGGGATAGAAACTGGAATAATTATGATTCCATCCTTAGAGTAGTAAAAAGATTAAAAAAGAAGTACAAAGAAGTTACAATAATAGAAGGAGAGTGTAGAGGTGCTGATAAAATGGCAAAGAGAGCTGCCATTGAATGTGGTTTGCCATATGTAGGTTATCCTGCAAAGTGGGATAAATACGGCAAGAAAGCGGGGCCAGTTAGAAATCAACAAATGTTAGATTGTGAGAACCCTGATATGGTTATTGCATTTCATAAAAACATTGCAAAAAGTAAAGGGACAAAGGATATGATCAACCGCGCTAAAAAGGCTGGAATTAAAACTTATATAATAACTGAGTAGTTCAGGAAGTGAAAATGGAGGGTTACTACATTGTTGAATACATTTCCAGAAGAGATTAAGTCTTTTGTTCGGCGGTTAGTAAAAGAAAAAGAAACTCAAAAAGTTTACGTATTTAAAAGATATGATATTACTTATGTATGGGTAGTTGTTGATAAGGCAGAAATCGACTTAGAAAGAAAATATTCAGGAATCTTTTTCTCTATGCTAGAAAAGTATCCATCACTCAATTGCGATTTCTTGGTTTTTGGAAGGAATGAAATAGAACATGTTGTTATTCCTGAGAATGCAGTAGTTGTACACAGTAAATAAAAATTTCGCGGGAGAAGAAAAGTAAAAAAATCTAGCCTGAATAAGGATGGTGATTAGAATATCTAATAAATATATGATAGTCGAAGTTAAGAGAGGAGAAAAGTGGGTTAGAATAGACTTTAAAGATTTAAAAAAGGGTGATATTTTTAGGATGTTTGATCCAGATACAGGGGAACCTCATATAGATGATAAAGGAAGAACTCAATGGGAAGTTATCAGTGAGCCTTATATTACTGAGAAAGGTATTTATGCGGTAAATGTAAAGGATTAACTTTACCGCCGAAAAATTTTGGCGGAAGGAGAATTAGAAAGGAAAAAAATAGGAGGCATTAAATTGACAGATTTACGCATAAACAATAAAATCAATGTAGGAGAAATAATTATATTAGAAGACGGCAGAAAATTGTTAACCCTTGAAGATGATCCATTAGAAAGATATCCTTGTTGTTTAATGGATATAGAGACAAAAAAAATTATAGCTCGTTATACAGACTTTGATGTTATAAGCTATGAAAAGTATATATATGATGAAGAAGGAAAAGAACTAAAGATTGTTGAAGTTATCCCTGCTGAAAAAGTTAAAATTAGTTTTGAGTAATTTTATATGTTGACCTCTAGTTAATTCTAGAGGTCTTTTTTTTGTTTTGCGCCCAAAATTTTCGCGGGAAAAGAAAAAAAACTAGCATAATTACTAAACTTGATGTTTACATATATAGTGAATGTGATATAATACATAATAAAACACAAAGGAATGATAATAAAAATGCCCGTAGGGAAAAAAAGACCAAAAGTTATTATTACTCCTTATAACCTTTTAGATAGAAAAGGTAAGAGAGAGTATGCAAAACCAGGGAGGTTGAAAGTTATGATTGAATTACTTGAGAAATATGATTCAAGAGAGAAGATCGAGGAATTACCTTATGAGGAAGCTCAACAAGCTCTTTTGCAGCTCAGACGAAATTACTCTAATAAAGAAATCATGGAAAGATGGAAGATGTCCAGTGCTACATTTCAAAGATTCTGCGACAAATACAAAGTCCAAAAAGTTGGGGGTCACAGGCCCAAGGTCTGGATAGGCGAAAAAGATAAGAGACCAGAATCAACAAGAACACAAAAAATTTCGCGGGAAGAAAAACAGGAAATCAGGGCTACTGAAGTTCAACCTATCAAACCTCAAGGATTTAATATTATATTCAACGGCGAATACAAAGGAGAAGACATATCTAATAAACTATTAGCTCTATCCGAATTCATTAAAAATGAAAATAAATACACGATAGAATTAAGCATTAAAGAAAATCTAGAGGACAATGAGTAATAAATATACATTTTTTATGCATATTCATACAGAAAATACGGAAAAGTAATTTTATAATTGCATAATTATACAGTAATCCCCGCATTGGGGATTTTTTTTATGTCCAAAATGAGCGATTTAGAGAGATTAGCTCTTGAATGCTGTGTGAGATGGTTGGGGGTGTAAAAGCAAGATATTAAGAGAAAATCAAAGAAAGGTTGGTGTAATGTTTTGTGGGAAGAAATGGTAGGGATTGGGAGATGGGGGCGGAGTTATGTCGGGAGGTGCGACGGTTCCCCATAGTGCTTGTTGCGCTTGAGCTTTCAAAATACCCCCCTGGTGAGTGTCACATAATCTGGGATTATACGACAGAAAAACGTCTATGCCTTGGGGCTGTAGGGCTGAGAGGATTTTTGGAAGGAAATGGCAAATGTATGTTCATCATACCTTGTCAACTACAATTATTAAGATTATATTAAAAATTACTCACAATCCCAAAAACACTTGATATTACTGCATTTATAGCACTTTTGCCAACTTATGGCATTATTTTTCCTTCATTATATAGCAAAAAAATAAAGCTTATAAATGACATACATATAAAACAAGTATGTTATAATGCACTCGAAACTAAAATTTATTGGGAGGTTGATATTATGCAAAAAAATATTGCTAGCATGAGCAAAAAAGAATTATTAGACTTGGTAGTTCAATTATTAGAAGAGAGAGGAGGGAAAAAGCTTTCTAAAGAAGCAATAATCAAAAAGCTTGAATCGGGGAAATATCCTATACAAGTAAAAAAGATTGTAGTTGTTGATCGTACTAATAAATTAGGCCAATTAGTTGCAGTATTAGATGGAGAGAATAAACTTCGTTTTTATGTAACAAATCCATCTAATGGTAGTTTGAAAGCATATAAATATATCGAAGCAAGCGAATGGCAAGAAGTATCAAGACTTGTAAATCAATTGCTGAAATAGTTTTATAGCACCAAGAGGAAGGATTTTTTCCTTCCTCTTTTTTTTGCCCACTAAAGGAAATTTTTTCCTTTTTTTGGCTCAAATAGTCAAAGTTAGTCAAAGGAAAAGACCAGATAAAAATTAGGATATATATAGCCATTACATAGATATATTTTGCTGGAAATATCCCTGAAAAAATTTTAAAAGTGATTTTTTATTTTTTATTTTTTTTCTATATCATACCTTTTCGCGAATATATTTATAAATCAGCTTGATAGTTTTTATTTTTTCTTCCCGCGAAAATTTTTGGTGGATTATATGAGCGCATATGTGCCTTATATGTATTATGCGCGTGTATATCGGTCGGCATTTTTTTATATAAGCTCATATAATAGTTTTTGGCAGAACTTGCCAGATTGGTCAAGGTTAGTCAAAGCAAAACGCCGAATCCCTTGTGGCTCTAGGGATAGCAATTTTAACAAAAATTTAACATTGGCTTGGCAGGAATTTTTTCGGGCGATGTGGAATATACTTGACACAAGCGAAAATTCAAAATTCAAGCAAAATAAAAAAATGGAGGTAGATATTTATGAAAAGAATTATGAAGAAGGTACAAAAAGTATTAGAGATTGATGGAGTTCAATTAAGTAAAAATGCTTTAATGCAATGCTGTTTAGACTTAAAAGCTCAATATAATAACGACTTAAGACGCATAACGAATAAAAGAATTCGTAGAACATACCTTAAGTATATACAATTAAAAACAAAAAGAGATATGTATAATGCTGAACGAGAATCTGCAAAACTAGATAAACTAATAAACGATGTAGCACTCGATAACTTAACGGTAAGGCAAACATTAGCAACAATGAACATAAAAGAGGATTGGAAGAAGCAACAAGTAAGGTGGTTCTTTAACAATATGACCACTATAAACAGAATAATTAATGGCATTATTGAAGCAACAAGTATTCGCAGAGTTAGACGTGATAAAGAACTTTTAAGGAACCAAATAGATGAGAGTCTTATCACTAACGAAGACGTCATATCATACGTTAAGGAACAATTTATAAGCAAGAGAATCCCTCAAAACAAATACATTGGTCGTATCAGGAGTTATGCAAAATATGCAGTACAAAGAGCTTTTGAAGAATACTTTAAAAGAGCTCTCGAAAGTGTATCGTTAATGCAAGAAAGACTTGGAGAAGAAGAAGTCCCAGGAGACGTATATCATAAGATGTTAACAAGAGACCTAGAATATGACGAAACAAGAGAAACAGTAGGAGAATTCTTCAGTATTCTTAGTACGGAACAGCGCAATATATTAGCTTGGTTAATGCAGGGGTTAACGCAAAGGGATATAGCTAAAAAACTAGGAATAGGATTAGATGCAATAGCTGAAGAAATAAACAAGATAAGGTTATTTGCAAAACATTTAGGAGTGTTTGACAAAAAGCTTATAGCAAGGTATGTAGAATAAATGGAATATACATAGAACTAAAATAAACCCAGTATGGCGTTATTGGCTATACTGGGTTTTTTATTTTTACCCGCCGAAATTTTTTTTATTGGCTTATATAAGCTTATATGAGCTTATATATATCGTATTGGCGCATATAAGCATAAATGAGCTTGTATGAGTGCCAAGTGGCTGGAAAAAAGTCCCAAAAATCCCGCAATCCCTTGTGGCTGTTGGTTTTTAGCCGACGGGCTGGTTGGAAGGGTGAAGGCAGGTTGAAATACACCTGTCAACCAAATTTATTTTAGTTTATTTGAGGAGGTTGATTTTTTTATGGCAAAAAAAGCGAAGGTAAAAGAGGTAAATTTAGAAAGCATTCTTGCTAGACTTGAAACTCTTGAACAACAGAATAAAGAATATCAAGTATTACTAAAACAAAAAGAACAAGAAATTACTGCTCTAAAGAAAGCGAGTAGTGATAATCCTCTGGAAATTGCAGAAGCGAATCTTAAAACAATTATTGCTAATACTAATAGGGCAATTGACGGTAATATATTAAATGCGATTAAAAGGGATGGAAGAAATAGTTATCTTGTTTCTCTGGTTTGCAAAAAAGATGATAATAGCGAATTTATTACTGTAAAGGCATTTACAACAAATAGTAACGGAGTTCGCGTATTTGGTGTATCACAATTTTCTAGGAATGAGATTAAGGAATTATTTGGACAACTGATGTAATTGAGTACCCTTTTTATGCAGGGTTTAACCCTGCGTTATACTCACGGTATTAATTATATCGTGAGTATAATGGAGGGTTAAACCTCCATAAAACAACCCGTCGCAAAGGGGGATAAGACGGGTCGATTCCAGTATCAAGGCTGGAATCGGTGGCGACCACCTTGTAGAGGGGTTAAAGCTAAGTTTCCCTCGCGTTTTTAAAGAAGTATATCGGTTTGGATTTTTATTTTATTTTTGCTTGTAAAAATTTTATATAAGGAGTGACATAGAAATATGAAGGATACTACCAAAGATATAGTAGAGGAGATATTACGTGAAAAAAAAATCGAGAGAATGGACGCTCTTATTGCTTTATTAGAACTAGCCGAGGCAGGTGTAGAGATATTAATAAAAGAAGAAATAAACTTTGAGTATGTAATGGGCCTAAAAAGGGTTAAGTTGGAAATTAGGAGAGCAGTGTCTATGTTAGACCAATATGCACTTAGGATTATATGTGAGTAATATGTCGGTCTGGGTTTTTAAATTATTTTTCGCGCAAAAATTTTTAGGGGGTAGATCTTATGCCAAGAATTATTATCAAAGACGCAAACGGCAAAGTTTTGCAAGAAAGACTTGTTTTTACACTAGAAAGCGAAAAGATAGAAAAAATTAGACAAGCAGATGTTCTTATTGCATTATTAAAAGCTGTCAATACTGGCCTAAATGCATTAATAGAAAAAGAAAAAGATATTACAGATATAGTAGGCTTGGGAATGATCCAGCTAGGAGTTAAAAAAGCTATATCTGCGTTAGACTGTTATGTTTCTGGCATGAATAAATGAAAACATTTTTACAGGAGGTTGTTTAAAGTGAAAATTAAAATATACGTTGTTAATCTTGCTTCGTACAATAGAGGTGAACTTAGAGGAAAATGGTTGACACTCCCCAAGGAAAGCAATGCTGAACTATGGGGAGAAATAAGCGAAATATTAGGCAACTTAGATGAAGAAATAGCAATTCATGATTATGAGGCACCATTTGAGATAAATGAATATGAAAATATAGAAGAACTAAACGAGAGAATAAAGGAATTAGAGGATGTAGACGAAGATGAAGAAATAATCGAGGCAATCATTAATGAATTACTGGGAGATAGGTATGATTGGGATACTATTATTCGCATTTTAAAAGACCATGAATATGTAGTGGTCGAAGATGTATATACCTATCAAGATTTAGCCACAAAATGTCCTGAAGAATATTTACCCGTCCAGATTCCAGAAGATTTCCCATACATAGACTGGGAAGCTCTCGGAAGGGATATGGTATTAGGATACGGTTGGCGGATTATAGAAGGTAAAGGACTTGCAATTAATATTTTGGAATAGGAGGGATATTATGAATATAAAAAAGAAAATTCATGAGGAGTTTAATTGGGAAAAAATAGTTCAATTAGTAGATAGTCAACCTCCAGAGAAAGACATGGATGGTAATTATATAAAAATAATATATCTAGGTTCTGTTTTTAATATCATGCCTAGCGGAAAATATTATATGCCTTGGGCATGTAGTAATGTTACAGAAGAAGAAATGTGGGAAGATCAACAATATATGGAAGCACTAGAGGATGTTGCAAGTGAATATGGTTTATTTATCACTGCTAGTGAGGGAGACCCAACCGATTTATTGATAGGTAAAGTGGTTGATATTGAGAATGATGGGGAAGCTGCATAGCTTCCCTTACATATTTGCTTTATAGTATATCGGTCTGCATTTTTGTTTATTTTTTGCCCGCGAAAATTTTTTGAAGGAGGTATTTTTATGACACAAGCTTTTAGTTTTTTATCCCAAGGAGAAAAGGAGAAAGTTTTAGATTTAGTCGATAAATATTTGCCTTGTAGTTATATTGGAGAATATAATGGTGAGCCTTTTTTGTTGGTTAGAGAAGGTTGGAATGAAGTTGACGCATTTAGTGAATCTTTAGGGGTATTAGATAAAGAAGATATTGAGGACATTAATGATTTAATTGAATGGGGATTTAGTGATGAGTATGATATTTGTTTTGAGTGTGGTAAAATAATCCGCATAAGTCCTGATAGCTATTCGTGGCTACCAGATTATTTTTATTTTGAAGGTGACTTAATTTGTGGAGACTGCATAAGAGAACATTTTGTTGAAGAATATATTGAGCACTTAATTAATAATCCCAAAGTAGCAAATACAATTCTATCTAAAGAACATCTAGAAAAAGAAGGTTTTAGTCGTTTAGGAAGAGTATATGAGACTGGATGGTACCCAGGTCAAAATGATAATCCTCACGAAGTCTTAGTAAGATTTAAAAATGAATATAAAGAAATTATTTTTGATATAGTTTCAGCAGGGCAATTTGATATGGCATGGTGTGTATGGGTAAGAAATTAAAAAAAGCAAAATTTTCTGAGTATATCGGTTTGGTTTCCAATTTTTGCTTTTCCCGCGAAAATTTTTATAGGGTTACTAATGCGAAAGGAGAATAATAATGCTTACCGAAATTTGGAGAATTGATTCACAAGGAAATATAGAGCTTGTCGCTGGTTATGTTTTACCACCCAAACAAGCATTAATTGCTTTTAAAGAACAACAAAGAAAAAATTTTAATACTTGGACATATTCGGCAGATAATAAAGATATAAAACAAATAGAAAACGGTGAATTTGCTTACTTTGAGGGAGATGTTTCTTACTTTACCAAAACAAAAACTTTATCTCCTTAAGAGAAAGGAGGGCTTTAATGAAAAAACATTTTTACAAACATTTAGATAAACAGCAACATAACAATATACTTATTGAACTAAATAAGGAGGGTGATTAAGGTGAATGAGATATATGTTGTAGTAGCACTGTATGGGGGTGTAGTTTGCAATACTTGGGTTTTTAATAATAGATCAGATGCCATTAAACATGCTGAATCACTATCTAAAGATGATACTCCAGAAGAGGGAGACATAGTTGTTGAAGTTCCAGCACATAGTCCAGACGAAGACAGTATTCGTATCTGGACGTGGCATCCTTTTGATAATGGATAATGGGAGGAGGGATATTATATTGTCCAATTTTAAATTTAGAGAAACTTTTACTACTCCTTATTCTCAGTACGCAGATAGAGAAGGGCAACCTTTTGCAGTAATCCGTCAGTTAAGTGATAAAAAACGCGATCCTGAAGTTGGAGTATTGTATCTTATAAGGTTTGAAGATGGTACTGAAATTCATGCTTGGCCTGAAGAAGTTTTAGAAGAAAAGGAGTGATTTAATGCTTACCAAAGAAATCCCTAAGATGGATATAAAAGAAGCATTAGAAATAGCAGAAAAAGTAAAGGAAATATATCCGCCAATTAATATTATTGTGTTATGTAGAGCTATTATTACACTACATCTAGAAGGCTATATGGAAGAGGCAGGAAATGTAATTTGGTGGATGAATGAAGTGTATGGAATTAATCCGTTTGATAACTGATAGTATTTCGGTTTGGTTTTTAATTTTATTTCCCCCGCGAAAATTTTCGCGGGGGAAATACATAACAAAATAAATTAAAGGAGTTGATTTTTATGTCAATGATTTTTGTTACTAAAATGGATGAAAGAGTTGTACAGTATGCTGAAAATGAAAAAGCGAGATTAGCAATTATGATTGAGGAATATCCTAGAAATCCAAGAGAATGGGATAATCTTGGAACTATGATTTGTTGGCATTCTAGATATAGCTTGGGAGACGAACATAATTATAAAACCCCGCAGGACTTTTATTTTGCAATGGCAGAAGAAATTATGGGAGATACAAGAAAGGTAGAAGAAATGACTGAAGAAGAAATCAAGGATTTTGTTCTTGAAAGTGATGAATTAGTAATTCTTCCTCTTTATCTTTATGACCATAGCGGAATAACAATGAATACAACAGGTTTCAGTTGTCCTTGGGATAGTGGGCAGGTTGGCTGGATATATGCCCTTAAAAAATGGTTTAGAGATGCAACAGGATATACTGAAGCTGAACTATTTAGTAAAGATAGACACAGGATACCAGAAGTTGGTGAACATGTTAGGGTAAAAGGACATGAGAATAAAGGAATTGACGGATTTGGCAAAGTAACAATGTTAGATAAACAACAGTCTCAAGTAATAGTTGATTTTGATTACCACAAAATTTCTAGCCATAAAAACCCCAAAAACATAGTAAAAGTTTCCTTGGACGATATTATAGAAGTAATGGCAAATTGTGCGGAAGAAATATTACAAAATGAAGTAGAGGTTTATGATTGTTACTTACGTGGAGATGTTTATGGTTTTGTATTAGAGGACTTAGAAGGAAATCTTATTGATTCCTGTTTTGGTTTTTATGGAAGAGATTTTGAGAAGAATGGGATGAAAGAACAAATTCCAGAAGAATATCATGATCTCTTTGATAACTTAAAACCTGTTTAAAGTGAATGTTAATAGAAAGGGGGATATATTAAGTGACTACTAAGATTAAAGTTGATGCCTTTACTGTTAGAGAACAAGTAATTGAAGCTGTAAAGCATTTACCCTCGGATGCTTTAGAAGAACTTATATCAACCCAGTTAGGGTTCAATGCTAAATATCTTGTCGATGAAGAAGTTTACGAAATTGAAGGGGAAGAGGGGGATCTTGAGATGTTTTTTGGTAATGACATATTTGAAAGAGCAACGTAAGTAGATGTATATTAATTTAAATAATTTAAGAAGGGAGGTGATTAATAATGAGATGTTCTGAGTGTGGTGGCAAGATCTATGTTTATGAGCCAGTATACCTTAGATATAGAGTAAAAGAAAATGGGGTTATTAATTGGTCAAGCCCTGAAATAAGTGAGGATTATTTAAGTGATATGATTCTCGCTGAGTGTAATAATTGTGGAACGCGGTATGAAATCAGTAAGAATAGAAAGCATGTAGAAAAGAAGAAAAAACAAGAATAAAGCGTCTTAAGTATAGAGAGGATGAAGTAAAATGAATAAAGTAAACATGGGAACTTTTGTACTTAGAGAAAATCCCAAGGGAAGAGTAAGAACAGTAATAATAAAAGAATCCGACAAAATTCTTTATTATAAGAAAGTAAAGCTTACTTACATTCAAGAGTTATTTTTAAAGATATTCAAAGAAAAATTTCGGGTTGTAAAAATATATTAAAGGAGGAATAGAAATATGACTAAAAGATATGATTTCCAAATTTTCGTTAGTATTTATGCTAATAGTGAAGAAGAAGCAAGAGAAAAACTTTGTAAAAAGTTAGATAAAGCCTTTCCAAATATGATACATGATTTTGAATGTTATTATGTAGAGAACGAGGAAAATAAAAAATAAGGGAGGGAAATAAAAGCATGATAAAAACAAAAAACTGGCGCAATAAAGTTGTGCCAGTACATATTGGCAAACTTGAAGATTATATAGCAGAAACAATCGCAGAAAGAAAGTGTTGGGAAAAAGAATTAAAAAATTATAGTGCTGATGATGTTGCTCATGTTTTAACCGATATTTTTATAAAAATTCTATTTGGCGAATTTAAAAAGGAGGGAAATGAGAATGTTAGTTAGCTTTACTAATGAAGAAGGTATTAATGTTAAGGTTGAAACCTTTTGTTATACAGAAGAAGAAAAGAAAAAAAGAGGTTGCGACCATTATGGAATTGTTTTCTATAGAGATAATAAGTATGTTTTATCGTTCATTATGACAGATATAGAAAGAGAGTTAATTTTAGCAAAGAAAATGAATTATGCAAAAGATATAGGATATATTATGGAAATTTGGCATGATAGAATATCAGTCTGCATGTTATCTTATAATGTAAGTAATACAGGGGGTACATTTAAACGTGAAACTTTTGATATTCCTTTTAAGTTATTTGAAATAGCATTAGTGAATCCAACTCCAAGTGATTATCTTTGCAGGACAAGACCTGTAAAAGAACTTATTCCTACTATAGAAGAAAAATCTTTTCAAGAAAGATTTTCTGATGATTATTTACTTCAAATAACCTCTAGTGCTATAAGAGAAAGAACTAGCTATGGCATAAGAGAAGAAATTGCAATGTTTGATGGTCATATTATTTATTGGTTTAACGCAATAGAAAAATGGTTTTTAGACGGAACTTTAATTAGAAAAAATGATAAAATTAAACTAGATGCTAATCAGGTTCTTTTTTATGGTACAAGGGAGCAGTTTCATAAACTGCAATATAAGTTGCCACCGCTCCCCTTATATAAAAATAGTTTTGAGTATAAAATGAAAACATCAAGGAAGTAATTCTATGGAGGGGTTAATAATGGAGTGTCCTTATAAAAGGGTTCTTAAGTGTGAGGATTGTAATGGTAAAGTAGAAACTTTTCTTGATGGAGATAATTGTTCTTCCCGCGAATTTTTTATAGATATGGCGAGAGCTTGTCCGAATTGCCATAGAGGCATTATGAATCCAACGATTCATTATACTATGGCTTGTGATAAGTGTGCTTATGAAAGGCCAATACAAGAAAAAGATTTGCAATAAGTAAAAAAAATGTAACTAGGGAGGGAATTACATGAAGTTAATCAAAAAACTCTCAAATTTAGGTGATGGGCAGATAGCTGTTATTTTTTCGCTTGGTTGGCTGATGTGTATGGTATTTCTAGGAACAATAGGTATAACGATAGATGAACATTGGGATACATTGATTAGTTGTATTATTTGTTTGACATGTCAAATAATAGCTATTGTAGGAATGTTATGGTTACTTTATTTAATTTTAAAAGCGAGGCTAGAAAAAAGGAAAATAAATGACTAAGAAAGAATTTTTAAAGAACCCTTAATAAATAAGGAGGTAACTCTATGGAAGGTCTAATAAAAACATTCGACCAATTAAAAGAAAAATTTCCCGACTGGGAGGTAATTCATTCTGGTGGCGGAGTGTTTTTAATGCGGAAAAATTTTAAAGATAGGAACGAAAATGATATAATGGTTTCAGTTGGAGATGAAAATGTAGTTGTAATTAGGCGTAAAGGGTGTGATAGTGAATATATAAGTCTAAAAGAATATAAGGAAAATGGGGACTTTTACTGGGAATATGCTGATGAACATGAAGTTGTAATTATAAAAAAGAATACTATAGAATATAAATTTCAAGAATTTGAGTGCTATCCAATTGCTAAAGAAATATTTGATTCGATAACATTAAGTGAAATTATGAGTGCCTTTATTCAGTTTTCTAATTTTCAAGGGTAGTTTTTGCTACCCAGCTTTTTACATAAAATTTTATCGGTCTGGTTTTATTCCTATACTAGATCAAGGAGGATGTATGAAAATGAAACAAGTTCAAATTACTTTTAAATTCGCTCTGTGGCAAAGAGATAATTGTTTGAAAGAAGTTGAAAGGTTTAAAAGAAGCTATGAAACATTTCATGATGAAAAAGATGAAAAATACTATTTTCAATTAGGAAGACTCGAAGAAAAACTACGAATGTGGCAGGACATATGTACCCTCCTTTGCCCAGAGCATGATTTTGAAACTATTAAGGAAGATGAGTATGGGCATAAAAAAGAAAAATGTAAAGTTTGTGGAGTTGTAATAGATGATCCTTGGTTTGATGAATATTGTATAGCCGAAAAGTATATGCAAACATGTTCTACCTGCCAATATTTAGAAAAAGGTGGCGGAGATTGGGTTCCTTACGGAATGGGAAGCACCCAATTACCCGTATATGAATACTGCACTCATCCTAATCTAGAAAATGCAACAGATAAAGAAATTGAAAAATGGGAAGAAAAATACATGGATAACCCAACTTGCCCGTACTGGGAAGGGAAAGAGAGTGGTGTGAACTCTTCTTTTTCGGGGAAAATAAGTGATGTCCGTGTTTATAATCGTGTTCTTTCTTCAAAAGAAATAAATATGATTTATAAATTAACTAACAGGCCAAAGTAAAATAAACTTTAAGGAGGTGAATTACTTGGCTCATAAAGATTAGTGCGGGAAGCCGTGTGCCGAATGTAGTAGACCTTGTACACTTGATGAAAGTATGCCGTGCAGTCCTGATTGTGAAAACTTATCGCCTGAAGGAATACCTATTGGTGAGGATTGTAAATATTGTGATGCTATTAATGAAGATGAAAATAAATATAGAAAATTAAGGGAGAGGAGGTTTTAAATATGAGTCATTTTTCGGTTGCTGTGTTTACTGAAGAAGGAGGTAAGACGGTAAAAGAATTATTAGCTCCCTATCAAGAGAATAATATGGGCGATTGTCCCAAAGAGTATTTAGAATTTTTTGATGTTACAGATGAATACTTAGAAAAATACGAAAACGATGGCGTAGAAATGATTAAAACACCAGATGGAGAGCTTTTATACCCTTGGGATGAAAGGTTCAGAAAGCCAGGCACATTCGGAATTGGAACAGATACGCATGAAGTACCAAACGGGTATGAAAGGGTCTTTATTAAACACAAAGATAGATATGCAACTTTTGAACAGTTCATGGAAGATTATGTTGGATATGAGAAGAACGAAGAAACTGGCAGATATGGTTATTGGGAAAATCCTAATAAAAAGTGGGATTGGTGGGAAGTTGGCGGTAGATGGTCTGGGTTGTTGATAACTAAGGACGGTAAAAGAGTAGATAGTGCAAAACTCAAGGATATTGATTGGGAGGAAATGAAAAGAGAAGGAATACAAAATGCTAAAAAGATATGGCAAGAAATTCAACAAAAAGATGAAAAAGAAAGGGCTATCGCCTTCTTTATTTATGGAATCCGTAAAGACGATACTGAGGAATCCTATATACAAAGAAAGATAAACTTTTATACTTTCGCTGTAATAACACCAGATGGAACTTGGTATGAAAAAGGTGAAATGGGTTGGTGGGGTATAAGCTCTGAAACCGAAGAAGAGGCAAGACAGTGGGAGAGGAATTATTTTGATAGGTTTATTAAAAATGCTGATCCTGAGCTAACGATTACTATAGTAGACTGCCATATATAAGTACAAAATATCAAAGGAGGTGTGCTAATGAACCTAGCAAAAGAAATCAATAAAAGGATAAAAATGATTCAGCGTCTTGAAGAAAAAATTCGCCAGCTAAAAAGAGAAATCGGAGAAATAACAGATAAAGCTCTTAAGGGGGAATGTTAATGTTCTTGTCGCCCGAAAAAATTCCGAGTTGGGAGTATCTAGATAACAGAAAGACCGACCTTATACAAAAAATAAGTAAGGTCGGTCTTTCTGTTAGACTTACAGAAATAGATGATGGGTATAAACTAACAATTAAGGGATTGGGGAGGAAGAAAACTTGGTTCTATAAGGATGTATTGGCTCTTAAAATGGCTAATGGCAAAAAAATTAACTTAGCAGAGCATTTTTCAGAGGATGAATATAAAAGATATGCACTAGATTTTGTCTTAGATGAAATCGAGGAATTATATCGGTCTGGCTATTTTAAAAATTTTGCAGGGCAAAAAAGAGTGTTAAACAGGTGGTGATTCGTATGGATTTGTATTCTCAAGTTGTTTCAGCCATAAAGACACTTAGGAAATATAATAATACTAAAGGGATGTGGGAACGTGTAATAATTGCAGAAGAACTAGCAAATGCCTTAGAAAATATACTTCGAACTGTTTCGAGTAGAGATCTAGAAATAGCTGAAGTAGTAGACAGATACTTTAAGAATACAAGTGAACCTGACAACTTAGGAACAATAGATGAAAAAGGTTTTGTTCATAAAGAGTATTCAGGGGAGGGTTATATATTCAAAGACTATGATGCTTTTGAGAAAGGAAATGGAATTTGCTACATCCCAGAAGATACTGGAAACTTTATTTATGACCCTCAAAAATATCCAATACCAGAAGGATTTGTATTAGGAAAAAGATATATATACAATCCTAAAACTAGTGAAATAGTCTATTTTGCTGCAACCTATACTAGAAAAGATTTTATAGAATTGACTGGCGGAAATGAGAAAATGGCAGAAGTAATTTTTAATTTGTGTACTTGGTCTTATCCTGATAGTGTTGTAAACGACATAGCAAATATAGGCATTATAAATTGCCCTAACTGCAATTGGATGTTCGATACGGAAGATACTTTAATATGTCCAAAGTGTGGAAAAAAAATTCAAGATGAAAAAAGGGGGAGGTAAAATGGAACAATTGAAAAATGATTTATTAAGTGTTCTTGAAAGACACGGATATAAAGGGGATTATCGTATTAAGGTTAATGACAAAAGAATTAAAGATGGATTTTTCAGTGAAAACAGAAATATTTATGATAGTTCAGAATATTGGTTTGAGGATGTGTGGGTAAACAAAACTAAATGGCTTTTTAACGACTATGAAATTAGAGAAGATTTTGAGCTTCAAGAAGTTGACTTTATTGATAGTTTAATTTGGAATTCTATTGAAGACCTCGATGAAATAGAGGAGATACTTCAAAAGACCTTAGCAGATATAAAAACAGAATACCCACAACTATATTCAAAAATTATTGATGAAATTAAAGCAAAAGATTATTATGACCTTGAAAGTTACTTGGACGTTATTTTTGGAATTAATTATCCAGAAGAAACATTTAATGAAATAGAAAAGCTTAGTTATTGGATTGTTTACTATCAGCCTAAATATTGGGATGAAGATATTGCGTGGAAAGTAGGGTTGTTTCCTTTTCAATTTGAAAATGAATGGTATTTGGCTTTAGGGGGATGCGGTATGGATTTAAGTCCACTATTAGATGCATATCAAGCATTAACAGTGGGATCAGTTCCTTCAGATAGCACTTTTCTTAGGGAGCCAAGCTACGCTAAATATGTTGTGGGCGAGAAAATTTTTAATGAAGTTATGGAAGCTATTAAGCTAGATAAACCTATAATAACTATTTATTGTTAGGAGGAGTTGCTATGAGTTTAACTTGTCCATTTTGCGGGAGTGATCAAATAATTTATCGAACTCATGAAAAACGAGTAGCATTTTTTCCGAAAAGCGGTTCAATTAAATGGTTTAATGAAAACTTTAACGAATATGCTTTTAATATCAATATTGAAGATTTGGGATGTGTCTCTTATAAAAGTGAGTTATCCTGTATGGTTTGCAGAAATCCCATAGGAAAAGTGGTGGGTAACACGCTTTTTATGTTCGAAAATGTAAATAATTGTAGTGGGGTTAAAAATTATGGGCATAAAGGCAAAATTTACGACCCAGATGGTCTCAATAGCGAAGGCAAGTCTATTGTATACCCTGATTTCGAGCCTGGCACAAAGATTAAGGTAAAATATCGAGGTAGAGAAATGGAAGTAATATTTCTAAAATGGGAGAAAAAAGATGATAGGCCAGCAGGGGCTTTTATGAAAGTTATTTTAATTGGAAATAACACTTACTCTACCGAAAGACTAAATGATCTTTGTATTAGTGAAATTAATGGACATTCCTTTGAAGCTGTGTGGCAATAGGAGGAAAGAAGAATGAAAAAAGGACATCTAATTAATTTACTTCAAAAATATTTAAGAGGAGGGAGAATAAAAGAAGATCCAATTATTTTACTCCAAGAATATTTAAAGGAAGGAAATATAGGATATAAAGTTACATTTATATGGGATGTGGATGATCTTATAATGGAACCTACGATTTATGCTGATAATATTCTGGAACTTAATAAGAAGATAACTATAGCTCTGCAAATTATGGAAAGATGGTGGGAGCATGTTCCTTCATATTCTCCTGAAATAATTATAAGAGTAGATGAAAATAATATAGTAAAAAGGAGGTTTAAATTATGTCAATAGAATACTGGCCTATAGTGGGATATGGATTAAAGCTTGATAATATAAAGATTTTTAATACAGATAAATTGCTAGAAGAACTTGTACTAGACGAAGATGATTTATCTCTAGAAGATATAGCAGATTTTCTTACTTCTAAATCAAAATTTCTTATATGGTGCTCTACAGCACAAATGTATTGGGATGATGTTATCTACTTATATTTTCCGTGTGAATTGCCTTGGATGATGAAAGAAGAGGTAAAAAAACTAAACAAGGAAGATATTAAGAACGAAATTATTAAAGTAATAAAACCTTATCTGAAATCAGAGATAGATATTGAGGAAATAAGAGAACAAATAGATTATATTTCCGATTGTGGCTGTGCTTAATTCTTTTCCCCGCGAAATTTTTGCGGGGGTACATAAAATCAATAAAAGAGGAGGTGCAACTTGTGAACAGGCGTAAACAACCTAATCCCATCCTTTTAAGCAAGATTTCTAACCTTCTTGAAGAATTTAAAGAAAGAAGAATAAAAAAGAGCAATCAATATCGAGAACTAAAAAAGATTTTAAGACCTCAGGGATTTAAACCATTTGATATTTTTGCTACCTATAACTATATCACTGGAAGTACGAAAGGAGATTGGGAGGGCAGTATAAAGTTAGCTGCCTATGTTGCCCAAAGGCGAAAAGTAGGATAAAAGCAAATTATTTTGATAACTTAAAATGTTATAATTAATAATTATAACCTAGTATGTTATAATTAATAGTAAAGTTTAAAGATATTTAAAAAAAGAGGAGGAAATGAAAATGATTAATGAAAAAGTAAAACAAAAAATTAAGGAATGGGTAGATAAAAATCATGAAATTAGCCGTGATGTTGTTGAGCCTTTTGCAATAGCAACTATAAATGACAAAAAAATAAAAGTCTATACACAAAAAGCCTTTCTCAGGGGGGTTGAATGGAGCTACGGGGATGAGGAAGAACCTATGTGGGGGCCAAACGAAGAAGCGATATTCTTGGAGATTACTCAATTAGAAGAATTGCAAGGTCGGGAATTTACTGATGAAGAAATCGAAGAAATAAAAGAATTTGCTTGGGAATATGCTGAATCAAAAGTATACACAGATTATGAATACCCAGGTGGTGACTTGGGAAGAAAAATTATCTTTGCTACGTTTAAAGACGAGTGTAGCAAAGAAGAATTTCAAAAAGCATTAGCTCGCTGTATGTTATAATTAATGGTCAAATCCAAAAATATTTTTGAAAGGAGGAGAAAAATGAAACATTATACAGTAAAAGAAGCTTATGATAAGTTTCCTGAATTGCGTGACCGATACAATGAAGAAGATTTACAGCCTTATCGTGCCATTATCTTCTACGAATGTGTCAATAATGAAGCTACTGTTCCATATATTTCAAGGTGGTTAGAAGGGGAGCAGGGTTTCCTTGATAATCCCAAGTATGATGTACTCGTTGAATTTCCTGATGAGTATATATAAGGAGGTTAATATCAATGATAAGAAAAGAATTTACTAGCGAGGATCGTATAAAACGAGTTAATCACGCTGACCTGCTGGAGTACGGCGATTTCTGGGCTGACTATATTGAAATTGACCCAGAAGACCCGCATTGGTTTAGGGCTATCGGTGATCTAACTGTTTACCCTAGGAATCTCGACGAAAATAAAGAATTACACAATGCTACTCTAGAAGTAACTATCAATTGGGCACTTATTCCTGATGATGATCCTGCTCAAAATGGATTGGAAAACTTATCCGCAGGGGAGATATTTAATCTCCCTTGGGATAGTTGGATTTGTGATGATATACCAGAGGAATGGGAATTTTAATTTTCAATTTAGAAATAAAAGGAGGAGAATTTAAAATGGAATTTGAAGTCTACGGAAGAAATTTTGAAACTGTGAAATTAGTAGTAGGAAAACAGAAGTTTCCTTGTAAAAACATAGCTGATGATTGTATGCCCTGTTTGTGGGTAGGAACTCCTGTTTCTGATTATGAGAAAGGGGTCATATGTGTTTCTAGCGATTATTGGATTGACGCAGATAGAATTACGTCTCCCCGCACGCTTTCTTGGGTGTACGACTTGTGCGGGGGAAAGAAAAAAATAAGGAAAATGTTGAATGAAATTTACGAGGAAAACAAGGACAATGAGCCTCATCATATACCACCATACAATAGTGGCAAAAAATAACCACAAAACCGCCCCTCAATGGGCGGTTTACTTATAAAAAAGGAGGTAATATAGTTGACCACTTATCAAGTAATAAAAAAAATACCAAAGAAATTAGTTAAAGAATTACAATCTATTTTAGATATAAAAGAAGGATATTATGAAGGCGCAGGTCGAGATGAGATAATATATGTAATTTGTATCGGCTTTCCTAACAATATCGAAGCAGAAATCAAAGTATGCAATGGTAATACTCCATACGTAGATCCTGTCTTGTTTGAAGTGGTACAAGAAAAAACTGCAAGTGGAGAAACTATCAATATCGGAGTAGAAGTTGGCTTACTTGATGTTAGAGATGAACTACTCGGTGAATATCACTTTGAATATAATGGGGATAAATATATTGTAAAATTAATAGAGGGTGAATAAAGTGATACCTGAAAAATCAATAGTAAGAATAAAAGGATTAACTTATCGGCCTAAAGATGGCCGATTATTTTGTTTGCAGGGGAAAGTTGGTAGGCTAATAAAAAATTTTGGGGGTGGAAAAAGCTTAGTAAACTTAGGAGACAAATACAACCCAGATAAAATAGTTATACCTATTGATTTACTTGAAAAAATAGATTAACGGAGGAATAGCTTATGAGGATGACTCAATATATCGGTTTGCATAAAGAGGCTAGAAAATTTCTGGAGAACGCAAGAGTAGTTGCTGAATATGTGGGGACTTACGGTTTAGGATATGAGCCAATTAAGTATAAACTATATGAAAAAACATCTGATGGATTATTTCCAATTACTGCCTTTGCTGAAGTTACTCAATGTGAGCCTTGGTCAAGTGGGCCAGTTATTTTTACGTGTTTAATTAGTGTTACAACAGGGGAAAAAATGTTCGAGTGGACAAAAGAAGAGATAGAAAAGTATTTATAAGGAGGAAATTGAATGGAAAAATGTCTTATTTGTGGGAAGCAGGTTGACTTAGATAACTATATTGGTTACTTATGCGAGGATTGTTATTATAAATATGAAAGCGAGATAGTATCTTATGATTCTCGTTATGACTCTTGGGTTTTTGACCCGCAAAAAATGGATATTTTATTAGAGAAATTGAAAGGAGGGGAGAATAAAGATAAAGCTAAGAGTAATAAATTGACACCATAAGTTTAATACCTAAAAGTATGAGAGAGGTGACGCAATGGGATGAAAAGACATAATAAAATGATTTTAAGAATGTGCAATTTAAAACGATATAATCCCTATATTGCATTTACAACTTATATTCATCTTAAGTAAAGCTATTCGTGTAGTAAAAGGGAGGTGATATAAACTCTAAAATACTTAAAATTTTGCGCGGGAAAAATCATTAAATTATAAAAGGAGGTTGTTTTTTTATGGAATTAGAAGTTAGGTTTAGAGGTTCAGATGGTTATGCGCTAGAAATGCCCTTAAGAGGTGTGGGTTTAAATTTAGTTGATAAATTCAGAGAAAAAGAAAATAACATGCTTGAATTAAAGCGATTTAGCGGTTTTATTGAGGAAATCCGTAAGGATGTTAAAATATCTATAGATGAACAATTAGCTAGAGAAAGCAATCTTTTTGGGGAAGTAAACCATGTTACTGTCACAGTTAGAGATGGATTACTAAACTCCTATATTAATATAGGATGGGATACTGAAAGAAACGAAACAACAGGAGAGATTAAATTTGTCAAGTTTAAGTATATCCTTGATGAGGACGCGGTATTACAAGCATGGAAAGAAGCTGGTTTCCCTACAGAATGGGAAATAGAAAAAAAAGAAGAAAATCACGAACTGGAAGGTGAGTAACTTTATGGATAACGATATATATGCTTTATGTTGTCCAAAGTGTGGAAGTTTTAATTTAAAGCAACTGCAATATAGAGATAAGCTAATGAGATGCAGAGCTGAATTTGAATGTAAAGAATGTGGAAAAAAATTTGATGATAGCAAATTAACTTGGAGACCATATGAATTCTAAAGGGAGGTAGTTTTATGTTAAATGATAGGATTACTTTTGATAAGGTGTTAGAGGATAGCAAGAATGATGATGTTAATAAGAGAGATTTCATTGTCAATCCTAGAGATTCCCTTCGTATGGATAACGAGGGGAATTTTATTCTTTCCGCCGAAAATTTTGAGGGGAAATATACAGCTACTGATTGGGGACAAAATCAGATACTAGAGAAGTTAGGTATTCCGATTAAATATGCAAAGAGACTTCCCAAGGATTTACTTGCAGAAAATGTGAACTATTGGTTAGAACAGCAGGAAAGAAATTGGCTATTAAGGACACGCACTCAAGGTCAAGAAGGTACTATCAGGGGTGTTTTAAGTGATCGGTATACTAAATTCGATAACACTCAGATTCTTGAAATTATTGCAGAATTAATGCAACAACAAGGTGTAAATGCTCAAATAAACATGTGGGAACTCAATGACGGAGGTTTTCACTTAAGAGTTACTTTTCCGCAATTAGAAAGGGATGCTGGTAATAACGACATACTAAGAGTTGGATGTCACTTTGAAAATAGCGAGGTCGGCCAAAAGTCAGTACGCATTACTCCTATGGTTTATCGTTTAATTTGTACTAATGGTCTGATGGGTTGGACTGAAGAAAATACATTCCAGCAAAGACATATACATTTAACAGAACAAGAGATGTTTAATAGAGTATCTCAAGCGATAGGGAAAGCAATGCGTGCTAGTGATGAAATGCTTGAGCAGTTTATTCAAGCTAAACAACAACCTATAGATAATCCAGCTAAAGTCATAGAAGAACTGGGTAAAAAGAAGCATTATTCGAAGAAACTTCAAGATGAAATTAAGACTAGATTTTATGCCGAGAATGAAAATAACCTCTACGGCTTAGTAAATGCCTTTACCAGTGCAGCTCAAATATTAGATACCGAAAGAAGAGTAGAACTTGAGAAAGATGCTTATGAATTATTGACAAAGAAAATAGCTGCTTAATATTAAAGCTACCCTTTTAGGGTAGCTATTACATATTAAAAAAATAACAAAGAAAGGAGGGAAAAGCCTTGAATTTTATAGACTATCTAATTATTGGTGTATTAATAATATATGGTGTTTGGGGTATTTATATGCTTGCAGTATTAATTATAGCAAGTTTTACAGGTTTCTTTAACTTAAAACTAGGTTTACTTTGCTTTTTGGGCTTTCCTGTAGTGTATAAGAACAATGATATCGATATTTATGATATCCATTATGGGGGACATTATTATCACTTAAGTTTTAGGGGGAATAAAGAAGCCCATGTATGGTTAAATTTTAGTGCTAAACAAAAAACCCCAACTCTTGAAGAACTCAAAAAGTTTGAGAAGTTTATTTTTAGATACTTCAACGAACTAGAGTTAATACATTATTCAGGTAAATTAGAGGAAGTGAGAAATTCAAGAGATTTCTATATTCGTGAAGATGGTTTAATGCAATATATGTACGATAATGCAATAGGGAGGTAATCAATATGGGGTTTCCAACAAGAAGTATTAATACTTCTTTAGTGCGTGAAATAACTAAAGAACTATATTGCTTAAAAGGTAAAGTTAAACATAATCAATACTTCAAACCGATAAAAGAAAAGTTCAACAAACAAGGTTTTTCTACCCGCGAAATTTTTGATGCTTATCAATATGCTTGTAGTTGTATAAATTGGCATACTAAACTTTAGAAAGAAGGTGTCTTACCATGAAAAAAGAAAAATAACAAATATGGGGATATTTTGGTGCCTCCGTTACTGTAAATCTTGATCTCTTTAGAGAAAATCCTAAAAAGGCTGTTTTAGAAGCAATTAAGGAGGGTGCCTTTGTTTTAGATGGGGAAAGTTATTTTCCTTATGAAGTTGACGAAAATAAAGAAATAAGAGAGATAATAAAAGATCATGATGAAATAGATTTTGATAATATAAAACTACAATTCGCTCAGGGAGGTGTGATCAATGAAAAACGTAAAAATGGAAGTAAAAGATAATAAGCTAATAATCGAAGTCGATCTTACCAAAGAAGTAGGAACTTCTAAAAGCGGAAAAAGCAAAATTATTGCAAGCACTTTAGGAAACCAACTTGTACCCGATACAGACGGAATCAAGATTGGGCTTAATGTTTATAAGCCTGTTTAAGGTGGCTATATAAAGGGGGAATTAAGATTGGAAAAGACATTAGAAACAAAGAAAGAATTATACACTAAAAAAGATTGTATTTCACTCGAAGGTAAAGACTTAACTGGTCACATATTAGTGTTGAGACCAGAAAGGTTAAGGCAAGAATATAGAAAACCAGAATATCAGTTATGGAAGGCTTTAAGCGGATTTGGATGCAAGCCTTTCACTCTAGGCAACGCAGTATTTGCAGAATGCTTAAAAGATGGAGAAAAAGCAAGATGGGAAAGGGGTGATTTTTTAGGTATTTTAGCTACTAATATTAGTTCAAAATGAAAGTCAGAATTAAGGCCATCCCTGAAATAAAGTTTTCTACCTCCTCAAAAATAAGGGAATCTCTAGTTTAATCACATTTCCTTTTTTAGGATTAAACCCCCAACAGGTTACGGGATGGCCTTTTTTTTAACATTTTAAATAAATAAAGGGAGCTTCAGAAATGAAAAAGATAACTACATTAACTCAACTGTTTTATTACCTACAAAATGGAGAAATAATTGCTTGGAAAATGCAAGAGGGTGAATGTTACTTAACAAAAGAAGACAATAAATATAAAGTTATTATGCAGCCAAAGTTCGGTTCTAGCAAAGAACTTTGGGCATACAACAATGAACAAGTTGAAGGGCTTTATCAATATTTAAAAGATAATAATGTAGATCTATGGGTTTTTCCTGGAGCAATACTTCAGGAAAAAGAATTAACATTATTTGAAAAACTAGTTGATTACTTTAGAAATTAAAAAAAATTAATAAGTAAGGAGATGATTCTATGAAATTATTAACAGAAGAATTACGTAAAAAAATTCCGCCCTTATACAGCCAAGAAGAAAATCCAGATCCAATTGTTCATTGCAAATTTTTTACACCTGATAGTAGTTGGACTTGGTATGTAATCGAATTTGATGGAGAAGACACTTTCTTTGGATATGTAGTTGGATTTGTACCAGAATTAGGTTATTTTTCACTTTCCGAGTTGGAATCAATTCGTGGGCCTCTTGGATTACCAGTTGAAAGAGATTTATACTTTGAGCCGAAACCCTTATCTGAAATTAAAAAGCAACACGAAATATAAATTGTCATACATTCTAGCCCTTTAGTATCAAGGGATTAACTCGATCTTGTCGGACAATTTTACTTTTTTCAACCTATTTGTCATACAAACTCCCTTCAATCCCTTGATATACAAGGCTTAGATTGTATGACAAAATGAAAGGGGGAGAAAAATGGTAAATATTTTAGGGCAGGATAATGGGTTTGGTCAGGTTGATAGTGTATTTAATGGAAAAATGGAAAAGTATTTATCAGTAGTAGGGATTCCGTCCTCATTTAGACTAGGAGATGATATACAAAGGAATAGAGAAATAATTGACGATATGTATGTAGATTATAGGAATCAAAGATATTACGTTGGTAACAAGGCATTGAGAGAAACTAAAAATGCAGGTTTTATACAACAACCTGACAAGTATAGTAGTTCTCTTGATTATGTTAAATTATTGGCCTCAGTTGGCCTGATGAATCCCGACCAAAAGCCATTTTATATTGTGACTGGATTGCCAGTCTTCGAATATAACCTGTATAAAGAAGAATTAAAGAAAACTTGGGAAGTAAAAACAAGATTTAGCTTTAGAGGTGAACCTATGATCTTGAATGTTCAAGGTTGTTATGTTATTCCGCAAGCTGGAGGTGCATATTATGATGTAATCTTAGACGAAGAAGGAAATATTGTTGATAATATAGCCGAAGAAAATATTTTAGTAATTGATATAGGATATAGGACGACAGATATTGTATCAATGATTGAAGGATCTTATGATAGTGAAAGATCATTAACAAGTTATGTGGGAGTAAAAGAAATACATGGAGAATTAAAGAAATGGATTCAACAAACTTATAAGAAAGCACTAGATTTTGTAAAAATGGACGAAATAATACGGCAGGGTTATTTTTTTATGAGTGGCGAAAAAATTTATATACATGATCAAGTTAAAACCATTGTGCCATTTATCATAAACAAAATACTAAGCGATATGGGATCATATATTGAAGACTATTCAGATTACCACGGCATACTTCTAGCTGGTGGAGGCTCTATATTGATGGAAAAAGAACTTATAAACACTTTTAGTCAATATACTAACGTTGCATTAATCGAAGATGCTGAACATGCAAATGCGAGAGGGTATTATAAGTACGGTAGATTGTTGGAGGCTAATAACATGTTGGAGGGCTAATAGATGAAGATAAAAGTATCGTTGTGGGTTTTTGGTGAACTTGCAAAAGATATAAGCAGTCATGATAATAAGTCAAAACGATTAAGAGAATTGGCTGAAATAGGCTTGAAGACTGTAAAAGGAGGACAAACGTTGACTGAAATGACATCAACCAGACAAAGACTACAAGAAAATAAAAAACTAAACAATAAAGATTACCTAACAAAAAAATTATTAAGTAATTTCAACTAAGGAGGTTTACTTATGAAGTTTTTGGTAAAACTACTTGATTATAAGATTGAAGTTTCAACTGGAATTTTCCTTGTAATATTTTTTTCTCTCATCTATAGAATACTATTCTTTAATAAGTGGTTAGAGTCAATTGGATATGGCATCTTTACTGGAATAACTATATACATTGTTAGTAAGTTTACAAAACGGTTTAACAAGATATCGCAACATCTAATAGCAATTTGTTATGCCATTTTTATAGCATGGTTAATTAATTTAAGGTTAGGATTGATATAAATGAATAAAAAAAATAATAAAGAGTTGCAACAAAAAATGATAAAGAAACATCAAATACTCGTAGTGTTAGCAACCTTACTTTTAACTTTTTATGCTATGCCAACTGTTTCAAGTCCAGAAACAGAAGGTTATAAAGAAGATTTTCTAAATATAGAAGCCGAGAAAAAAGTCAATGTTATCGTTTTACCAATAGAATTTGAAGCCAGAGTAACAGCTTATACAGCAGGAAAAGAATCTACAGGAAAAACACCAGATCATCCTCTATATGGGATTACTGCTTCTGGAGTTAGGGTTTTTCACGGTGCTCTTGCAGCTCCCAAATGGATTCCATTTGGGACAGTCATAGAAGTGCCAGGATATGGTAGAGGAATTGTTGTAGATAGAGGAAAAGCTATTAGAGGTAATAGACTTGACGTATTTTTTCACGACCTAGACGATGCAAAAGAATGGGGAGTAAAAGACCTAAAAGTGAAAATTATTAAATGGGGTAACTAAAGATAGGTTGACTTAAAAGGAGGGAATATATATTATTATAATTGATGATTTTTTTTGAGGAGGAATTATTTTGAAGTGGTTAAGTCCAAGATTCACAAAAAATCTTGCCAAGATAACAATAACTATCAGCGATAAATTTATTTCTTTTAATAAGGGAGCTTCTATGTACTTAAATCCCCCTTGCCGAATAGATATAGGCTATGAAAAGAAAGATAATACTATTTTAGTTAAACCAAATAAAAATGGAGAAGTTAGAATAAAAGGGCTTGATGGTGGAGCTTACGGAAGAACACAATCAAAAGTTCTTATACGATGGCTAAATGAATTAGGAGTATCCAAAGGAACTTACTATGGAGAATGGGACAAAAAGAAAAATATGCTTAAATTCTACTTGTAGGTGATAGTATGAGACCAACTTCTTTTGAGGAATATCAAGGGCAAGAAAAAATTAAGAAAAGACTTAAAATTACTATAGAGGCAGCACTTCGAAGAAATGAAGTGTTGCCTCATATTTTACTACACGGAAAACCTGGGCTAGGCAAAACTACTCTTGCCAAGGTAATAGCAAACGAATCTCATTCTGAATTTATTGAGACAGTAGGAGCTTCGCTTAAAGACGAAAGTGTTTTAGTAAATTTACTTACCAAGCTAGAACCTAAAAAAAGAAAAATAATTTTCATAGATGAAATTCATGGAATGCCTACAGGAATAGAAGAAAAATTTTACTCTGTTATGGAGGATTTTAAGGTAGAAATATCCATGTTAAGTAAGAGCGAGGTATTTAAATTACCTCCTTTTACTCTTATAGGTGCGACAACAAAAATGGGTAAAATTTCAAAACCCCTTTTAGATAGATTTGACATACACTTAGAAATGATGGACTATACTCCTGTAGAACTAGGATTAATAGCGAACTTCGTGTGTAACAAACTGGGCATGGAAATAGACAGTGAAGCTTGTGCAGAAATAGGACACAGATGTAGAGGCATACCCAGAATTGCTGTAAAATTGACTGAAAGATGTTTTGACTATGCAACTGTAAAAAACTATAATAAAATTGATAGAAACGTAGTAAGAGAGACTATGAATATATATGAAATAGACGAACTTGGCTTAGAACCAAAAGATTACGATTTTCTAATATACTTGTTTGAATCTGAAAAACCAGTCGGAATAAAAAATATTTCCACAGCACTGGGGCTAGATAGAGACACTATAGAGAATATAATAGAACCCCATCTAGTAAAGGAAGGACTTATTAAAAGAACAGGAAGGGGTAGAGTAATTACTGAGGCAGGAATAGAATGGCTTATTCATGTAGGTAAGCTAAGAAGGGAGTGATGTCTATTGCAAAAAACTGGCATATTAACCAGAATAGATAGAAACGGAAGAATAGCATTAACCAAAAAAATTCGTGAGTTAGTCGGATGGGATCATGAAATGATTTTGGAGGTGATGATTGACGACAACGGCAACGTGGTATTAGCTCCTCATTACAGAATATGTGTTTTTTGCGGTAAACAGACTGAAAACAGCTTTTATGGAAAACCTTTGTGTGAAGATTGTGCATTAAAAATAGTGCAATCAACAAAAATTAATATTGCCGAACAATAAAGGGGGAATAATATATGGCTGTCTGGTTCAGACGAGATCAAATTCAAATTGCTAAAAAAAAGAAAGGAACGCCTGAAATTAGAATATACAAAAAAGGCTATATCACACTAAACGTAGAGGCTTGCAACTACTTAAAGATTCCAACAAAAGTTCTGATAGGGTTCGATGATAATTACGAAAAACTATTAATCAAACCAATTAGAGACAACGAAGATGACAAAGACTCTTTCAATGTAATACCTCTAACTAAAAATGCTAATTATGGTAGAATAAATAATGTTGGACTAACAAGACTATTACTTGAAGACTATGAACTGCCCCCTAGAGTAACTTGCACTTGGAACGAGGAGGAAAGACAGTTGGAATGCAAGATAAAATAATAAAGTTACCCAATCAAGTGTGGACTATTATTTCCCCCTTGCGCCGAAAAAAAATTAGGGTGTACGGGGGGATTGATATATTAAGAAATCAAAAAGAAGTATATTTAATGATAGATAACATATCTCAGATAAAGGACATAGAATTTAAATGTTCTACAGAAATCAAAGAAAATGAAGTAATTTTAGATTCACAACCTAAGATAATACTCAGAAATAAAAAGTTAGGAGGAGAAATTACTTATGACGATATACTTATTGACATCTATTCAAACGAAGTCATTAACGGCAGGCAAGGATTAGAAGACTACAGAAATAAAATAATTCGGGGCAAAACACTAGAAAATAATCCTGTAGACATGCTAAGAACCATAAGACTTGCAGGAGAGTTAAATTTTTCAATCGAAGAAAAAACATACGAAACAATCATTAAAGAAAGTTATCTAATTAAAGATGTAGAACCAACCAAAATTTTCGGCGAACTGAAAGAAATATTGCTTTTAAAAAATCCATATTACAGTTTAGAACTTATGCTGGATACTGGACTACTATACAACTTAATACCAGAATTTAAAGGGCAGCCAGACAAGGTTTTTCATTGTTTCAGAACCACAAGTATTATTGAACCCGTCCTCACGCAGAGACTGGCTGCTCTTTTTCATGATATTTCTACAGATACATCTAACAAAAAACACAACAAAATATCAGCTCAGATTGCGAAAAAATATATGAAAAAATTCGGCGCAAATAAAAATACTACCAGAGACGTAGCACTTTTGATTTTTTACCACGAATTTTCTTTAGAACTAAACATAACAGGAATAAAGGCATTAATCACGAAAGTAAATAATCATAACGTTGAACCACTAATTAATCTAAAAAGGGCCGACATATTAGCAGGCCCACCTGATAAAATATATGATAAAATAAAACAACTAGAACAATTTAGAATAAAATTATATAAAGCAAAGGAGGAGTTAACTTGGTAGACAAAAGGGATAATTATTATGAGGATGAGTTTGAATATGAAGAATTTGAGGAAGAACTTGAGGAAGAATTTTGGGGAGAGGAAGAAGAAGATCTACTAAAAGGTATACCAGAGTCGGAACGAGATTACAACTTTGACGTAGAACAAAGGAAATTGCTTATTGAAGTAGTACAACAATTAAACGATTTTCAAAGGGCCAAACTAGAACTTTGCTTACCTTTCTTTAGGTTGGTAAAAAAACTTGAGCAAGAATCTTGCAAACAGAATAGTGCCAAGGGATTAGAGTTAGGGAAAAAGATTCGGACTTGCTTGTGGTGGTTTATATTCGGTAATAGACAATCAGCGGAAAACTTCATGAAAGAAGTAAGAGACAGGTGGGCATTAACTCATTATGGAAGGACGTGGGATGAAATATGCAGCAGCTAAGAAAACTTCTTATTGATGATATTACTCTTAAGGTAGCCAAGGTTTTTGATGACAAGTTATCCCGCTATGAAGTTAAGTGTGGGTATGATTTTAATTTTTGTTGCCCGCTAAATTTGGCGGGTTTATTAAAACTAACTAAGAGAGTAGTAGAGAAATGTTCTTACCCGCCAGAATTTGAAGAAAAAATAAATAAAGAAATTAATCTATTAATGACTTTAAAAGTGAAAAACTATCTATCAGAGGCACTAAAAAATTCCCGCAGGGTTGAAGAGGTCGCAAATTTTAGTCACTTTATGAAAAAAGTAATAGACATTCATTATATCAACATAAGTTTAAATGCCATAATGGGCAGATTGTATGTTTATATTTTTAATGAAAATAAAGATAAATTAAGGCCCACTTATCCCTATGAAAATTTTTTAAGAATAAAAGAAAATAAGCAACTAGAAATATATTTTACTTGCATGGGAATTCCAGGAGAAGTAAAAGAATTTCCTAGCAAAATGACAGATAAAGTAATGTTTTATCCTTTATATGAGCATGAGAGTTATCCAAAAAAATTTGAGGTGGAGTTCGATGAACTGGTTCCAATAGCAAAGTCAAGAATTAATAAAGTATGGAAAGAATATCTTGAAAAGGAGGGAGAGCATCAACTTTAAGACTCAGCTAATTTAGTTGTTAAATTTAAAGAAACTTTAGCTTTCTTATATCTTTTTCTATAATATTCTCGGCACCTTGAACAATAACTAATTTTTCGTTTAGTTCTCCAAGTAGAAACTGGATAGTCCATTGGCTTACCACAATGAGGGCAGAGACCTTTTAATTTTCTTTCAAGTCTCTGTTTTTGTTTTTTAAACCTTTCTCTGCATTGTGGTGAGCAGTACTTTTGTCTACTTGTTTTGGGCACAAAAGTTTCTCCGCATGGACATGTTTTTAAAATAGTCATTGCAGTCACCCTTAACAAGAAGAGCCACCTTCAGCGGGTCAAATAATTGTTTATTAAACAGGAATTGAAAATTAATGTTTTAGTCCCCTATATGAAGGTGGCTCTTCTTGTTATACATACTACAATGTATAGAAATATTTGTCAAGGGAGGTAAGAGGATATGAGAGTAGCTTTGGGTAGGTATCGTAACTGCAACATAGGTTTTATGTGGGTTCGTTCAAAGAAAAAAACTTTAAAAACGATGAAATGTCCTGAATGTGGTAATTTATTAAGTAGAACTACAACTAAATTTAAAGGGCCTTGGTACGCACTTGATGAAAAAATTGAGGAAATTAAAGGCATACCTATATACCCTAAATCTAAAAACAAAAAGAATAAAAAAACTTTAACTTAAAATAACACCCTTTTAAAAAAAGGGGGGAATAGTTATGTCAATGTTTATAGCAAAATTTCAAGCTAAAAGGGTACTATATTATAATTACCTTAAAGTATTGCACTTTTTTATAAGCTACGTAAAAGAAACTAACAACAGGACTTTTTATACCACTATTGCAGCATTATCAAAATCTATTGCTCTATGTCATCAAACTATAAGAAATGCCATGAGAGACTTAAGGGACGCTAACTTATTAGAATATAAGAGAATTAAAGGAGGAAAATGGGAAATTACTCTTAAAGCACGTCTAGATATTATGGATACAGAAATATTCACCGCTTATAATAAAATTGACGAAAATTCCTTTAAAGGCATTCAAGAAAAACCTAATAAAACAGATGAAGAAAATCCTCCAGTCTCCAAAAACTTTATAAAGAGAATAATCGACATTGAAAAACAAGATGGTGTTTATATTTTAAAAGTCCTGCCCAATAATGAAGGGAAGCTGGGAATAATTATTTAAAAGTAAAGGAGTGTTAATATGTCGGAAAAATTAGTACCTCGATGGTTAGAGGTAGGTGAAGAATTTGATCTATTTAAAGGGAAATTTTTGGCGGGACAGGATGGAGCAATATTCGAAGCTCTTCACGGCGGGGGATTCGCCTTAATAATTTATCTAAGCAATATGAATAACAAAGAAAAAGAACTATTAAGAAAAGGAAAAATACAAGTAAGAGTTATTAGGGAAACAGACTATTTCGTATTAACTCTTGTCAGATTTGCCAGTTCTCCGTTAATTTTTGAAATCGTTTTTGACCCACTACTCTATAAAGATGAAAGAGAAGATCAGCTAGGAGACAGTAATATAGTTTATATTGTAGGTATAGAATCTAATACCAATATAATCCAGACACTAAGAATGGCTAATATGCCTGTTAGATTGTACCACATATTCCAGTCTAGCTGGGAAAAAGCTAAAGATATTCCTGATTTTAGTACAAAGTATAATAGGTGGATAGAGGACTTGGAAAAAAGATATAGTGTTTTGGAATTATGGGACATGGGCGAGTATGTGGGTAAAATGGGAGAAAAACTTCTTTAAAAAAAACTTTTTATTTACCCCGCAAAAATTTTCGGCGAAGTAAATTTTATATAAAAAAGAAAATAAAAGAGGTGAGAAAATTGGATGATATTTACTTTTATTCCCGCCGAAAAAAGTACTTTGAATTTAGTAATTTTTATATTGCTCCAATAAAGATAGATGGCAAAATTTATATGACAGTAGAACATTACTTTCAGTCGATGAAAGCTTTAGACGAAAAAGAACGAGAAAAAATTAGGAAAGCCCCAACTCCTAAAGAAGCCAAAATACTAGGAAGAAGAGTAAAACTGCGTCCTGATTGGGAAAAGATAAAAGAACGAATTATGTATAAAGCATTAATGGCAAAGTTTACTCAACATCAGGATCTAAAAGAGTTATTATTATCAACAGGTAATGCCAAACTTCATGAAGATTCTCCTTATGATAAATATTGGGGAGTTAAAGGGAAAGACCGTTTAGGAATTTTATTAATGAAAGTAAGAGAACAACTACAAAAGGAGAACAAAAAAACAAGTGACTACTAAAAAATAAAATATTAACAGGAGGTATCCTTTAATGCATCAAGGAGATTTGGTTTTTGCGGAAATACAACTGAATAGGTTTAGAAATATCGCCAACAGGAAAGGAAAAGTAATCCCAGGCGATTTTTTTATGTCTGAATTAAAGGCACTTCGAAAGCAAGGCTTGAAGATTGAAATTGTACGAACGGATGGAAACAAAGTTCTTTTAAGGTAGGGGAGCATTATGGTCTTATATCCTTCTCAAAAAGGAAATCATTATGAGATAAAAATTGTAGGATTAGTATTAAAGTTAAAATACAAATGGCCCATTAATTTTATTGATCGAGATAAATTGATTGTTTATGACAATGAAAAAAATTATATTTGTACAATTAATTGTTTGCGCCGAAAAATTTTACACTTTAATGCTTTAGCTCCTTTTGATAAAAAAGATAATATGCTTTACAACTCAGACAAAGAACTTGTCCTTTGGTTTTAAGGGGAGCTTGCACTTGATTGTGCTTGTTCCCCTTTTTTTATGCCCTTTTGTATTTTATTTTTTTATTTTTTGCGCTCTAGTATATCGGTTTGTGCGTAGAATTATAATTTGATTTACATATTCTAATAATAAAAAACGACATAATTTTAAGTTGGAATAAATTGACTTGTCCTAAAAAATAATGATATAATGGTTAAAGCAAAAAAGCTACTATTTCTTGGGGTTGAAACCAATAAATTTCGGAGATTTAGTGGTAAGTTAAAATTTTCTGAAAACTCTCTAAGCCTTGACGCTCTAAGGTTTCAGGTTTTAAAAAACGCCAGCGGCAAAACCACGATTCGGAATTTATCGCCATGATAGCGGACAAACTAAGGATTGAAGCTAAAGTAAGCTGAGCCTTACTGCCACAAGGGTTTCAGCGGTTGTATTCCAAATGAATTCCACAGCAAAAAGGGTATAAATATCTTTTCATAGCAATAAATATATGTACCCCAAACCACTAAATCCTCCAATTTATTGGTTCAACAAAATCAATGGATTGGGGGTATTTTTATGCCCAAAATGTAAAGCACTAAATTTCTTAAATGTCAAAAAATGTCGTTAAAAGTGGATTAAAGGGGGAGGAGAAATGACAGATATTGACTTTAAGATTGATGATTTTATGGACGATTGTATAGCCAGAAATTTAACGAGAAAAACAATGGCATCCTACGAGCAAACCTTAAGATTATTTGCTATTTTCCTCGAAGACCAATACGGAATCACACAAATAAAGAAAGTTAAAAAAGAGCACATACAAAGCTACGTTAAATACCTAAAAGAAAGGGGAAAGTATACTGTTTGCATTGACCCCAGAAAACTTAGGTGGAACAATCCAGAAAACAGGGCAGACTACAAAAGGAAAATATCATCAACAACTATTGCCAACTATATCAGGAACATAAAAGTTTTCTTTAATTGGCTCCACCGCGAAAAAATAATTAAAAACAATCCAGCAAAGTCAGTAAAAATCCCCAAAACAGAAAGAAAAACTAAAAAAACACTGTCCGAAGAAGAACTTAAAAGGCTCTTTAAGGCATTTGATACGACAACGTTTCATGGATACAGAAATTACGTCATTACCAAATTACTATTAGACACTGGGATGCGAATATCCGAATGTTTAGCACTAGAGGATAAAGATGTTGATCTCAAAAACAAGAGTATCCTAGTTACTAATACTAAGAGCAGGAAAGAAAGGTATGTTCATTTTGGGAAGAAAATGTATTTAGAACTAAAACGATGGATAAATTACAAAGACAGATATATAGATAGTCCGTATCTTTTCCCCACAACAAAAGGAACGCCCTTACGGAGAAATAACTTTGAAGTTTATCTCAGGCAAGCTGGGAAAAAGGCAAGGGTTGAAGTTCATCCACACCAACTAAGAAATAATTTTGCCAAATACTACATCTTAAACGGAGGCGATTGGTTCACTTTATCAAAAATACTGGGACATAGTTCAGTAGAAGTTACACAGCAGGCATATCTTGACTTTACTGACGAAGAGGTAAGAAAAAAATATCATAAACACAGTCCCTTAAACAGTTTAAATATATAATAAAAAATCCCACCATGTTAGTGGTGGGTTATTCTTTATACAGGAAGTCCTATATTTCCCATTTCATCAGGTTTTACTGTCACAATGAACTTACCCTTGTTATCCTTTTTCACGTCTATTATCCTTTGTGCGAAACTTTCATACATGAGCAATCTGTTTCTTAGCCTACTTATTTCTTCCTGCATTTTTTCAAACTGTTCATCAACCGAAGGAGCAGAGAATAATTCACTTATTTTCCCTTTATATATATATTCCTTACCGTACCTAGTACTGCCAAAGTCGTTGATTTCTAAAAGTCCAGCGTCTTTCAAGTCTCTCAACGCACCAATTAGCGTCCCATGAGCCATCGGGATAGCATCAGCCATAGTCACAATCTTCATAGAAAACTTTCTGCTACCTGATTGTTTGACATGTCTAATAATAAACTCTAAGACTTTTAGTAAACTATTGTATGACACCCTTTTGGCAATACTAGGACTAATCCATTCAACTGACTTCACTTTACCCGCCTCCTTTCCTAAAACATAACTAAAAAAGACACTAACATAATATATTATGAAGTTTACTTGTATTTTATAACACAGTACAAGTAAATGTCAAGAAAAAAAATCTGTGCATTTAGCACAGATTTCGACACAATTAAGAAACTATTTAACTACTTCAGTAAAGTCGTAAGTTTCCATTATACAATTATTCCAGTCAAAGTTATGTTCTTCCAAGAAATTATATATCTTAGCAAAAGTAGCACCGTGCATACAAACTAAAACAGTTTTTCGGTCTCCTTTTTCTCTTACCCAGAGTAGGGGAGGTCTTTTATACTTCTTTGCCTCCTCCTCCAATTTATCCCAAATTCTAAAGAAAGCAAATCGCTTCCTTAGTTTGCACTCATTTAATATAACAGGGTGAATTACATCTCCTGGTCTTTCATTGCCACTGTCATCAGTGTTAGATGCCCCACTTAATGGATTTCTTTTTGTGCCGAAAAATTTTGCCACGTCCCTTTCAAATCCTGTCCAAGTACTCTTAGATGTCATTCTCGTCTTCTTCCCCTTTTTCATCCGAATATTCATCCATATCTTCATCTAATTCTTCATCTTCGTCGTCATCTTCGTCAATATCCTCGTTTATCTTTAGCTCGTTAATCAAATCAGCCAAATGACTAATTATTTTTTCAGCTTCTTCTTCAGTCTCTGGCTCATCTTTACCCAGCTTCTCCTGTGACACATCCTTCAGTGTCCACTCAAACCCATTTTCTTCATTGATCATTTTCAGCATCGTATTAATCGTCTTCTTGTTCTGTAAACTTATTCCTTTACTTGATTTCTTTTCTTCCTCTTTGGAAGCTTTCTTTTTAGCCTTACGCTTATTTAATGTTTTTTTGGTTACAAGCTTTTTACGACGAATTTTTTTGCCTTCCTTAGTATCTTCTTCTTCATCATTATCTACATCAAAAGGTGGTTCGTCTTCAACTGTAACAGGGGCATCTGCAAATCCATCGGCTTCATCCAAATCTCTAACAGCATACTGAGTACCGTAACCTGCAAGGGCAAGTACCCTACCTATAGCCTGTGTCTCGGCTTTGTCAGCATAATAATCATATTCGTCTGCATAATCGGTCTTGTGGGCCGTCCTAACTACAACCCCTTCGGGATTGATAATGCTTGCCTTGTATGTAGCCCATTCGCCATTATCAACTATACACTCTGTAACAAGCCTCCAACCAGAGTCAATAGGATGATCTTCATTCCACCACATAACCCTGTACGCAGACTCAAGATACTTTTCTTTAACCTTTACCGTTTTGCCAGTATCGCGGTCTTTCTTTTCCCTAACCAGCGTAATTAAGTATTCCTCTGGATTAAATGCCATAGCCTTACCTCCCCAAGTAAATTTTAATTTGTTCAATGTGTTTCTTTCCATAGAGCCAGAAGTTGTTTAATTTGTAGCAATCCTTAGAATCAACTACTAAATCAAAGACAGGGATAGACTCCTTCATGTAATGGTTCTTCTTAGCCATTTTTGCCCACGCATTTTTTGTGTTAGTGTGGCTTCTTATTCCTAGACGGAACCTTTTATTTTTAAGTACAAAGTCTATCCCTATCTTGTCATACTTTGAACTGTAAATAACCCTGTATTCAGGAAAGTTTTCCCTGAGTAAAAAATACAGATGATATTCCCGTACAAACGACATATAATTTCTCATGGCCCTCAAATAAATTTCGGGCGGGAAAGTTTTAAAGTCATCAACCAATTCCGCTTGAGCTAAGTAGTAACCAGCATATACCTCCTGAGTAGGAAACTTACCAAGTAAATCGCATAGCCTGTCAAATGTTTCAGTAAAAGCAGGCAGTTTTTTAAAATCTTTATTAATAACTGCATTTTCTTTAATTCTAGTTAGCTTTGGTTTCGGCAAAGATTTTATCATTGTTTCTATATCTTCAAGAGAATAATCTTCCCATGTTCTTGGTAGTCTCCTCATAAAATACCAATCACTCTTTCTTTTTTCTTTTTTTCTTACTCGGCGAATTTTTTATTTTCTTGTGTTTAATATATTGGCCCTTCTTGACAACTTCTGCTGAATTAATTATTTCATTAACCAATTCCTTATCAAAGTTATCCTTAAGAGCCTTTTGAGAAATAGTAGCAAGCTTAATAAAATTCTCTATCCCTATCTTTTCAACTATGAAATTATTGTCAAAGACCTTGTTATTTTGAGGGATAGAGTAGAATTCAATGTTATTTATCCTAACTTTATCTTTACCCGTAGCCCTCATTATAGTTTCAATCATATTATTAATCTCATCTTTGCGCTGTTTTAGTGTTACAAGACTAGCTTCTATATTAAGGTACTGCTTTTCCAATTCTTCCAGAGACGACTCATCAGACAAGTCGCCAGGGAAGATCCCTTCAGTAATAGCCTTCTTATACTCACTACACTCATGTTTACCTGGACACCAATGACAAAAGTTATTCAAAACTTTTTCATGTGTTTTGTCTTCTTTAATTTGATAATAAGTAGCAACTAAAAAATCTCTAAGTCTATTTCTTTCTTTTTCGGTGCGGGTAGTAGTCACTTTCTCGCCAGTACGCAAGTAATACAATGTCAACAAAACATTTTCAAACTCAGGAAACATTTCGCTAATAGCCAAATCATAAAGACCCATTTGTATGTCGTCCTTGGCTTCTGTGTATGTTTTGCTTATAGAGCTGGTTTTGAAATCTACCACATGAATTGTCTTCTTGTCCTCTTTAAGTAAGATATCAATAAATCCTAATGCTTTAACCCCAGGTGCCAGTTCAATAGTAAATTTTTTTTCGGGTGGCACAAATAGCTTACTTTTAAACTCAAGATAATCGTTTTGCTCAAAAAACCGTTTTATGATTTCAATCCCCATATCAAAATATTCCTTATTTCTAAGATTTCCCTTAGACCAAAAAGTTTTGAATAACTCAACTCCAGTTTCGATCGGATTAATATCATCACCATAATCAGTTAAAGTGTGTTCTATCGTGTCGTGCATTAAAGTACCAAACCTTGTTGCCTCATTGTCCATCCAATAATTTTTATGATACACCAAATAATACTGATGCGGACAATTAAGATAAGTATTAATCCTACTTGCAGAAATATAATCTATTTTCACCTAACCACTCCCTCGCCTTATATCTCTTCTATCTGTTTTTCTGCTTTTGCTATATTGGGTATTTCATATTCCTCTTTTAATCTTTCAATCTCTTCCTGTAAAGCCTCCTTTGTAGGTAATTCAAATGATTCTATGTGATAATAGTGATTATCTATTTTTTTAAAAATATCAATGACAAATACATCTCCATCCTTATGGCAGCCCAAATAACGTTTTTCTTTTTCTTGAGTGAAATCAAAAATACTCATACTATTCCTCCTCCAATTTAAGTTTTTGGACTTTATTTACATAAATTTCCTTCTCCGCGTTATACTCTTTAACCACCCCCTTGATAAGGATAATATTATCTTCTTTAAGTTTTAACTTGTATTTTTTGTACTGATCAGGAAAAGCAATACACTTAATACTACCCGTATTATCTGTAAGCTCAAAAATAGCCATTTCCTTGCCGTAATTTTTGCCTTTTTTCTTTATTGTGCTTGTACTGAAATTGTCTATAGCTCCAGCAATAAAGACGACTTTATCAGGTTTAGTTTCATATACATCTCTTATCTCTTTAATTTTGAACCGCCGAAAATTTTTAGTATAAAGGTTAACTTGAGTAGCTTTAAGAGAAACTTTTACAATTTCTTTTTCCATTTTTCTAAGTTCTTTAGAAGAATATTCTGGTTTAATCTCATATTTGTATTCAATTATTGGTTCGTGTAATTCAGAAATATTACTAAACCCTTTCCTAATTTTGCCTTTCATTTTCTTTATCAATTCCAACAATGCAGGCAAATTTTCCAATAACGTCCTGCGGTTATGTTTCTCCACTCCATCAAAAGCTCCAACCTTAATAAGACTTTCAATAGCTTTTTTATCTATGGAACGAGAATCTTTAATGCGTAACAGAAAATCCTTTAAACTTTCTATAGGCCCATCTTTTCTAATCTCCATTAGTTGTTTTATTCCTCTTTTGCCAAAATTTTTTACAGCACAAAAACCAAACCTTATTACTCCATCCTCTAATGTAAAATTTTCTTGGCTCTTATTAATATCAGGAGGAAGAACTACAACCCCCATTTTTTGAGCTTCTTTGAGATACATCTTAATCTTATCTTTATCACCCGCAACAGAACTGATTAAAGCGCACATATATTCTATTGGATAATTAGCTTTTAAGTATGCTGTTTGATACGAAATTAGAGCATATCCTGTACTGTGAGACAAATTAAAGCCGTAGCGACCGAATCCCTCTATTTTACTAAATATATTTTCCGCTATCTCTTTTTTAACTCCATTCTTAATGCAACCAGAAATAAATTTTTCCCTTTGTTCAGGAATCTTATCTACTAACTTCTTACCAACTACCTTCCTGAGAGTATCAGCCTCAGAATTTGTATACCCAGCCAAAACTCTTGCAATATTCATTACTTGTTCTTGATAAACAATAATTCCGTATGTTTCTTTTAGGATTGGTTCAAGTTTAGGATGGTCATATGTTATTTTTTCCTTGCCTAGTTTTCTATCAATATAATGTTCAACCATCGTTTTGCCATCTTCATCTTTGGCTGAAAGTGGCCCAGGACGGTAAAGGGCCAAAGCTGCAACTAGGTCACTAAATTGAGAAGCTTGCATATCAGTTAACAATCCTCTAATTCCTTTTTCAACCTGAAACACACCAGTAGTTTTACCATACCTAAATAATGTCCATGTCTTTTCATCATCAAGGGGAATATTGTCAATATCTAAATCAATACCTCGATTTTCTTTAATTAACTGAACTGTGTTTTCAATTACTGATAAAGTACGTAATCCCAATAAATCAAACTTAACAAAACCAATTAATTCTAACTCATGCATATCTAGCTGGGATACAATCTCGCCTTCCTGTACTCGCAAAGGTACATAATCAGTAATTGGAACAGGTGAAATAATAACCCCAGCAGCATGAGCAGAATCATGGCGTTTTAATCCCTCTAACTTAGCTGCATAATCAATAACTTTTTTATCAAAAGGCAACTCATCGTATTCTCTTAAATCGTTGAGAGTAATTTCATCAGGTAAATTCTTGGTGAACTTATTAATTTTACTAAAGTCATAACCCAAAGTTCTTGCTACATCTTTAATGACGGCTTTCAAAGACAAAGTTCCAAATGTACCTATATGGCAAACTTTATCTCTGCCATACTTTTCGTACAGATATTCGATGACTTCATGTCTGCGATCATCCGCTATATCGACGTCAATGTCTGGAAGAGAAACTCTGTCAGGATTTAAAAACCTCTCAAATATTAGATTAAATTCTATTGGATCTATATCAGTTATTCCAACTAAATCAGAAACCAAACACCCACCTGCACTGCCACGACATTTGCCAACTCTAATTCCCTGTTTTTTGGCCCACTTAATTATATCTCTCAACACCAAAAAATAAGTAGAAAATCCTAACTTGCTAATTATATCCAATTCATAACTCATTCTTTCGTAATACTCATCAAAGTTAGGTTTATCTAAGTACTTCTTAACTAAATTAACTTTACTTATTCTTCTTAAGTATTGATCTGCTGTCAAATTTTTTGGCGGCGAAAATTTTGGAAACCTGTATTTAGTTTCTTCAAGCTCAGATATAATTAAGTTGCACTTATTTGCTATATCTAGTGTGTTATCTAATGCATCTAATCTATTTTTAAATACACTCTCCATCTCTTCAGGAGAAAGTACATAGAATTGATCACTGCTCCAGAATCCCTCGAAACCACCACCTTCTTCTAACTCTTCTAATGTTTTACCGACCTGAATACATAAAAGAACCCTATGCGCCTCCGCATCCTCTTTACTTAAATAATGAGCATCAGTAGTCGCCACAATCGGTATTCCATTTCTGTCAGCAATTTCATAAAGGTAGGGAAGTACTTTAGCTTGTTCAGATAGTCCATTATTTTGGACTTCTATATAAAAATCATCTCTAAATATATCAAGATATTTATTCACGTACTCTTGGGCTTTATTAAAATCCCCATTTAAAAGCATTCTAGGTATATGACCTGCAACACAAGCACTAAGAGCAATAATTCCTTCTTTGTATTGTTTAAGCATTTCAAAGTCAAGTCTGGGTTTGTAATAAAACCCTTTTATATGCCCAAGAGAAGTCAACCGAACCAAATTTCTATATCCTTCAAGGTTCTTAGCAAGCAAAACCAAGTGACAAATTTGGTCTCTATCTTTAACATTTATATTATCAACAACATAAGCTTCAAAACCAATAATAGGCTTAATTTTTTCTTCGCGGCATTTTTTATAGAAGTTAGGCACTCCCCCCATAACTCCATGGTCAGTGATAGCACAAGCCTCCATACCCATTTCTTTCACTTTCTTGATATATTCTTCAGATCTAATCATTCCATCTAACAAAGAATCATGAGTATGGACATGAAGTGGAATGTACTTTGCCAACCTCACCACCTTGCTTTACCCTTAACTTTTAGCCCTAACCCTTTCTTTGTTTGATTTCACCAGTGTGAGGGTCGATTTCTAAAGTTATAGTCTCAAATTCTTGCTCGATACCACTCTCTGCTAAGTTACTACCACAAAAAGGACAATTGCTATAAAGAGAGTGAGAAAACTCATAAAATTTCTTACGACAACTAGGACAGGTAGTCTTAGAAATATCAACTGAAATACTACTCAATCTTGAACCTCCTCATTCCTCAAAATTGGTCATTACTACTCCGTCAATAAGAGGATTAAGTTCAACTTGCATACCATATATTTCTTTTATATCACAATTATAAACATCAAGATAAAAAGAGGTAGGCACCATTTGATTATACTCAATTTCTAAACTATTCATCTGTTCTTGGCCCAAGATAACTTTCGTTGGTCTTTTCCCCATCTTTAAATATTCCTCATAAACATCAAGTATTAACTTAGATAATTTACGAGAAGGTATTTTTACCCTTTCATAAGTAACATAAAAATTCAACTTTACCCAACCTAACTTACGGAGTATTTTTTCTACTACCCGCCCCAAAAAATTTCGGGGCGGGGCAAAAATCAATTCATCTCCCCAACGAACAGTCTCTTTTGGTAAATAATTAATTATGATATTATACAAGAAAATCACCCACCAACTTATTATTAATATTTCCTTTCAACGGGAAACCAGCCGCATTAGGATGTCCTCCGCCGCCAAATTTTTCAGCTATCTTAGAAACATCAACTTTACCATTAGAACGTAAACTTGCTTCCATATTTACAGGATCAATTATCGTAATATAATCACAAGAAGTAGTTTCAAAAGCTTTTTGTCCTATATAACTAGCATATTTTTTATCAGCTATAACAAAACCAACAAAATTTCCATTCTTATCTGTTGTCCATATCATAGTAGCCAAAACTTTATTTATATATTCTTCACGCTTTCTATAGCCATGGTCTATTATCAATTGTTCAAATAAATTAAATCGTACTTCTGGATTATCTAAAAATCTATTTACATAAGCATCATGTCCAACTACTTTATAAAACATATCCATATCAGAAGATAAAGGATTTTTCTTTAAATACAAATCATAATCATTTGTAAGTTCTACGAAATCCAAATAATTACCTAAAACACTCAAAATATCTTTATTATAGATTCGATTAAGAGGATATTCTTTGTATATATAACCATCAATTAGATACTTATAAAACAAATAAGTAGCACATTTACTAGTATCTACAGTAGCCCATTTATAATCGTTCAACCACAAAGAAGTTTTGTGATGATCAATAAGTTTTACGTTACCACGTCGATCAAGCTCTTCAATTATGTCTTTATCTTGATCTTCTTTAAAACTTAGATCAGTGATAAAGATAAAAGAAGAATCATCTTCTTCAATAAACTTACTAAGTCTATCTTTCACATCCTTATAATTGCACTTAAAATATAGTGAAATATATGAGCTAAAGATTTTGTCATAGAGAACTTCACAACCTGCCCCATCTATATCTTCGCCATGAGTAAAAAGTGCGAATTTCGCGCAAATCATTTCTTTATCCAAATAATAAGGCATCGTACTTTTATCTACTATTTCCTTAACGGTTTCCATAAATATTTTCCTCCCTTATCTTTTCCTTAATAAAATCAGTTAGATAATCTACATAATTCTTGGCCTCAAAATAGTTATCAAAAACTTCTTTCCTATCAAAAGGAACAAAAATTCTTTTAAATTCTCCCCGCGAAATTTTTGTTATTTCGAGTTCACGATAATAGTTAAGCCTAACATCAAGCTGTTTTTCAAGTCTATCAAAAAATTTACGATATTTAATTTTCCATGGTAAAAGATGTCTTATTTCTCTTAAAGGAATAGCCATAGTGTCAAGAGATCGGGGAGGAATTTCTTTTCTGAAAACCTTCATGCCCGTTTTAATATCCCTAGTAATCCACTTAGATGCCACCCAATTCTTATAAACATATGCATAAAAAGGATGCTCTAAAATTTCAAAGTCATACTCATCAGGTGGCTCCCGCCATTCCAACTCCTCTAACTCATGAGGAATTTTTTCGCCGTCAAGAAAAAATTCAGGCTCGACTGTTGAACTATCTTTTACCCACTGGTTTCTAGGACATTTTTTATCAAATAAGTAAACTTCGTAATTCTCCCAGACCTCTTGACACACCTTATAATAAGTGCCTTTTCCTTTAACTATATATCCTTGTATTTTCATTTTCCATCATTCTTTATTCCTTATTTTTCTTTTTCTTTTCGAACTTAGGACAAACAACAAGATCACCAAAAATTATAATTTTACCAGATGATTTTTTCTTAACCTTTTTGACAGCCTTGCATCCTCTCATGCAGTCATCGCATATTTTTTGATATTCAAGAATCTCCTCGTTCTTTTCTCTCTGCATAGATACCAACTTATCCAACCCCCTCAACTACTTACCTGTACTACCAAACCCACCTTTGCGTTCAGTTTCAGACAATTCGTCAACCTCAACGTATTCTACTTCAGGAACAGGTTTAACTACAGCCTGAGCAATGCGATCTCCTGCTCGTATTTTAAAAGGTCTCTTGCCGTGATTAATTAAAATAACACCAACCTCATTTCTATAATCAGAATCAATAGTACCTGGACTGTTTAAAACAGTAATTCCATACTTCAAAGCTAATCCACTGCGAGGTCGAATTTGCATCTCATATCCTTCAGGAATTTCGACACATATTCCCGTCCTAACTAAAACAGAACAACCAGGTTTGAGTATAAACTCTTTTTGGAACTCTTTATTGCCATATTTAAAATCAACTGCAACTAAATCAACACCAGCACTTCCTGCTGTGGCCTTTTTAGGAATATTATCAATACCACTAGCCCCGCCGATTTTTTTAACTTTAATCTGTACCAAAAAACTCACTCCTTAATTAATTTATTTTTATAGTAGGGTAGGGGAGGGTAGGGTAGGGAGGGGGAGAAACTTCTAATACAAAACCCCCAACCATAGTAAAATTTTAGCGATTAATAAAAATAAAGTTATAATCCCCACCACCCAAGCTCCTATACTGCATAGCCACGCAATTGATATAGAAGTAGCAGATAAAATAGGCTTATCAGATACTGCGCCCAAAGCAGCAAAACCAAAGATAAAAACATAAAGCCCTATAAAACTCAAAACTGCCTTCCACACCCAACAATTAATAAAAACCTCGTTTACATCCAATCAAACCCCTCCTAATAGAATTCAAATGTATTCCAATTAATAACCATTTCCCATTCCACATAGTTTACTCCAGAACCCACCATGAAGTTAGCTATTTTCAAGGTTCACAAACTTCCAAAACAACAAAAAATGTCGTCGATTTTTAATAATGTGGAATGCCTTCGCGCCTCGCATAGCGAAGGATTTTTAAGGCTTAGTGAGTGCCACTATACCATTGTAAGGATATAGCACTTCTCACTTTTAGGACGCGGAATCGCCCTAGTATCTAATTATCTATTGCTCATCACCTCCTTATATCTTCTTAAATTTTCTATTCGGAAATTCATAATTTCTTCTTACAGGATTCCATTTAGACACGATAGAATAGTACCCAATTACCCTCGTCATGTAATCAATATCTTTACTACCACATTTGGGGCAGCTTTTAGCGTTACCACCGACAGTAACTTCACCACATCCCTTGCAGATAATATAGCCGTAATTGATTGCAAAATGAGTTACACCATGTTTTACACACTGTTTAATCAAGAACTTCATTTTTTCAGGATCGGTTATTTGTTCTTCAATATTTAAATGTAAAATTCCGCCACCTGAAGTTAATTCCATGAATTTACCTGTAACTTCAATTCGATCAATAATATCAACATCAGCAATAAGAGGGAAGTACTGGTTCGAATATAGCTCAAATGGATTATCGCCAAAAATTATTTTGTCTTTTTTAGCAAGTGTTACAGCAGCCGATTCAGCAGGAATTTCTTCAACATTAAAGGCCCAACCTGTTTGTTCATAAAACTCATCAGCTTTGTTGTTGATATACCTTAAAACTTCTTCAGTAAACTCTTGGCCTTCTTTGGTGTTTATATCGAACCCCGCAAATTTATTCATTTCATATATACCTGTAATTCCAATAGTGCTGAAAAACATACTTTGATTAAACCATTTAAGTGGCTCAAAAAACTTGAGAAAACCTTGTTTAATTCTGCGATTTAAAATTTCTTCTCTGTGCACTAACAAAAAGTCTCTTGCAATCTCCAGTCGATTATCGAGCAATCTATAAAATTCTTCTCTTGTTTGAGCTTGTCGTGCAATGCGGGGCAGGTTAATTGTTACAACACGATGGCTCCCAATCGAAACTCCACCATTGCCAAAAGTATCAGCTCGTTTTTTACGCATTTCTTCCATGTTGTTTGTTAATCTACAACAAGAACAGAGCTTCTCACCATCATTTACATAAATATTAAAACAAGCCTTGTCTATATTGTTACTGCAAGTCCATTCCAAAAAATCTTTATCAAGAATTTCATTATTTTCATCAACCATCAAATTTACTGTAGTAACAGGAAATCTATATGCAAGCCCTGTTGCTGGATCTCCTTTTGCCATTATTTCCCCAAAAATTTTTTGGACTTTCATTATATATTCAAAATCAGGCTTACTACCATCTGGATATACGTAGTCACCAAAAACTTTTTTAAGATTTTCTCGACAAAATAATGAAATATTTGTAAAAGGGCTTTCTGACCCCAGTCTAAACTTATTATTAACAACATGAATAAACTTCTGAAAATCATTCTTAATCTTATACTCCGATAAATTTTCTTTTTTGGCATAATAACAATAATTAACTATCATATCGGCTGGGGCTAAGGCCCCCGCGAATTCTTGTGATAAGTCCATCGTACTTTCAATTACCTGAGCAATAAAAGAATCAGCTCTCTTAGGTGGCAAAGAGTGCAGTTGCCCATACCTACGACCATCATTCATTATATGGGCTGTACTGAACGCAACGCAGTACGGCTTTTGGATGTTACTTCCTGACGAATCATGAAAATACAAATCACCCTTCCAAAGAGAACGCATCATCTGATTCGCCCTATGTATTCCAAAACGCTTCTTAGCATACCTCCACAAAAGATAATGACCTTCAAGTTTTAAAATTCCTTTGGTAATTTCAGCACTGTAATTGTTGGGGCATTTATCTTCATTTGCATTGGCATTTTGGTCAACGGTCATATCTTGGACATCTTTTGTAAAATAGTTATAAGACATCAAACCTACATCTGTTTTATCTAAGCTTACCCCTTCTAAATCTAAAAGTTCTTTTCCATATTTAGTGTTTTTAAATTGCTCGTACAAGTAATCAAATTCTGGCTCAAAAGTTGCTCTTAGTTGCATATATATTATCGCCTCCTATCTATGACTTGTTGATTAGAAGAGGCGGGAAACGAATTTGTCTTTAGTTCATCCACATAAGCCCCCGCTATTATTACATCGCACAACCTTACTATATCTTCTGGAATTTCCTCATAATCAAAACCAGTATACAACCATACTTCAATATCTAATTCATTTAGTTTTTTCAGTAAATCTCTTAAGGCTTCGGGTTGTTCAAGCGGTTCTCCACCCATTAATGCAACTGAATCATACCAATCCCGATTATTTTTTACCCGCGAAATTATTTCGTCTGTATCAGCTTCACGACCACCATCATGATCCCACAACTCAGGATTGTGGCAGTTATAACAATGTCTTGAACACCCCTGAAAAAACACGCTTAAAGTCAATCCAGGGGTGTCCGTATCATTGATTGTAGTGTTTAATCCTCCAAGTCTAAATTTCATCTTTATTCGCCTCATCCATTAATTTAGAAAGAAAGCCACAAAGAGTATTTTCTCTTAAATTATCCTCAAATTTCTTAAGTATCTTCTCCTCTATATCTCTTGTTGCATCTGGTGGTATATCTGGCAAGTTAGTACATATATCAACATCAGGGCAAAAAACACAATGTTCTTGACAGGCAGCACGTATAAACCTAAGCCTTTCTTCAGTAAGACCTTTCATAATTACCCTCCTTACTCAACAAAAAATACAAATCCATTACCCACAAAGCTTCTTTTGCCAATTAATCTCGGTTCATAAAGCTTTGCTTTGGTTTTTTCGATTGAAATTACTTGGTCATACAGATGATTCTCATTAAATACTTCACAAATTAATGTTTTAGAAAGTGTCATCACTCTTACATCTGTGAATAACCTTTTAATCCTAAGTATATCGGTTTGGCTTCTACTCTTTAAGTTTTTAGGGTCTTCCTCATATATTTCTCTTAGCCCCCCGATTTTTTTCTCTGGTGCATAATTGAGTAAATTTATCTCCTCTAAAGCATTGCTTAAAGGCGAATCAAAAAAACCAATATTGTCTCTAAAGTTCTTAAGTCCCTTTTTAGTTATTACATATAGAGTAAATAAGTAATCAGAATCCTGAATAGAAGTATTTATTATTGTTGGAATACCAATTGAAAGTAAGAGTATCTGTAATTCTCGAATCAAGTCAATATAAGGAGAATACAACTTAATAACTCTCTTATTTTTCAATTCTTCTACTAAACAACAGGCTGAAAAAGCTCCCCTCAAAAATGGATATATCATCTTTCTTCCCCCGCGAAAAATGAGAGAGGGAATTTGAGGAATACCTTCAGAACCTAATAACCCAACGCTAATCAGCCACTTAAACAGTGTATTGGACTGATAACCAAATGCACCTGCACTATGAAGACCCAATCCTTCTATTTTCTCATAATCACTTATCCCAAAAAGTTTTGCCGTTAAACCTATCAGATAATTTTTTATTTTTTCGTTGCTATATATAAACCCAATTTGAGCCTTTTTATCTTTTTCGGGGTAAAAAAGAATCCCCCTGAATAAAAAATATCCAAGCCACTCTGCCAACTCTTGTGTTAATCTTGTAGGCAAAACCATGTCTTCATCATCTAAAGGCTCTTTTAACAAAGTCGGTGAAAAATCATCAACATAATCAGGATAAGAATTCATCTGTAAGACAACCCAATCGCCACCCTGTAAACTTTCCATGCGCCTCCAGCTATAATTTCCAGTAGAATTAACAATTCTTACCCTTTGATCAGGAGAAGCAATAACAGAATAACCAGTTAATGTTGTTATTCTGATAGCTTCTCCTTTGCCAAAAAACAGGTATCCCTCAAATGTAGTCTCATAATTATTTAAAGCTCTGATAAACATATCTCGCCCAACAGGATATAAAATATCTCTCCTATGTTGTTTATCTTTAATAAAAGCAGAAAAAGGGAGTATGCCCTTTCTAGTCACTAACAAAGTTTCTTCAGCTATAGGCACCTTTACTCATCCTCTTCGTCTTCTTCTGGATCATAAATTTCTTCAACAATAAAAGAATAATAATAAGTCTTCCCTGCTTTATATACGTTAAATCTTCCCATACAATGCAAAACATCGCCTTCTTCGTATTCTTCTAATATACTTAATATGTCTTCATCAAAAGCCTTAATGTTCACGTAAGTAGGATATTTTTCTCCGTCTGTCGGCGGTATTTCTAAACTTGCTATAAAAAAGTCAGTATTTTTGCCTTCCCTAAATTCTGGATTAACTAAAGCTCCTTGTAAATAACACTCGTTAATTCCCTTGAAATCATAAGTTTTCCTTTGTCCTCTTCTCCTTCCATTACTTCTCCTTCCATTACGCTTTTTGGTTTTCCGCGCCATCAATAAACCCCCTTAAACTATTTTTTTTGCCCTTCCAAAACTCAACCAAAATTCTTTTAAAGATAAGTCATCAGGGTCTTTCCCGCAGGGAAGAGGAATACGATAGATATTGCACAATCCCTTTAACTGTTTCGCAACTCTTTTAGTTCCTTTCTCACCTCCTTCATCAGAATCTAACATAAGATATACATTCTCAACATAGGGTAATATTAAGCTTCTTTGATATTTAGTTAGGGAGGTTCCCATCAGTGATACTACATTTCTTACTCTAAAAGTATAGAGTCTCATCACATCAAAAAAACCTTCTACAAAAATAACACTTTTCTCTCTCTTGATATAAGGCAAAGCTCGATTTAAATTATAGAGTACGGCCCCTTTTTGAAAGTCAACTAAATGTCTGTATTTGCCGTATTTATTAATTAATTCTTTGTTGTCAGTAGCAAGTCTTCCACTTAGACCAACTAAAGAATTATCTAAATGCTCCACGGGAACTATAACTCTGCCTGGAAAATCATCTTTAATTTTGTGTTTTTCATTAATGCCGTATCTAGAAAAACCTATAGAAAACACACTTATAATTTTTCTACTGTATCCTCTTGTATACAGGTACGATGGTTCTTCTTTATAAAAAGGAGCAATAGTATCATAATTAAGCGTTTCTAAATCAATGTGTGTATCTTTATCCGATTTAACTGTTTTAATAAAGTTAGTATTGTCTACTGCGTCGTAAAGTTCTTTGTTATAGGAGAAATCTATTTCATCAAGGGTTATATTGATATTGCAGAATGAAAGCAAAATTGATATTACGTCTTTTAATGTTGCTCTTTTCCCTGCGATTTTTTTCTGCGCGAGATAGACAAAGCCGAAAATGTCTTTAGATATACCTTCCCCGCAATTTCGTGAAAAACAATACCACGTCATGGTGTCTGTATTAAAATAAAAAGACGTGTAGTTATCACCATCGTGCAATGGACAGCAACAACGTATGCCAGATGGAAATTTTTTAATTTTTCTTGCGCCATAAAACTCCAAAACTTTAACTACGTCTATATTTTGTTCTATTATCTGCTTTATTTCTAAAAAATGTCTTCTTTTTGACATTTTTCTGCCTCACCACATGTTCCCATCCTGTATAATTTCTTCAGAAATACTTTAACTACATCTATATTTTGTTCTATTGTCTGTTGCTTCCACCCCACATAAACGAACTCTATTTAATCAACAACATTGCTGTTTCCACCCAACATAACCTTATTAGAAACCAATCTGTACTATGTCCCACTCATCTGCCACTTCTACGTTTCCACCCGATATAGCCTTATTAGAAACTCTAGCATTGACTGATGGTTGGTTCAAGCTGGCCGCGTTTCCACCCGATATAGCCTTATTAGAAACCCCATTTCGAAATCTAGTATTCTCAAGGATTATAAATCCTCAAAACAACAAAAAATGTCGTCAATCTGTATTAGTATTAGGGTGCCCCTGCGCCTCGTATAGCAAGGGATTTTTTAGGCTTGGTGAGCGTTATCATGTCACTGCAAGGATATGACACTTCTCACCTTCAGGACGTGAAATCGCCCTGGTATTTAATTTTAACTCACATAATCAACACTCATAGCTATATTTCTAGCAGCATTATAATCAGCATGAGCCTCAAAACCACATTTCTTACACTTGAATTTCTCTTTATCTCTATTTTCTTTGTCTATATATCCACATTTCGAACATTTAATAGAAGTATTTTTAGGGTCTATGAAACACACCTCAATACCTTCTCTTTCGGCTTTATACTTTATTTTTTGCTGTAAATCATAATAAGGCCAGTTTTCTAAAAAGAATGAAGTATTACCTGTGTCTTCACCTATCTCAGATAAGTCTTCTAAATGAATTTTAGCTACCTTGAATTTTAAAGCTTTATCAACTATTCGTTTAGCTATCTTATGATTTATTGTGTTTCTATAATTTTTTATCCGCCCTGAAAAAATTTCCACAGGAAGTAATTTGCGCTTTCGGCCATGTCCTGTTTTCCCGCCTGATTTCTGAATGCTAATTTTTCTCTTTTTCAATCTTCTATTAAACTCTTTAATCTCACCCCCTTTATAAGGATATCTCGGCTTAGGATCATCATTAAGAGCACAATAGGCAGTATAATTAATACCTAAATCAATTCCCATTACTCTATCCTTAATAAATTCATGTCTCTTATCTGGAACAAAGGAATAAGAAAAGATACACATCCATTTCTTTTTCTTCTTTTTTTTTATTTGTCTTATTTGTAATACGCCTTGTTTATATTCACCCGATATAATTCTATCTAATATGGCTTTTTTAGACTTATCCAGCTTATCTAAAAGAATTTCAAATCTCGTTTTTTCTTTCTCTTTGCTATATAAAGTCAATTTAACTACAAATCTACCTTCTTTATTTCTTCTAATTTCATAGTTTTTATTATATACAAGTATAGGATAACCCAACTTAACACTTGGAACAGAAGCCTTTAATTTTCGAATTTCTGGCAATTCTTTCTTCCACAACTTCATTGCAGCTTGCTGTATCTGTGATATATTAGCTGAACTTACTTCTGAAAATTTTTCTCTCAACTTATGATAAACATAATTTCTAAAAGTCATTCCGAAAACATCTTTTTCACTTGGAAAATTGCCGTATTCTTCCTTATATTTAAACTTTTCTTTATCCCACTCCCAATAGAGTTGTATGGTATAATTACAGGCAAGTACGGTCTTAAACCTTAAATCATGTAATACTTTACCAAATTCTTCCCATTCGACATCTAAAGGTCTCTTAATCACCGCACCCACGCATTGCGTGATTTCCTTACTAATCCTTACCGCCCCCTAGCAAAACCCCAAAATGAATTCCATTTACATATTACTTAAAGTCTATTCCATATCATTTTCGCAACTCTAATTATAGCAACTGTATATCTAGTGTCAAGTATAATTTAAAGTTAATTTTTATTTTTATTTGAATCAGATTCTAACATTCTCCTCTTGAATAAAATATTGCATAATATAACCAAAACCATAGACTTTAAAAAACTTATTTTGGGCAAACCAAAAAGATAGGGAAGTAGTTCATTCCAACACAGCATCACCAATAAACTATCCAACAACAAAACTATTACTAATGCTATAAAGCCAATCATTAAATCTCTCATAATCATTCCTCCTTTTATACCCGCGAAATTTTTTTAGAATTCTTCTTCAAGCACTTTACTTTCACCCATATAGAAATTACCTAATTCCTCCATTCTTAAAGAAGAATAAATATTGAACCACCCTTCATATTCGCAACCAAATCGAGAAGGGCCAGCTTGGATAATAAAATTGCCCTCTTCCTCTTCGCGTTCTTCTTCAGTCTTCCAACGTTGAAAAAATAGGTAGTCTGCATTCTGTAATATCAAATCAGACTCAGCTACATGGCCCTCACCAAGGGTTTTTTGGTCAATAGCTAACCTATTAAGCTGCACAGCAGTCAATACAGGTATATTTAATTTTGCAGATATAGCTTTAAGTTTCATGGTTACATCGCCAAGTTTTTCTCTTTTAGAACGATATTTATTATCGTCTTCGGGTTCTTTAATATAATCAAAAACAAGCAGTTTAATATTTTCTCTTAAGTAGTATTTTCGTGCCAAGTACTCAATTTCATCAGTAGTGAAAACAGGTATGTGCTTATGGAATAATTTTTTACCCCGCAAAAATTTTTTGGTTTTTTCTATAGCTTCCCGATATTTTTTAACATTGATAAAAGTACCATTTTGAATCATTTTTTCAGGCACGCCAGAAGAAATAGCCAACAAACGTATCTGCTGAAGTTTTTTATCTAACTCAGTATCAAGAAGAAGAACATTACCCACATTCTTAGCAACATAAACGGCTATATTCATCAGCGTCCCTGATTTAAAGTTCTTCGAACGAGCACCAATTACATAAAGCCTATTACCCACAAGACCGCCTGTAGCCCTATTAAATTCTTTAAAAGGGGTAGGGATACCATAGACTTCTCCTGGATTTTTGGTTCTTTCTTCAAGAAGGGTATCAAAATCTTCTAGTAAGTTTTCTACACCATCTCCATACTTTGTTTTTAATGAAATATCAACTAGTTTGCTTTCTTGTTCCGCCAAAAATTTATCTAAGTCATTTGTTTCAGTGTTTAAGGCTTCTTCCTGTATCTCATATCCTTTAACAAAAATTTGGCGGCGGACATAATAAAACTTCAACTGATCAAGATAAAATCTCAAATTTTCTTTAGGACTATTAACATCTTCAAGTGCTTTTAAATAATCTCTACCCCCGATTTTTTCTAAAATACCATGTTTTTTGGCTAAATCAGAGAGAATATAAGTATTAATCTTGTAAAGCCCTTTCTTATTAGATAAATAACTATAAATAAGCTTATAAATTTCTCTGTTTTGAGAATTAGAAAAGTAATCCACATTAACCTCAGAAAAAATGTCATAATAAAGGTCTGGATGGTTTATCAATATAGAAAGAACAGACCTTTCAGAAGCTACATCGGAAATCTCATCCATTTTCTGCCTGAGTTCAGAAGGGAGCCTCAAAACTTAAGACTCCCTTCGTTCACTTATTAAATCACTTTGTATCCTTTTCAGAGCATTCAATATTTCTCTATGATACTCAGGCATTTCATGGAGAGATTCCCGAATGCTTTTTATCAACTTGTATTTTTTTTCTATCTCTTTAATTTCTGGATCTTGCGCCGCCAAAGCTTTCTTTTCTTTGAGTGTCTTAGCTTTAATATCAGCAACTCTAGCCATTAACTTCTTTTCGTATTGATCTCTCAAATAATTTTCTTCAATTTTATAGAAATTTCTTTGTTGGGCAAGATATGTGATGTATTGAGACAGCACATAAATATATCTATCTAAAGTCTCAAAATCTAAATCCTCTAAATCATCATAAGTTAACATCATTACCTCCTTAAATTTTTTAAGAGGAGGGAAGATATAAATGTTCTTCTCTTTAAGTATTTTCTCTACCTTCTTTCTCATTCAAAATCCCTGCCAGCCGTCAAAAGTCTATTAAGATCTAATTTGATCTTAACCTCCATAATATCACCTTGCTTTATTCTATCCATGTTTCCCAAATTTGCATAGTATCATTATCACAAACCGTTTTGTAATTAGGTTCTCTGTAGTTCCATATTATAGTCGGATTTTGCTTTAATACCTTTCCTTCACCATTACACACAGGGCAAAGCTGTGCCTTGCCGCTTACTTCTACCCAACCTTTGCCGTTACAACCATGACAAGTTTTGTACGGATTGGTATCGCAAGTGCCATAAGAATAGTAATAAATTTTTTCACCAGGCCAAGTATAATCTCCGAAATAGGGTGGGTAGTTTGGGCAAATACGAATAACATCTTCAGGTATTAAAAACCTGTGGGACATAAAGTCACCTCCTTCTTCTATTCCCCAACCACATTCATTAACCTCTGTTTTACGTATTGGGATGATTTAAAATCCCCGCCTTTATTCTAATTTCATGTTCTAGTTCATTTGCTATATTTTTATTTTCCGCGAAAAATTTTTTGCAGTTCTCCCTGCCTTGGGCAATATTTTCATCCTTATACCTAAACCAAGCACCAGACTTAGTTAAAACCCCATACATAACACCCAAATCAACCAACTCAGACTCTCTCGAAATACCTTTTCCGAACTTAATATCGTAAAAAGCTTCTCCAAAAGGAACAGCTAATTTATTTTTCACTACTTCAGCCCTGATTTTGAGACCAACAGGATCTCCATTACTATCTCTAATAACAGATTTTTTGGGACTCTCGGCAAAATCTAACCAAATCCTCATAGAAGCCCCATGCCTTAATGCCCTGCCACCTGGAGTAGTAAGTCCGCCACCTCCAAACATGCTAACTTTTTCGCGAACCTGATTTAAGAAAATCAGTGATGTCTTTGATTTCCTAGCAAGACTTAAGAGCTTACGCATAGATTTAGACATTATCTTTGCTAAAGAGCCGACTTCTTCTTTAGAAAAATCCTCTTCAACTTCCTTTTCTGAAGGCATCATTGCAACACTATCAAGGACAATAACCCCAAGTTCTCCTGAACGCAGTAGAGCTTCAATTATATTCATTGTAGTCTGAGCTGTATCAGGCTGTGAAATCAACAAATTATCAAAGTCAACGCCAATAGCAGTAGCATATCTCTTATCCAATGCGTGCTCACAGTCAACAAAAGAACAACAAAGGCCCATTTTTTGAGCCTCGGCAATAATATGTAGGGCAAGTGTCGTTTTTCCTTTTGATTCCTCCGAAAAAATTTCTACTAATCTACCCCTTGGTATTCCTCCTATACCTGTTGCAATATCAAGCGAAAGAGAGCCAGAAGGAATAACATCAATGTTAACAATTTGCTTTGAATTACCCCACATAATTGCTTCCTTGCCGTAGTCTTTACGAATAGCATCTAAAGCAATACTAAGCGAAGTTTTTTCCTTTTCCATTAACCTCATCCCTACCTTGCATTTTTAATTATTTCAAAAAGTTCTTCTTTAGTAATATCTTTAGCTTCTTTATCAGACATACGAATAAGAACAATATTATTTTTTAAAGCCCAAATATTCTTCTTGTCATCTCGAACTATCTGCTCTCGAAATGCTGACTTACTCGAATAAAAAAAGCTATTGTAACTATTATGTTGTGCACCATCTATTTCAAGAGCAATCTTAAACCAAGGCAAATAAAAATCAACAAATAATCTAGTACCATCATCAAATCTTATAAAATACTCCGTTCTAATCACTTGAAGGGGGAAGAGACATTTAAGTAATTTCTCAACTCTCTTTTGTCCTTCGCTTTTCATGTCTTAATGAAATTACATTATTTTTCTTCTTCCCCCTGGCTTTTTTATATCCATCAGGTACATTGTCTCTTTTGAAAAGAGAATAATCCTTTGAAGCAGTTTTGTCTAACTCAACAATAAGACCACTATTTAAAAATTCCTCAGTTAAGTGAACAGTAATATTTTTTTCTTTGTCTACCTCATACGTAAAATAACCATAATTTTCGAGTATATTTAACACAGACAAAATATCACTTAAAAGAGCGTAATATAGGTTCTCATCATCTAAAAGCCATTCTTCAGGAGTTATAACAACTGTATTACTATTTTGTTTTTCTGCTTTTTCTAATATATAGCTAATTATTTCAATTACAGTAGAATCTAGTTTATTCAAAAATTCCTGCGAAAAATAATACAAATTATCACCTCTTTTTTTACTGTTTTGTTATTCTTCCTGTGGGAGGTAACTGATTAACAGCAGCCTCAATACTAATCTTGATCAGCTTCTTTCTATTCTCAGTAATCTCGATATCTAGTTCTCTAAGGATCTCAAGAACAGTATTGTATGCTACTTCTTTTTTCATCTTATTATCTTCAAATGTCATAGTCTGTTCAATGTACCTAACAGTAATTTGGCTAATCTCAAAAATTAATAAAACATCTTCTTTTTTCTTTTTATCTTCAAATTTTAAATCAGATACAATAAGTTTAACGATCTCTAGTAATTGAGCAGTTAGTCGAGCATCGTCCCGATTAAGATAACCTTTACGCTTAAAATAGGGGATTAGGCCAAACCCAAGAACAATAACCCCAACAACTAAACCTAAAATTATTAAAACATCAATATTAGCCAAAATAAACTCCAAAGGATGCTTCCCTCCTTTCCAAGTGTACTTCAATTTTCAGCTATGATTATAGCATTTGAATATCCATTGTCAAGTGTAATTTAACTCATTTATTTAGTTTTTTTATGGTTCTTTTTATCAACTCAAAAAACAGCCAATTTTCAACAGGTTCTCTCATTTTGTCCTTCCAAACATCTGGATTATTTATAATTTTTTCTTCCGCCAAAAATTTTACAGCTTCTTGACCCAGCTTGACTCGCCAATCATCCTTTTCAGACATACTCTTTCTCACTTCTTCCTTAAATTTTTGCCACTCATCAGGATGATTAACAAACCAACGATGACAATCCTTCCAACCCACTACTTCCTTATGAAGCCACAAATCATCAGCAGTTAAATTATGTCTTTTTAAAAGTTCTTTGCAAAGATAAAGTAGGGAGGAGTACGTATCATTTGTCATACGCCCCTCCCAATCTAAAATACAACATTCAATTCCTATTGTACAATTATTAGGATATATCGAAAGTCTTTTAAGAGCTTCCTGAGTATATGTTTTACTTCCCACATGATACGCCATTTCATCATCGGGGATACACTGAACAATTTCTCCTTTAAGTCCAATAATGTAGTGAGCAGAACAATATGTATTTTTTCTATCTTTTAGACTCTCAAAATAATCTCTATTATTTTTTGCAGTAGTTTTAGGATTAGCCGTCCAATGTACTACAACTCCTTTAATACCTTTAAGTTTTATACCTGGACGCGAATATTTATTTATTGTTAAAAAATCTTTAGTAATCAACTTCACTCCCCTCCAAGATTACAAATCATATTTTGAAACTTCTTTATTAACAGCCGATTTAACCTTCTCAAAAACCTTAGAAACACTATTTACTGCGTTAATTCCTGCAACAGCAAATATTAAGAACTTCAAAAGTTCTAATAAGTTATTAGAAAAATCACCATGTGTATGATATGCGTAGAGAGCATATCCAAAACCTATTATAAGCAAACAAAGGAGAACGGAAAATCTTGTTTCATCAACTGAAAGCCCATCTTTCCAAAAATTCATTATGACCCCTCCTCACAAAAAATTTCGCGGGGGAAAAGATTACAAAAACAAATTCTTAACTCCCCAAGCAGTTCCCAAGAGACCTAAAACAACTATAACTATCTTTGATACTACATCTAAAAGACGAACAGTATTAGTTTGATTATTACTAATAGAAGTATTAAGAGTCTTCAATAACGATTTCTCAATTCTATCGTTCTGTTCAACAAGAGATTTCAACATGGTTTTAGTTTCAGCCGAATCAACGCGCTGTTGAGTAATTTGCTCTTTAATAACTTTTATTTCCTCCTCAAGCCTTTCCTGTCTTTTTTCAAACATATCTTGACGATTCTTAACCTGTTCAACTTCTTTTTCGAGTTCAGTAACTTTGTTATTTCCCTCGCTCAAGGAAGAAACACCTCCAATTTACACATTTTTTCTAACAATAATTTTCTTTCCTTCAGGAACCCATTCAACATTTAATCCAAAGGCTTCAAATGCGAACCTTAATGGAATCATGGTTCTTGCATATCCTTTCTTATCCGACTGCATCAGAGTTGGAGCAATATCCATTACAATTTCTTTAATTAATTTTTCTTCGCTAGCAGAGCAATCATAAATATAGAGATGTTTATTGCCGATTTGAAACACTGCTTTTCTACCTACAAATGGTTTTTCAACCCCCCAGAATTTTTGATAATCTGGATACTCAAATAGGGGATAACCGTTAATCATTTTATGGTCAAATAAAAGAAAGTGTCTACATTGCTCAATATTTGGATCTTCTCCGTGTAACTTTCTATATGTCTCGATAAAAACAGCAATTGAACTAGCCACAATAGGGGAGGAAGTAGAGGTTCCTCTAAAATATGTCATTTCTCCTGTATTGTCTCTAACCCAAACTCCTGATGGAGCTAAAATCTCTAAGTATTCTCCTCTAGTTGTATAACTAGCTATTTCACCTGTATCCATAGAAATAGCCCCAACCGCTATAACTTCTTCGTCCATATCTCCAGGAAATCTTACATTACGGTCTCCTGTATTCCCAGAAGAAGTTACAATCTTAATTCCTGCTTTATAAGCTTCTCTCGTTATTTCAATCATATCTTCCGTAACTTCTTGGGGAGGAATAGAAAAAGACATATTAACTACATCAACACCACGTTTAATACAATCTTCCAAATCTTTTATATATTGTGTTTCTATGTTATAAACCAAGGTAGGGTACGTATAATACTCAGCTTCACTTGCTATTTCAGAACAAACATCTAAAACCATTGTACCATGAGGAAAATTATAACTACTTCCGTTATAATTAACTGGAGTTACATTAAGATCAGGGAATAATTTTATTTCTGTAGGCTGATCCATTATTGCTATTTTTACTCCTTCTCCAGTACCCCAATATGGTTTATATTTAATATAATCCAAGGCTCTTTTCAATTTTAAACCTCCTTAAAAATAACGATTAGTTCTTCTCGATTTGGTTCTAACTTATACTTAAAATCATCAGGATTATTTTTAACAATATAATTTAACAAAACTAATTCCTTACTATAGTTTGTATATATTTCCACTTTCTTTTTTCTCTTGAAATCATATATACACCTTGACAACTTCATAGATCCTTTAGTACCCTTAGAACTCATTCTAATTTTAATACATGATGAATTAGGAACGTATACTTTATTTTTTTTAGTTTTTACATTGTTTTTACTAAAAAAAACTCTTGCTAATACCTCATTATGACTAGACATAATCATAAAATAGTTTACCGATAAAGACCCAATCCTATCTACATCATTAATAGTCAAATAAGGCTTAACTTTTTCAACCACAAAAATAAAATCACTAGAAATAATTTTATCAAGCTTAACCCTCATTTTAATTACTCCTCAGCTTTTATTTTTCTAAAATAATAACAAAGTTTTTTCCTTTATCTGTAAACTGTATTTCTGCCCTTGAAGGAGCATAATCACTAGCCTGATGAATAACATTATTATTTTCATCAGTAACTTCAACGGTTAACAACTCTTCTTTAGGTATACTATTTATAAGCTCATCAAAACTAATCTGAACATTCGAAAGTTCTATTCTTAAGATTTGTTTTTTAATTTCAAAATCATATAATTCTCTAAAATCAAGAATCTCACTCTGAAAAGTACTTGATGAATTGTTAATTTTTACATATAACATACCAATCTCTCCCTTCTGATTACTTATTTCTATTGTTTATATTCTTTCCTTTTTTTAAATCATCGTAAAGCTGTTCCAGATATGCTTTGCTAATATTAAAGGCACTGGGGCTAAATGATTCAAATTGCTTCGCATATCTAACAAATGTCCGAGCCGCTGAAATTAACCCAACAGTAGATTTATGAAAATCCAACATTGTCTTAATTCCCCTAGAAGTTCTTTTAATTTCTTCGTCTTTTATTGCGCTACCCCAATTATAAGTAAGTAAAGAGTAAGAATCTAGAAACTCTCGCGTAGAATCTTCTACTATATTAACAACAGTAAGTACTATCAAATCTTTATTTAATCTTTCAACCTTAACTTTTAGTGATTCAGGAACTTCATTAACATTGTTAGACATACGTTTTTCTAAATCTTCTATCACTTCTTTAACTACCTCACGAACATGACGTACCCTGCTTCCTAAAAATATACTTACATTAACATCTTCACTTAGTAAGAATATTAACTTATCTTTATGTTCTTTAAAACCCATACTTATCTAACTCCTTTCTAATTAATTCATGCTGATAAATTTGTGGTTCTGTCATAAGTTCAACAGCATAAGAATAAACTCCAATATCTAACATACCTTTAATTATCCCCACAGCTAATGCATGTTGCATAGCACACATTGTCGGTATAGGAGTGAAAGGGTCTCCAGTAATTTCATACTGGCTACCAAGACATCCTCCACTACACAAATCCCTAATTGAACAAGTTATACAATAAGCAGTTGATCTAAAATCATGGCTTACAACTCCAATAAGCAATTCAGGATTAATAGCCTCAATCCCAGTTATTCTCCCATTCTCCACTATAAAACGTCCATATTCTTGAGTTTCATACATAAGTCTATGACAGGGCACTAGAGCCAAGTCCCCCAATCTAACTGCTAGGCTTGATTGAATAGAACAAGCAAGTCCTCTACCATTATCTCCCAAAGTAGTCTTAAGAATATTGAAACCGTAAGGATGACATTTTAAAAAATCAATGTATTTTTCTTTGTTTCTCCCTACCTTATTAAACGCCCACTTCGTTAACCATACCACAAAATCATATAAGCCTTTACATTGCTTTCTAGTCCATTCAGCATTACGAACTTGTAAAAGATAAATTTTTCTCCAATCAATACCATGCTTACTCATCATTCCTTGAAACCACAAAAAATTCTTTTTCCACAATTCAATTCCTTCTGAATATACCATGGGATGAAGACCACAATCATTCTTCTTTACAAATTCAAACACTTTTTCATAGTATTCATCATCTCTGGGTTTATTTAAATCATAATCTATATTAGCTTTATAAGGTCTATTCTGCTCCATATACTTACCATCAAAACTAGCACTCAGATGAAATATGATTCCAATTTCCCTAAATTTATCAATATAGCTTTGGACTCTATCTGTTAATTCTTTATCCTGTATAAAGGTAAAATTAGTTGGAACACAAATATAGGAAATCTTAGCATCTTCTTGTACTCTTTTATATTTTTCATAAATCAATTCAATAACTTTATGTCCTAAATCTTGAGCAAATATTTCACCACTAAATAAGTCTAATCTTGGCCTATATTTATTACTTATTAACCAGTCAATAATAATATCTGTATTTTCAATTATCTTAGCTTCATTATATATCTTACTAGGATATAAACGGTGACCAAAATTATTAATATAGCAATATTTACACTTTAAATTACAACGAGGACTTATAATTAATTCTAATCCTCTCATATTACGATGTCCTTCTGGATGCCAATTTTTAAAATACATTTCTTCAAGAATATGATTAACTACAACATTATTTTCCAAGTGATAATCCATGCCCATTACCCCACCTTTCTAATAACATTTCTAAAAGCTCCTGAAATGCACCATTTGCAAGCAATCTAATTAACGACAACATTGGAAGATGAACACTTGTAGATTCTACTACAGAACCTATATAACATGTAATACCTGATAAAGCTACTCCAAGCAACATACAAAGATCATCATTATATAGATAAATCTCATCAGCCTGACCACACATAGCTAAACGTTTCACCGCAGCAGTTATAAAGGCCGCCCGTGCAGAAAAGAAGTCATGATACCCCCTAGTTATATAAAGTAACCGAAGTAAGTTAGTATCATCCCCAACCTCTACAACCAAATTTCTACTAGCCAACCTCTCTTTAGCTGAAGGATATTCCAAATAAGAATTACATATAAAATTTCTATGACACGGGTGAATGTCATTCTGAACACCCAGCGCAAAAGAAGCATCTGCTCCACCACAAGTTAATTCATGAAATCTTCCTGCTACTTCTTGATTAATTTCTATAAAGTGTTTTACTTTTGTAAGAGGTTGAGTAAATAAAGGCTGTTTATAATATTTAAACTGTGAAGTATCTACTCCCTTAGTATTACGTATCCACTGAGCAAGCTGTTTACCATCTTCTGATGTATGTTTCCCAGGAGTTACTATTGTTGGTAAAGGTGCTGGAATATAACCAAGAACACCATGCTTTTTTTTACATTTTCGCCTATAATCCACTAGTTCTTCAAAAAACTTATACCAACCTACTAACTTATTCAAGTCATTATTCATTTCTCTCATATTCTCACAAGTAAGAGTCGGCTTAAAATGAATATTAACTTTCTTTAAATTTCCATATTTTCTAACGGAGAATTCATCTACTAAAGACTTATAAACTTTTATAATCTTTGCTGTTGCATTGGGATGTCTATTAGCATCTGTTATCCACGCTGGGCCATCTAAAGATATTTGAATATCTACTCCAATATTTTCAGGATTCTTTAACTTATATGAACATTTATCAACAGCATCAACTATTTCTAATATATACTCACAACCTAAAAGTGTATTGGTAGAAAATTCAACAGTATCTATCATAGGAAATTCTTTGAAAAGATCACTAAAAAATTTTTCAGCACAGTCAGAGTTGAGAGTAGGCTCTGCCCCCCACAATGATACAGTACTCATGTCTTCTGGATCAACAAACGACTTAATATTTTTTACTATAGATCCATTTATTAAAGATTCTCTGACTTTCTCATTAACTTTATTCAAATATTTTGTTTTAGGTATATAACAATATGCACAGTTCATATTACACTTCGCGGAGAAGAAAATATTAATATCTTTAACACGACCACCAGCTTTTTTAATTGTAATCATATAAACACCCCTTAATCAGGCTAAATTTACGCTATTATCACTTCTATCAGAATTATTAGTATTGACACTATCATCACTATCATCACCATAATCACCATAGTGAGTAATATGATTAGCAGATTTAACAGAACCATAGTAACCAGGACAATGACTAGAATTTATATAATCAGCTACACTTTTAATTTCATCAATTTGTTCATCAAGCACACCATCTCCAGGAATACTCTGTACCCATGCATAAGGCAAATTAATCGCCTCCTAATCATAAAGATTAAAATCCCCAGAGTTAAATGATCTAACACTATTATTACTATCATCTGAAGAATCATGAGAATCCTCAGAATCATCCCCATAGTCACTATATGTAGCACTATAAACAGTTGAGTGATAAGTTGAACATCCTATATCAAGATTATCATAAGCAACATCAAGGGCACTTCTTAACTCAAGAATATCTGCATCGTTTATTGCTTCTCCAACACTTATCGGCCACTCCGTCCATGTAAAAGAAGCACCAGTAGTTGTTAGCGCATTGTCTACATCAGCTTTTAAAGCATCCAACTTAGATTTATTAGTTTGCTCCCCAGGGTCAACATAATTTACACTTGGAGCTTCACCCATAATTTCACCACCTTTAACTATTCATTACTAATATCCAGATACGCTTTATATTAACAGATGTTTTTTCTTCTAAAACCTTACCCACTGTACATCCTAATACAGGTTCCTTGGATATCATACCCACTCCTGGAATATCGCTTGGTACTACAAAATCTCCAATTGATGCTCTGCCTATAACTTTTGCTTTAACGCGGCCAGAAATAGCTACTGGAGCATGGTCTTTTTCATTATCCATCATATTTTCATACGCTTCTCCACCAAGACAAAAGCCAAACGTATCTGAGTATACACCAACTACTTTCCTATCTAGAATTCCTTGCGTCTTAACAACACCGTTAGGCGACATAGCAAGTAAGTCACCAGGTTCCAAATTATCCTCCGCTTTTTTAAACCATTCTGCTAAGTCGTTATAAACTGCTCGCCATACTTTTGCATCATTATCTATTATGGTATACGTCGTATTTGTACTATCTGTCTTTCTAAGTAAAGCACCATTACCCAAGGTAATAGTGCCTGTTATTGTATCACCAGACTTTTTAACATGCCCAGGGTGAGGAGCACTAGCATTTTTATGATCTTCCCAACCCTTAGCTAAAGCATCACTAACATGCTTATCCTTAGTTGTGTTAGTTGAAGTTGTATTTACCCCCAAAATCAAATTCAAATCAGCATGATCCATATTATGTGCATTGCCAGTTGAAATAGCATGGTCATAAGCTATTTTACCTCTATCACCACGGTAAGCAGTAGTAGAAGTTTCTCCTAATTGTAAATGAGGAGAATTTTTATGATCTTCCCAGCCCTTAGCTAAAGCATTACTAACATGTTTGTCTTTAGTAGTATCAGTAGAGGTAACATCAACTTGACCAATATTATTTAATTGATTGTGACTGGTATTATGTACATTTCCCACCGAATTTTTGTGGTCTTCCCATCCCTTGGCAAGTGCATTAGAGACATGTTTATCTTTGGTAGTATCTGTTGAAGAAGTATCCACCTCCTTCGCTATATGATTATCCAACGTCAATCCATCACTTGCTATATCTCGACCATTCACTGTACCACCCAATGTTATATTTCCAACTACATTTAAATCATCATTAATCTTAAGTGCCATACCCGTTTGGTCATTATATAGATAATCACGAACAACCAAAGTTTCATTAACAACTTGACCAACTGATTGAGCACCTTTTACAATTAAGTCCTGTTCAACAACAAGATTAAAATTCGAATCTAAATGAATACCCTTGATAACACTAGTATTTGTTATATCAGTACTTTCTATAGAAACCACACTCTTAGGTTTTACGTAAATTTCTGCAAGTTTTAAAGCACCAACAGGAGTAGATGGGGGAGAGGGATTACTATTAGCGGGAGTACCCTCAATTACCTCTAAATTCCCACTTGTATTTATAACTATAATATCTATTCTTTCTTGACCGTGGTAATAATCTACCTCAACACTTGTTATCTCAGTTAAAGCAGTATCAATTTGACCAATATCAGGAGCAATAGAGTCAACTGTTACTGTAGTACCATCTGAAACTTTTGTTACTGTTACATCATTTACTCCCGCGAAACTACCATTAACATCAACAATAGGCATTAAATCCGTAGTAAATATACCATTTACATCAGTATCATGCGGTTCATTTGTATGTTGGACTACACTAGGGTTAGATATACTTAAATTAGTTTCGGGCAATTGAACTCTTAATCCAGTAGGTAAGTAAGCAACACCACTAGTAACCTTTACTGTCATATCTGGAACAGTTTGGGCTTGCACATTTAAACCACTTCTTATACCATATCCTATATTTTCTTTAATAATATCTTTTGAAAAGGTATGTAAATAATCAAAGTTATCATTTACAGGAAGACTAATTAGTGACCCACCTATTTCAGTTAAAGACATTTATTTCACCTCATTTCGTACCCTTCTTAATTTATTCCTAATTTTCTTTTCAGAATCATAAACTTTTATTACATTATCCCCTAGCCAAACAGGTATTCTTTTCAAATACTGTATTAATTCACTTAACTCATCAAATTCCAAGCTAATTTTTTGATCACTACCCCACATAGTTTTATCTAAAGTAATGTGTTTTTCAATAACCTCGGCCCCTAATACTTTTGCTACAATACAAGCACCTATTCCAAGGTCATGACTACTGTATCCTATCTTGTGCCACAGAAATTTTTTCTTTAAAGTACAAATAACCCGTAAATCCAATTCGTTATCATTAGCTGGATAACTGCTATTACAATGCATTATTGTAAGATCTACATTATCTAAAATATTAACTGCTTTTTCTATCTCTTGCTCTGTACTCATTCCTGTAGAAATAATTACTGGTTTGTTAGCACCTTTAACTCTTGTAAGTAATTCTAAATCAGTAATACAAGCACTAGGAATTTTTATAAAAGGCACATCATACTGCAAAATAAAATCCAAACTATCTACATCCCAAACACTTGCTGTCCATAATATTTGATTATCCTTACAATACCTATCTATTTCATCATATTCGTCCTTCCCAAATTCAATCTTATGCTTATATTCAATATAAGTCATTCTACCCCAAGGAGTATCCTTAATTTTGTTTTTCTGTTCCTTGGGAACACATAAATCGGGATTCCTCTTTTGAAACTTAACAACATCGACCCCAGCTCTTTTTGCCATATCTATAATTTTCTTAGCTAATTCGATATTACCATTATGATTAATACCTATTTCACCTATAAACATTACTTCATCACCCTCACCACATCCCATAATTCAGAGGTAGAAACTTCGGCTATTTTCAAATTTTCAATAGCACTTAACCTATGACAAACCTTGGGTTTAATGTGAATAAAATCTCCTTCTTCTATACGTATTATCCTATTATTAACTTGAGCAATCCCCAAACCCTCAATAACATACCATGTTTCTTCTTTGTATTTATGATAGTGCAGGGAAGTAGAACAACCTCTGCTTATTTCCAATATCTTAAAAGCATAATTATCTGTTACTTTTATCCACTTTTCTTTGCCCCATTTTTTATTTATCACCCTTATATTCTCCATACTACCATTCCTTTTCGTTAGCATTTACAGCTTTGTCGTCTATATATCTATCAGCACTAGGTTTACCAAACAATAATCTGTGATATTTAACACCCCAATCTTTAAGTTGTTTTTCTGTGAGTTCCCGCCAATTTATTCCTGTCTCAGAACCCCTAGCTGTAAAAAACCAAATAGTATGACCTTCATCATATAATTTATTTATCTTTTCTATCCTTTCTGGCAAGGGTTCAGCATTTTCATAATCACCTTTTTCTCTTTGAGTGCAAATAGTCCCGTCTATATCAACTACATATCTCATGTCTATACCTCACATACCGATAATCTTCTAAAGTATCTACATCAATAGTTTCTTCGTAAGGAACTTCAATAAGCCCGTGCCCAGGTTTCAGCATCATTCCATCCTCAAAAAATTTTTCTTTATTAAAAATATGGAAACAATGGGCAGCTTGGTATATCGGTTTGATTTCTTTTGTAGTAAGTCTTTTATAATCAATAGAATTTAAAGGAATACCATTTTCATCAAAGATCCAATTCTGCAACTTTTTAACACTTGTCGCATAATCATACTTCTGTTCTTCGAACTCTTCTAGGCATCTCTGAATAGTTTCTTTGGTCAAAAAACTTAAACAAGGATTAAGAAACATTAAGTGAGTATCTTCTACATCTTTCAAATCTTTAAAAATAAATTTCAAAGGCCCCTCAGCCTCGGCAGTCTCTCTATCTCTATGTATTACTTTAATATTATGATATTTTGAAGCTATATCAATTAATTCTTTATCGCAGACAAGTGCATACTTGTTATACTTATCAGGGAGTGTATTTAATTTTCTACATGCTATATCCCACAAACACGACTTTCCAATAGGAAGAATAAGTTTATTCGGCAACCTTTCACTCTTAAGTCTACCTGGAATAAAAACCCCTAACTTAATAACCATCCCTCCTTTAATCAAAATCAATGCTAGGATTATCTCTTGTATATCTCCCCGCATCTTTTTGACAATGTTGACAGGGGAAGGGATATTCATCATATTTATTACTAGATAATAACTCCCTAAATTTTCTAGCCTTATCGCTATAAAAAATAGTCACAATATCTTGTTGATATAAATTTCCCAAAATATAAGGCTTATGCTCTTTGATATCACTACGAATATGACAACAAGGAGTAACATTACCATTATAATCAACTGCAATAAAATACCTTGGTTCTAAGCATGGTCTCTTTCTTCTTTCTCGATTATTTTTCCACCGCAAATTTTTATCTCTTAGAAAACCACCCCTATCTTCAAAAAGCGCATGTCTAGGCCAATCAACAAAATACAACACCTTACTAATATTTTTATGTGTTCCGTAAATATATGGATAATCGAGTTTAGTTATCTTAACACCCAACTCTATTAATCTCCGCTGACACTGATATAAACCAATACAGTCATAATCCATGATAGTTAAATCATCTATTAAAAGGCCATCTAAATTTTCGCGAGATAAAAAATCCCCATTAGTATTAGTTACAAGTTTTACATCTGGCAAAATTGATTTTGCCTCTTTCACTCTTTTTTTGAACAGGCTAATATCATAAAATGGCTCATTATATCTTGAGTAAGTTATAGTGCCACTAAAGTTACCATCTCGCAATTCATATAAAAATTTTTTATAAATACTTGACGACATCTCTATAAACTTTGTTCTGTCCAACTCTCTATTTGGACACCATAAACACTTACGATTACATTTGCTATGAATTTCTATTTCAACAAGTCTCACCTCAGATAACATCGTTACTTTTCCCTCATTTTCCTTATTTTTTCTATTTCTTCTCTATCTAAAAACCTTCTAAGAAATCTTTCATCACGGGTTTTTTGGCAATGACGACAATGACTTGGAAATTGGGAATAATTCGAACTATATAGGAGTTTCCTTAGTGATTCAGCTTTCTCAGACGAAAATATCTCACTGAGTTTGTTTTTATACACATTGCCTAATATAAACTCAGAGTATCTAGGTATATCACTTCTCATATGACAACAAGGCATAACATTACCATTATAGTCAATTGATATAAAGTACGTAGGCTCCAAGCAAGGTTCTCTTCTAACATCTCTATTATTTTTCCAAGACATTTTTTCTCCGTTATAATAAACTTCTTCAGGTAAAAACCCCGCTCTATCTTCAAGTTCAGCATGTTTAGGCCAATCTAAACAACACACAACCTTATTTATATTCTTATGAGTACCAATTAACAAATTATCCCTTTCATTTATAAAAAGTACATTAAGTTTCTTAAATTTCTCCAGCCAATATTCTCTTCCTTTACAATCATAGTCCATAATATATAAACTTTCTAAATATAATCCATCCAAGACCTCTGGACTTAAAAAATCCCCATTTGTATTCAGACTAAATTCCGCTTTAGGAATTATCTCATGTCCCTGTATAACTCTCTTTTTAACTAATTCTGCATTAGACAAGGGTTCAAAAAACCTATGAATAGTAATACGTTTTTTATCATTCTTATCTCTCATATAATCAAAATTATTTCTTTTCAAGTCCCTCAAAATTTCTAAATAAACCTCCTCGTCTAATTCCTTATAAAAGCTCCTATCTACATAACCATTAGGACACCAAGGACACTTGCGATTACAATAACTATGAATTTCAATTTCTACTCTTTTTACCTTACTGAACATAGACGACCCCCTCTGCTCCACTTATTCCATTCTTCTTCATCATTTAAGATTTTACTAGGTTTAATAATAATACCTTTCTTGGTTTTATATTCATACAATAAATTTCTTAACCAATGAGGAATCATTTGATTGTACATAAAAAATTCTTCATAAGTATCAGCATAAAGTTCAATCATTATCCCCTTATCATCTACAAAGTTTATCGCTTGTTCCTCCATATACTTTAAGGTATCCTTGTCATCCCTAGACACACTTGGAAATTTAGTAACAAAGGGAATTCTTTGCCTAACAGGTTTAGGTAAAACTACCTGCGGATTACTTTTCTTAAGTCTTGGATAATCACCAAAAACCTCTATTGCTAAAAACCTTCTATTTTTAGGCCAACCTCCTTCGAGTTGAAAAAGTTTTGCAGATATAACTCTATGATTGCCCTCATGCACAACCAATCCATTTCCATTATTCTCAATTAATATAGGCCAATATGTACCATGCTTAAGTATATCCCTAGCAAGGAGAGTTCTATCTAACGAACTATCTTCCAAATATCCATCTTTATAATAATTCTTCCACGACCTAACAAGTATATCCTCTCTAATTACTAGATCATCTAAAGAAACCCATCTAAAACTTACTTTAGGAATATTTTCTTCTAATATCTTCCTCAGATTAAAATTAACATACTGATCATAGATATACTCCACTTCTTCTTTTGTGTATTTTTCTTCTCCGTTATAAAATTCTATCTTATAAACGCGATCCCCTAAATAAAACTTTAACTTCTTTGTTTTAGGATTTACTTTGATATAACAAGCCCGTTCGAACTCCTCCTTATACTGCCCATATTCAAGCTCAATTACATCTATTTTGCCTTCTTGATGTAATCGCTCTAAACCCGCAGCCTTAATATCATCTTCATAGGTGGTCTGTTTAACACTTGTGCCTATTTTCTCTCCAGTATCAAATAAGACTAATCCATTCTTCTTTAAGTAATATATTTTTCTACCAATCTTATTCATTCATCACACCCGCCCTTCAACAAAACGAGACCATTCTATCTCTGAATTAATAATCTTACTAGGTAAAATCCTGCTTCCTTTTTGTTCAAACTCATAAAAAATATTTCTAAGCCAATGAGGATAAACTTGCGAAACGTCAAAAAGATCATGGTAAGTATTGACTGTAACTTCAACAACATTAGGTCTTACTAGTTTAGCTAAACCAACTCTCATTAACTGTTCAACGAATGGTTTAGAGGGATTATCAACATAGGGCATCCTGAGCTTTACAGGAGAATCCATTACTTTATGGTAGGTTTTTTTGTCTTTGTATATTATAAAGAAATCAGGATAGAGAATACAAAGCAATCTCCTATCTCTCGGCCATCCACAAAACTTATCATAGGTTTTGATAGCATCTATTCTATGATTACCCTCATACACGTAATATTTTCCATCTAATTTGGCTATAGAAAACGGCCAATATGTTCCATTATCAAGAATGTCCTTCGCTAATGCGATCTTAGCAGTCCTATATTTCTCTAAATAAGGATCGTCTAAACAGTCTTTCCATTCTGCATCATGAATCTGACGATTATGCAGATCATCAATATCCATCCATCTGAATTGTATCCAATCTTGTTTGAGTAATTGTCTGAGATTGAATTGTATATAGTCCTTGTTATAGAATTCCTCTACCTCAGTCTTAGTATAACTTTCTTTTTCACTGTTATATGGAAAAGCATGTAGAACTACTATTCCATGAAATTGTAACCTCTTTGTTTTAGGATCTACTGTTAGAAACCTACTAAGCGATATTGCATCTCTATACTCTCCAAATTCTAACTGAATAAAATCTATATTATCCAATTCTACATCTGGATGTAAGCTCTTTATTATGCTCAAGTCTTGTTCTACTGTTGAATCTCTAACACGTCTACCTATTTTCTCTCCAGTATCAAAAAGAAACTCTCCATTATCTTTTCTATAGTATATCCTTCTACCAATACCTACCAATTAATCTCCCCCTTCTACTTTAAGATTACCATCCATATGCATAAGCTATCCATTCATAAGTGCCAGTTGTCGGAGGATTAGGTAAAGTTATTGAAAAACCTGTATCGGTTATACCACTTACATCTGTACGATAACAATAACCATCATATCTCATATAAATACAATTGTTGTAGTACGTTTGGTAGACGTGAGAGACATCTAATGCTCTATAAGGCAATTCAGGACTATCAGTAATAAACCAAGCCCCACCACCAGCAGTATTCCTGACTATAATCACCTGAGATCTAAATCCTACTTCGGCACTTATTGTAGATGATGTAGTTGAACCTGAAGCATACTCAATTCCAGGAATCAGATTACCAACTACCCCAAAAATACTAACCCCATCTTTTATATTACCAGGAACTAAATTAGCATCCCCATATACTACACCACTACCGTTATGATATCCTGCTGGTATATATTTATTACTAGTACCAGGAGTTATATTGTAAGCACCTCTATTAGGCATAGTTCCTGTTATTTTTGACCCGCCAGAATAAGCTGTCTTACCACTAAGAATATTACTTGCAGATGCTGTTGCATCAGTCGAAATATTCCTAATAGCTGTAGCTAACTGATCAAATGTATCGCTGCCTGATGCCGATTGTCCCATGTCAGTAATGGCGGCAGCGATATTAGTTTTACCATTACTGACAGAGGTAAAAAGCTCCTCTATCGAGATTATATTAGTACCATCTCTCGTTTTCCATTTAAGTTGTTCATCCGCTGAATCTACAAATAAGCTACCATTGGGTGCCTGATCTGCTGGTATTGGATGTGGCCTTAGTTCTGCTAACAAACTAAGAAACCCATATATAGTCGTACTCCCCAATTCAGCCAACCTAACCCACCTCCTTAAACTGGCCTTTAACATAAACTATTCCATTATCAGTAAACTTCATCTTATTACTTGAACCACCAGTTAGCTCATAGAGGATTCTAACTTCTTCAGGGGATAGGGCACGGTTGTATAGGCGTACATCCGCTATCTTACCTGGGAAATACCTGTCACTTCCACCATATCCAATATATATAGGATCATTGTCTGTAATAATCGCAGAAACAGCGTTAGTGCCTACTAAGCTACCATCGACGTATACCGATTGTTCGCTCCCATTAAATAACGCTAAGATATGATGCCATTCTGTATCTAAAGAGAAGTAAACACGTTCTCTAGTTGTTCCATCATACACTTCAAATACGAATTGACTACTTACAGATGAGCTACCATCACCTGATGCCCAATAAATGCCATAAGGACTAACTAAAGGGCCTTTAGTAACTACACCCCTCCAAGTAGTATTATAAGTTTTAGGTAACGATGCATCTCTTTTAATCCAAAGGCTCATTGTGAATGCATTTGTAAAATCATACATAGAGTTATCTGGAATACTAATATAATCATCCATGCCATTAAACTTGTAAGTTAGTCCATTTATACCAGTAGTAGTAATGCACCCATTTACTATACCATAATTAATGTATCTTGACACATCTTTAGCATATGCTATTTCTCTAACTTCTATATAATCAACCTCGGCGGTTCCTACTCCATCATTATAGTTAAGTATAATGAGAGGCCTAATATACGCCACACCATCATACATAGCAGCAGGGCTATTAGGATCATTATGCTGCCCTCCAGCGGATGTAGAATGACCTGTAAAATAACCCCTAAATGTAACCCAACCATTAGCCACTGTTAAAAGTTGATGAGAAGCTGCTATATAGTGTTGACTAGAGTGTGAATTAGCCCCATTAATATTTATCATAGTAGTTCCATCTGAAGCTACTCCTTCTACTCCTATATAACAGTAGCTACTAGCATCATCCACTACTTGCCTTACCCTACCAGATACACAGTACAGTTTATTTGGATCATAAGGTATTAATACATTCTTATAATACCAACCTTCTCCACCAGCAAACTGCATGGCCTTACCATTTGTAGCTTCTGGACTATCTACAATTGTAGGTGTAACACGGCTATTCCCCGTATCAATCCAATCACCAATAGAAGAAAAATCACTGTAGTCTAGTTGATTAATAGGCTCATCCAACTTCCACCAGCCCATAAGCCCATCTGTTGGGCCTACTTCATTAAATTCCAATCCATACATAATGCCATTTTTTGATAAACTTGGCTTAATAATTCTATTGTCAAGATATTTTACCAAGCGTACATCTTTTAGGGTAATATATTGGGAAGTATCTACTCCAGTACTAGGGCCAGTTCTATAAAACTCAAGTCTAGTCATGTCATGCCAAGGCGTTTGATCCACACTATAATAAGTCACATTATCTCCATTCGTTACTGGTACTTGGAAATAATGCCATCCTTGCCCCCAACTATCAGGCCACACTAAAAAATTTTCGATGAAACATCTAAATCCCTGATCATTGTTTAACTTCGTATACTCCATATTTCTTGGAGTATAGTCAGCAGAAGAACAATAAGCCCACCCCTCAATATAAAAATTACCCAAAGTACGATCACTTTCGACAAAATCACTAACATCAGTATCTTCTATCGTCCAAGTACCCATTGAATTCCAATCATTGTCAAACACATTCTTAGTTTGTTCCTTAATTAACAAATGACTTCTAGGTTCCTTAAACTCATGCGTATATAAATTACCTTTATCATCTAAACTAGCACGTTGTTGGTAGAGTTGTTTGACATCATCGTCCGATAGCATAGTTGCATAAACTCTTACATCATCTATATAACCTCCATGACCACCATAAGTTGAAGACCATGCTGAACCAACTACGAAGTCTCTAAAAGTTTCAATATGGTACATAGTACCTGGCGATTTATCATCACCAACTTTATTACCATCCTTATAAAGCCTCAGTATATCATTATCTGCATCCCAAGCTATTGTATACAAATGCCAGTTACCGTCATAAAATCCCTGTCCTCCCCAATTTCTAGTAGTATAGCTACTTGCATTATAATAGTATATTAATCCACTTCTACTATCACTAGTACCACCACTTGGCCCTAGAGTACAAAAATTTCTCCAGCCAAATGGATATATGTTATCTAATGGTTGATCATCTGTAGTTCCCTTAATCCATGCAGATAATGTACCTTGACGCGGTATGTAAACGTTCGGAGCTACTATTTCCTGAAAATGTTGTCCATCTAAAGGTTTATTATTGAAATAATAGCAACCACCGCCCAATTTACTGTCCTCTACCCACTGAGGAGTATCTGCATCCAATGTCGCATGATGTTCATAACCACTACAATCATGAACTATCCCTTCTCTAGAACCATCAACAAAAGAAGTAGGGTGATCCTTTAATTCATGTTGTATATTTCTTACTTTTATAGTTACATCATGATCAGGAACAAACCCATTACCAAAGCAAATATTGTTTCTAGTATAATAATCTTGATCATCGTTAACTTGATATGTTGCCCACATCCTGACCCATTGATGAGGAACAGTATTCCCATAATGATACTCTGCCCACTGTCTATTATCATTACTTCCAGTAGAAGTAGTCATGCCATAATTGTTTAAATCTACAACAATTGGAACCTCTTCTTCAGAATATACCTCCCATGAGTATGTTATAACCGCTCCCGCAGGTTCTATAACCTTATCTGGGCTATATTTTATAAGTATCCCACGCCAATTAGTAGAACTACCAGCGGCTAAAACTAAAGTCCATTCTTTTGTATCTGGATCATAAACCGCACTTTTAAGTCCATTAACATCAAAATAATCCTGAGAAGGTATATTATTAGTAGTAGGTTCTTGAAAATCATCAAACTTATAATGTAAAATTTTAGCCTTAGCTAGTTCTTTAATCTCTTTGTCTGAGAGGGCATAATCGTATATACGAAGGTCATCTATAAAACCATTCCACCATTCGTTGCTTCCCTTGCTACGACCAATATAAAACACTTGAGTACCACTATTCTGCTGCAACGAAACTGTTGCTTCCTTAATTTCAACCCCGTCAACAAAAATACGAATAATACCGCCTGCATAGGTAATAACATAATGATGCCATGCTGTACGGTTAGAAACAACATATCCAGTATTCAAAGCAGTATTGATACCGTTTTCATCTAAGTAGTAAAAATACAAGTAGTTAGTATTAACTTGTAGTGCCAAACAAACTGGCATTCCAGGACTCCATCTGCCATCAAAGAGTCCCTGCCATCTGTCCGTCTTTACTACATTAGCCTTAGCCCACATTCCAATAGTAAATTCTGGCCTATCAATTACCCCCGCCGTGGGGATGGTCAGGGTTTCGGGGGAGCGGGTGCCGTCGGTGAAGGAGGTGGCGTAGGGTTTTTGTTCAATCTGTGGTTGCCATATATCAAGATAACCTGAGATTCCGTCATTAGTATGAAGTCTGTAACAAATACTTGTATTTATATAAGCACCGTTCTCATTGTAATGTAGCGGTATTGAAAACGTAAATTTTTGATATGTCCACTGGTTATCGCTTATTAAATCTTTAGTTGGAACATGGTACACACGGTGGTCAATATGCTTGAAGTATACACTAGTATAACTTCCAGCAGCAACGGAACGGTCTAGTGTAACTTTTCCGTTTACACTATCGGTATCAACCACATACCCAAGAAAGTTATTTGCGCTATCGTATAGTTTATAGAGATACTTTTGATTAGAAGGTTTAATTTTTTCATAATCAAGTGTCCCACCAGTTATCGTAATAGTGGTCGAACCATCAGCATCAAAAGATATACCTGTTGGATAATAATAGTTATTGGCATAATAAAATCCTAAATAACTAATTTGAGATACATCAGCAACATTTAACCTTGCCCAATATGACACTGTGTAATCCGCACCAACAGTTAAGACCTCATTCTGTTGTATCAGAGAAGTGCCATCTGGATTTACTTCTAAACGACAAAACCTTTTTAAACCCTCTTCATAAACAGTGGGATTCACCGTATTATCGTAAGCAATCCACTTTGTCCAACTTGTTGGAACATTATTCGCATCAACATTTGTAAATAATGGGTCATCATGTAAATTCGTCGTTCCTTCTTCCACCATCACCGCGTAACCAATTTTCCCTTTTTCATAACGTGGTATATTTGTAGTAACCTCAGTTCCATCTTCTTTATATGCTACTGAAGCTCTGGAAAATGATGCAATATTACCTTCATCAGAAGATAAACTATTTTCAAATTTCCACCATGCTACTAACCCCATAGCGTCACCCTCTTACGCTACCACGTTAAAATCTAAACTCTTAGTCGAACTATTATAGACAATCTCAAAGTTGCCTGTCTCAAAGCCTTCAGAAGATTTGGTTTTGCCTACTACTTCTAGTTTTTCATCAGGAGAAGTTGTTCCTATGCCAACATTTTCATCACTAGTAATTCTCATTACTTCACGTAATCCCCAAGACGGAGTATTTCCTCCACTATTAATATTAAACGTTAAATAACCTTTTTCTGCCCCATTCGTAGAGTCTGTTACTCCACCAACAATTTGAGCAAACCCCACACATGTTCCTATACTATTTTTCCCCATAAATTTAAGTCTTCCCACAGTAGCATTAACAGATGGTATCCCATTAAAAAATAATTCCAAATGGGGGTCAGAATTTTCCCTCGCAAATCTATGGAATGTGCCTTCAGTGTTAAATTTTATTGGGTCAGTATGTTCATCATGAGTAAAATTTGTTGTACCTATACCTACATTACCATTGTTGTAACAAATACTGTTTCCATCTTCATTTAAAGTAATAATACTATCTCCAATATTAACTACCTGAGACTCAATAGTTATAGTTGTTCCTTTTACTGTCAAATCTTTTACAACCAAGTCCGCATAATCACTATCGACTGAATTTCTAATTTCAAGAACACCAGAATTATTTTTTAATTGTGCTCCTCCACCAATTTGGAAAAGCTGTGGACTAACTCCTGGTATATTAGCAGGATTATTAGCTAGAATAATTTCCTCTTCATATCCCTTTAATCCAGCCTTCCATACATCATTAGAACCATCCCAAATCAACGAAGCATTTCGCAAAGACCCTCTTTCTATTTCTAAACCATACTCTTCAGTAGGGGAATCGCCCTTATAACCAGCATTAAGAGTTAAGATATTATCAACAAAAGTTGAATCATCATTAATATAAAACTCAAATTCAAAGTTATCTAAATAAATATTTTCATCGGTATTTTGCACCTGTAATTCAATTTTAAACTGAGCATATCTACAAGTTGTAACTACTCCTTTAAATTCCTCATACTCCGTCCAATTAACACCATCTTCTGAATACCTCGTATATACAGTTAAAGACGCACCTGAAGGCACACTGTAAGACATCCTGCAAATATTTAACACTGTTGTATTTTCACCAATATCCAAGACTGGACTTTCCCAAGTACCCTGTGTTACTACAGGCTTATCCCAATATAAATCAGGATCATCCCATTCAAGCCCATCCTCATCCCACTTATGAACAGTTTCCAACATCAAAATTCCATTATAAGAACACGTACCATTATAAGTACCACTATCATAATTTTCTTGAGAACTCTGCCAAGTATAAAGTAATTCACTTAATTTACTCTGAACATACCTTAATGCCTGAACTATATCACCATGTAATCTACTTTCAAACTTATCTGCCGTAATAGTATCTGCTTCAATCATACTACCATGAATTTTTCCTGAAGTAATAACGCTAGCATCAAGACCTGTAGTTGAAATATGGCTAGTGGTAATCGAATTTGCAACAATATCATTAGAACCTACTTTTGTCGGTTCCCCTGCAAAAGTTTCTGGAGACCAATCCGACACATTTCCACTCGTATCTACTGCCCTATAACGATATTTATACTCAACGCTATATTCAACATCGTCATCAACAAAAGAAATTCCCTTAATCTTTGCTATAGTAGTCCATTTTTCATCTTTAGAAGAATATCTTTGTAGCTCATAATAAGCCAAATCAAGACACTCAGAACCATCTTCATTGGTAGTTACTTCATTCCACTTTATACCGAATTCTTTTAAACCATTTACTATAATTGGAGAACTTACTGGTTGTGCGGGAGCTACTGTATCTTTTACAGTAACTATAGTTTTTTCATAAGTAGTCAAGTTATTATCAAGTGGAGTAGAAGTATTACACTCATTACCTTGTCTGTCAAAAGAAGATACTTTCACTTTATACGTTGTGTTTGATTTTACCCCGCGAATTTTATATTCATTTGTTTTGCCCACAACAGCTATAGGATAAAATACCGTAGAACCCTCTTCCTGAAGATAAATCTTATACCCCTCAAGATCATCATCAGATACTTCATTCCACTTAACAATAATACAAACTATCTCTCCCCCCGAAGTTTGTTCAACAACCGAAGTCAAACCTTCTTCTCTCCAAGTAGGAATAGCGGGGGGAGTAGTATCAAATTTTTCAGGTGGTAAAGAATAATCAACCAAAAGATTGCCATAAAACCCATCAGGAGTTAAAGCTGTAGAAACCGTTTGTCCTCCGTCTGTAGTTAATTTAATTTCACCTGCACTCATTATTAACTGTTTCTGAGGATTGTTGGGATCTTCAAATCTTAAACCATCTCCAGTAAAGAAAGCCGTGTAATTATCTCCACCAGCCTTCGACTTTATTCCTTCTCCACTAATTACAATATCTTCAGTTGGGCCAACCCTAATAGTTCCACCACTATCTATTTTTATCCCACCAGGAACATGAACAACAAAACCTTCGTTAGTCAAACGAGCCATTACATTATCAGCATCATCAAAAATATACATACCATCATAAAGAAAATCTAATCTAGCACCAGTACCACTAGCATTAGTAGAAATAGTAACCTTCGTAGTATCAATAGTACCACTAACAATTTTAGAAGCATCTAGATCCTCAATTTTAGCTTGATCAATTCGAGCCGTACCAGTGTATAAATTAATAGCATCAACTACATTAGCTTTCATTCTATCCGCAGCTATATCACCAGCGGTAATTTTAGAAGCATTAAGATCACTAATTTTAGCATTAGTAACGGATAAATCAGCTATTTTTGCAGTAGTAATAGTAGCATCCTGAATTATAGCCCCATCAATTTCCGCAAATCCAACATTAGCATTAATTGCATCAATTACATTAACCTCAATAGCATCCGCATGTATATTATCAGCATCCACCTGACTAACATCTAAACCTTGTACATGAGCATTAATAGCACTAATAACATTTGCTTTTAATCTTTCTCCAGCTATATCACCAGCAGTAATTTTAGAAGCATCCAAATCATTAATTTTAGCATTAGTAACAGCTAAATCTGCTATTTTAGCTTCAGTAACGGCAAGATCATTAATTTTTGCAGTAGTAACAGCCAAGTCAGCAATTTTTGCTTCAGTAACGGCTAAATCGGCTATTTTAGCTTCAGAAACAGCAAGATCAGCTATCTTAGCTGTAGTAATGGCAGCATCAGCAATAATACCTGAATCAGCAGTAATAGTACCTGTTTGTATTTCGTTTGCCGTAATTGTACCTGTTTGAATTTTTTCCGCCGAAATTGTTCTAGAACTAATATGATCTCCAATTATAACACCACTCGTTATCTGAGTAGAAGAGGTTATAGTTGCCGAGTAATCATTTAAATTTATAGTAGAACTTATTAATCCCGAAGTTACAACAGGATTGCCATTTTTCCACTCAATACTTACCCAATCGCCCACTTTAGGTGTATAGTTTCCTTCGACCTGCACCTTTTCTAAGAGAATTGGATCTCCAACACTGTTGTAACCCAAAATGTGTACATTAACTGTATTATCGTTGTTAATTTGAACTACTTCACCAAAATCAGAATAGCTTTGTCTTGTTACTGTTTCGTATTTAAACCATCTTGAAGAAGTGGGCGAGTACATTCCATGATCACCTCAGTTCTAAGTATATTCCAATATTAGCTGATATTAACCGTAGGAACTGTGACCTGAACCATTCCCGAATAACTCGAAATCCTGCCTTGGGTATTTATAGCAGCCATTTTATACCAACAATTTCCCGCAGGAGCAGAGTAATCTATAAAAAACGTCCGATCATTACCTTGAGCATCAAAAGCAGGAACAGACTTTAACTGAATAAAACCATCAGTAGAAGAAGTAGTAGATCTGGCTACTAAATATCCCGCTAAATTATCTAAAGCAGTTCCATCAGTATTTTGAGTAGGTTTAGTAAAAGAAATTTTCGGATAATAAACTGTCTTAGTATTACCAGTCCAACCTGAATTCGGGTAGTTATTTATTTCCCGCGAAATTATTTCTCCTATTAGACCAGAGGGAGGGTTGGGTATTTTGCCCGTAGTTTCTTCTGGTGGAATATAACTTTGTAAATTCAAAACCGTTCTCTTAGAAGTAGCACTTATTTGATGTTCAATACCAACAACTTTAAATAACTCCGTCCCCTCTAAACCCGTCTTACTACTCTGAGAAGCAACAATATCATCAAGCTCAATAGGAGGGTAGAGGGGTAGAGGAAGAGTATAAGGTTCTTTAAAATGTGCTAAATCTCTTAAAATAGCACTTGCAAGCTGAAAAGCCTGCTCGTAAGTATGTATCATCGAACTTAGATCACGATCAACCTCCATAAAACGTTCTCCAAACTCATCAATAGAAGATTGATCTCTTAATTCAACATCAATAACGCCATCAGGAGTTTGAACTTTGACCTTTATTACGTTGCGTATATCGGCATCAGTAATGTTAATTTCCTCTCTAATGAATTCATTCTCGCCAAAAATTTTTGCGGGAGAAGACCCATCATTTACCTTTTTAAATATTAAATCTCCCTTGTAATTAAACATTAAAATCCAACCCATAAGATCAGCTATTTTTTGGAGTCCATCCCAAAGGTTACTATCCTTAATCTGATAATGTTGAATAACATAATTAGTTGGTTCGCTAACTATCAAATTTATATCAGTAAAACCAAATTCATTTAATAATCCTTGAATTACATCTTCAGCCAATTGATAATCATAAGATTGAGAAAGATATACATATTTATCTTGAAGTCTCTTTGACATATCTCTTATTGTCATTAAAATTTTTCCTGGAATAGTTTGAGTATTTATTTCATCGCCAGTAATACCAGTAAATAACTGCCATTCTTCATTTCCTTGTGATGTTTCAAACCCCGCAAAAATTTCTACCTTATGGTTAGGGTAGAGTAGGGGATTGTAAACCGAATTCACTTGATTAATATTGCTGTTTCTATTATGAGGAGAGTAAGTATAATCAGAATTATCTATAGTAAGCTGGCATGTGGCGTTTCTAGAATTTAAATCATAATTTATACGAATATCCTCAACTCTACTAGTGATATTAATAGGAGTATCAGGATAATCATTTCTATATATTTTTACAGTTTGGACTACTTTTCTTTCATTGGAATTAAGAATCTCTTGTTGAGTTGAAGTTATATTTCTCATAGTAGGTCAACCTCTAATTCTATTCTATATACTGGATATGGTTCAGCGGTTAATTTTCTTGCGTTGGATACTCTTGTAATTAATACTTCATGTTTTATATCAAACTCATCAATGAGAGTTGTTTTTCCTTTTTTTATTTCCCCGCGAAAATTTTCTAACTTCCGATATGTTGAATCTTCAAATAAATAAATAATATAATGCCTTATCGTAGAAAAATTTTCAGGGGTAGAAGTAATAACACCATCTACACTAACAGATTCACTCAATGTAGTTTCAACATTTTTATTCATACTTAAAGGTTGATAATCAAATACAAAGTTTCCTATTTGCATTTGCAATCTCTCCTGAAAAACTTGAAATCGTAATTTCGAAATGCTATTATTATGGATAGAAAATAATACCAGGAGGGATATTTTATGAAAAAAGCTCTTCTGATTATCTTAACTACAATACTCTGCATATTTTTAATCGTTGGAATTGCTTATAGTCAAAATAATATTACCATTTTTGTCAACGGCCAAAAAATCGAGACCGACGTCCCACCCCAAATCATCAACGGAAGAACTATGGTTCCTGTCAGGTTTGTCAGTGAAGCTCTTGGTGCTGATGTTGAGTGGGATGGGATGAATAGACGTGTTTTGATAACTAATGAAAAATCAGAGATAATAAAATGTAAAGAATACATCGAAAAAACATATAAGTTTATCAAAAAGATTGAAGAAATTAATGCCAATATGGAAGATTATATTAAAAAAGAAGATATTTCCGACATTGCCATTTATGAAAGACTTAAAAAAGACAATGAACTTATAAAAGAACAAATCGATAATTTTATATTACTTAATCCACCACAAATACTTAGTAAATTACACCAATACCAAACCGAAGAATTTTACAGTATATATAATCGTTGGCACTTAATAACTGAAGCTTTCAACGCCAAATCAAAAGGGAATTTAAACGAAGCAACTAATTTAATCAAAGCATCCCTTATAATATCGAACAGAATTAAAATTATAGTTAATAATATTGAAGAAGAAACTAAAAAACTTAAAAATATTTTTAACCAACCTCAGTAACATTCAAATTCACAATAAAAGCCTTATAATGGTTTTGTAGCCGTTCGAAATTGTAATTGTTAATTGATACGTTTACTTGGTTTCCTAAATCATCTTCCAAGATAACTTTTCCTGTTTTGATTTCTTTTTCAAGTTGGTCTAGATCTAATAGGACAGAATTGATCCTATAAATACTATAATCATTAGAAATAAGGAAATAATTGTTGGCACTAATGTTAGTGAGGTCGCTAATGTTAGTGCTTATTTTTTCGCTGTCGATGATTTTGTTTTTAGTCAAATCTACAAAGTTAATATATTCGTTATCATTAGTGGTTATGTAGTAATTATCTTTTTTTGTTGCGCCGAAAAAATCCGTACCGTAAGAAGTCAATAAATCATATGTGCCAACTACATCACCACTACTTGGATCTATCTTCTCTATTAAACCATTTTGATACTGTTTGTATAAATATCCAAAGGGATATTCTCCAATATAAACTAATCCTGAAACTATACCCGAATAAGAATAGGTTGAGCTAATAGTACCATCCACAGGACTAAGTGAATATAATTTATGAGTAGTTGAGTCCACTTGGGTTAAGACCCAAATTTCAACTGAATCAAAGGTAATTCCTTTTACATTAGGCTCTATAGCTGGAGTTAATTCGTTGTCCCCGCGAAAATTTCTATTAGTTATAACAATAGAACCATCATCTAAACCCAAATAATATTTTTCTCCCCAAAAATCAACACATTGAATATTATTATAAGGAAGATTTTTAGTTTCAATTTTATGTGTACTAGGCTGATAAAAAACAGAGGAAAGAGATCTAGCGGTCTTATAAGTCGTTGGTTCAATTATTTTTCGACCGCTAGATGTTACAATTTTATCTCCTATATATTCTATTTCCTCAGTGGAGGAATAAGGGTCTATTTCAAAAACATAACTTCCGTATTTCCAACTCATTTTTTATCCTTCTTTTCATTCTTAGATTTTTCATTTAATAAACTATTAAGCAAACTATCCACTTCTTGATATGCCCTCTGACATTGATAAAGCCTAATAGTAAGTTGTTCCACTACCTCTCTAGCTTTTGTTAAATCATTCTGTACGTTGTTAAATTCTTGTTCAATCTCCTGCTTACGTCTTTCCAGTAACTCTTTCACCACAACCCCCTCCTAAAAAGAAGTAGTCTCCTTCCCCGCAAAAATTTCCACGGGGAAGGATAAATTAATAAGCATAACTAACTCCTCTAAACCTTAAATTATTCATACGATTTTCTCTTTCGATTTGTCTTATAGCATTTTGTACCCCTTCCTCAACAGCTTTAGTAACATCAGCAGGATTACCACCATTAACTTCTACATTTACCTCTACTTTAAAATTATTCTCAGTTGGTGTGTTATTAAAGCTATAGTGTGCTTTACCACGAACTTTATCTATAAATTGGACTAAATCAGGAGGTATTACTATTTCTCCTGGCCTTAATAAAGCTAATTGTTCAAAAGGACTTCTACCACCAGTATGATATCTCTTGGTTGTACCAGACTCTAAACCATATTTACTAGTTAGCTTCTCATTTTCTTCATGAGCTTTTTTCATTGCATCTGTCCATGTAGAAGGATTACCTGGATCTATTGTATCCTTATGTTTGTTGTATTCAGCCCACCAAGTATCTTGGTTCTTTCTAATTTTATCTAAAACAGAACTCGGCACAGATGAACTAGAACCACTAGAACGTCCAGAACTCTTACCAGACCCCTTTCCACTAGTACTTACAGAACCAAAACTACCAGAAACATTAATAGTAATATTACTTAAAGCATCTTTTAAAGAATCTATAGCAGAAGCATTATTATTAATCGCATCTTTAATCTCAGGTAATTCAAGTAGTTGATTCCAAGTACTTTCACTAATACTATATAACGACCTGCCTGCACCTATTAAATCATTTATTTTACTAATTGATGCACCAGTAGCTTCAGATATTTTTCTACGAATTTCATCAGCACTTTTATGTGCAGCTTCCATTGTAGTCTGGTCATTCCTACGAGCTGCCTCCATGTAGGTTCTCTTTAACTCAAGAACCTTATCAAATGCCTGTCTTAAAGCTCCCTGAAAATCAGTTCCTCTATCAACTTTAATACCATATCTGTCCAATATATCAGAAATAACATTAGATATATCAAACGTTTCAATAACTTCATCGAAATAAGTACTAACTCTATCAGTTAGTTCTCTAAATTTTTCATCGAGTCCTACAAATAACAAATCTAACGTTTCTCTTATCGGATTTTCTGGTACTTTTGGTACTTTTACTTCCTCCACAGGAGGATTTTCAGGTAAGGGTAGGGGAGTAGTGCCACTTTCATAATCAGGCGGTAAATTTATGCCAGGGAATGCTTCTGGCCCACGCGCCTTCATAAATTCATACAAATAGGGTTCAATTTTAAATCCAGTAGGGGCGTTAAATACAGAATTCTCTAGCGTCTCAAAAATTCCACTTAGCAAATCTCTATAAGCAGGCAAGTATCCAGACAAAGTATTTATTATTTGTTGTAAATTATCTCTTATTGCATCATCGTCTATAAGCTTTCCACTGTAAATTGATTCAGTAATCTCGTTAAGTGTTTCATCTAATAATCCTTTTATTCCCGCGTTGTTTAATAGGGAAGTAGTAATACTTTCGGATACAGCCTCGGCAAGTGAATTTTTAATTGAATTTATAAAATCTGTGCCAGCCGTCAAAGAACCAGTGAAAGCACCAGTTAACGCACTCTTAAATGCTTCTCTAATACTTGTTTCCATAGTAGTTCTTAGATCTAAGATAGAAGACCTTAAATCATAATTTTTATCTCTTAATTCATCTAATTTGGAAATATATTCTTCAAGAGAAATAATACCAAGTTTAAAGCTTTCAGTTAATAAATCTCTACGTTCAGTAATTAGTTCCATCCATTGCTTTTCGATTGATACAAGTTCTTTCAGTAATGCTTGATATTCTTCCCCCGAAAATTTTCCGCCTAGTATTTGATTAATAAGTTGAGCACGTTGATTTTCTAGTAAAGCCCTGCGGTACTCCCTTTGTTGACCTGCTATTGTGACAAATTCTCTCAATCCTTGACCAGTTAATTCAAACAGTTTTTGAGCAGCAGAAACTCTATCATTTAAAATATCTAACTCTCTTTGTTCTAATTCTACTAAGTCTTTTTGTACCGCGAAATATTTCATCGACAGAGGGGTAGTGTCTCTAAATACTTCATTTACCTGCTCAATCTGTTCAAATAATGTTATTAAGTCACGGTTAGCCTTCTTTGTTCTTAAATCGGCCAACTGTCCATAGATTTCAGGAAGCTCAACAGCCATTTGATTAAAAATTTCACTTAAGGAGTTGATCTTCTTATCCAAACCGTAGAGATTTTCTAATCTGGTACGCAAGTTTTCTACTAACTGATAGTATTCAGGAGTACCTATCGTAGCTCTTTGCAAACCTCTTACAACCTTACCGATTTCAGCAACATGATAAGTAGTATTATACTTAACTTGAGTAGCTATATCATTTATTGCTCTTAGAGTATTTTCTACCTCGCCTCTTCTATCGGGATGTTGTTTAAATAAATCAACTAAATCTTCCTTAATTGAATCAACAACATTAACTAAATCTATACCAAAAATAGGAGATATACCAGATAAAAGAGAATTAACATCAATTTCTCTAAAGAGATTTTCAAATAGTTCAACTTTCTTTGCTGAAACTATTTCGTTATAAACTTCTCTTATTTTATCGAGTATTGCATCAACTTTATCTAAAGGAGCATCACGCAATAAGTCAATAAGTTTATCTTTAATATTTTCAAGAATAGTAGAATGACTTTCTGCTAGGCTTCTATCAACAGTAATTAATTTTTCCCTCAAAGAAATTTCTTTCTGATACTGTTTTTCTTGTTCAGCTATAGCTGCATCATAATATTCTCCTACTGCACCTTTTAATGCTTCTTCTAATCCCTTAGTTAAAAGGGAAGGTATATCTTTAATCTTGTCAAAAGCTCTTTCTATATTTCTGCGATATAATTCAGCCTTACTAACAGAAAATCCAGACCACACATTACCTAATCCTTCTAAAACTTCAGCCAGTTCGGGTATAGTATTAAGACTATATATCAACATCTGCCTTAACTCAGAAATATTTTCCCTAAGAAGCTTTACGCTTTCCTTTTCTGCATTTACTAAATCTTTCCTGGACTCTTGCGCTTCCGCCAAAATTCTTCCTTCTGCATTCCCATATTTTAACTTTTTGGTAAGTTCATCAATATTGATAAGTTCCCATCCTGCATACTTATTTACCTCTTTAGCACGCCTAATAATTTCCTCATTAGGAACCTTCGGGCCAACGTAATTCCTCATCAATCCTATAAAATCTCCACCAGCCCTTTCAAGGTCTTCCTTAATTCGTCTCATAGTTACTGCTATATTTATTTCTGGGTCTTTGAGGTATTCTTCCCACGATTTAATTTTTTCTCCTCTATATAAAACAGAAGAAGCTCTTTTCCCGAAAATCCCTGTTTCTGCAAGTTTTGCTTGTTCAAGATCTATACCCTGCTCCTTCAAAACTTCTTTTAAAATTGATATGTTTCTTTTACCCGCAGCCCCTTGTAAGTTAATTTGCCCCAAACCAACAGAATATTCTCCCTTAGTATTCATAGCATTAGGATTAAAACCACTTTCTCTCGAAATAAATCCCATAGTCAAAGCAAATAACCTTGGATCTCCATACTTCTGTGCATATTCTTTCACAATTGCCGTTATTGATCTCTCGCCAGAAAGTGTTTTTTCTCTAAGATCATGCCAGCCTAAAGCCCCAAGTTCTACTTTGCCACTACCCTCTCCAAATTTTTCTTCTGTAAGTGTTTTTGTTAAATCCCCAATACCTTCTTTAATTTCCTTTAATACCTCTTCTTGTCTTTCTTCAACTTTAAGGGTTTCTTTCGCCTGCTGAATAATTGGATCGGTAACAGCAACTTTCATTTGTTGACCTATTTCACCAAATTTAACTTTATCCAGTGCTTCCCTTAGTTTCTCCTGATCATCACCAAAAAGAGCAAGAGATTCTTCAATCTTAGTTATATTACTAAATAGCTTATCAATATTTCCTGAAATACGATTAATAAGAAATGTAGGTTTATCCCAGCCACGGCCAAACACTTCAATACCTATTTCGGCAATCCTTTCACCTACACCCTCGGTTAACCTAATATTCCGCAAATCAGCAAGAGTCTGTTTTACAAGTTTAATCCTTTGCTGAATACTATCCCAAACACCAGCATACTCATTGCTACTCATAACGAGGTCTAGCATTTCCTTCTTTGTATTGACTAATTCTTTATTTAAATTGGCCTGCTCCTGCTTCGCTTTAACCAACAATGCCTCATAACGCTGTTGAGCATCATAATATTCCTTGAGTTTCTTTATATCACTATCAGAATCATCAATCTCCCCAGTATAAATTTTCTTCCACATACTTTCAACATCTTTTCCTTGCCTCCGCAACAATTCCTCATAATCTCGAAGAGCATTAGTAGCCTCATTATACTTATTTTGTACTTGAAATAATTTCATATTAGTTTCATCGTAATTATCCAAGATAACGCTTTGCACTTGAGTTAATTCTTCAAGCACAGTCTTATAGTATTCATTACTACTACCTAAACCCAAATAACTTTCTCTAACATAGTCAAGTTGATTTTTGTATTCTTTTAACCGCCGATTTATTTTATCAAAAAACCTATTTACTTCGGTTTCATATTTAGAAATCTCAGCGGGATCAATTAAAGGAAGTCTCAAAGCCTTTTCCTCTTTAATTTTTTCTTTGGCTACTTTAATTTCTTCTTTTACTTTTTGTGGTAGCTTCTTAAAATATTCATCTAATAACCTATCAACCTCTTCTTCATCCATCAACATTAAATCTTCTGGAGTAATATGTTGACCCCATTCATAAAGGTCAAGGGTCGTCCTCTCTCTAATCTCCTGAAATCTTTCCTGCCGTCTCTTTTTAGCACGTAACTCTTCCAGTCTAACTTCATCCGAAGTAGTCAAACCTTCTTTTTCACGCTCTTCAAGTCTTCTCAATTCTTCCTCTTCATACTTAGTTAATGTCCTTTCCTTTTCGGGCATTAAGTAAAGTTTTCTTCCTTCAGCAAGCATCTTATGAAAATCTTCCCTAGCCATAGCAAACGCCTGTACTCTATTACGCTCATATAATGCCCTTCTCTCAACTGATTTATCCCAAGCTTCACCAATTTTCTCAATACCTTTATATACTGCCTCAAAGGCAAGAGATAACAATAAAATCTCAGGTATAGCAGCCATCAAACCTCTAATAGCAAATTTAAGTCTACCTATAACTCCAGTAGTGGCAGTAAGAGCAGTATTGATAGTAGTAATTATCCCAGTAAGTGTCTTTCCAGCACGACCAGCCTTTATTTCTCCACGCTCAATTTTTAATAATGCATCGCCAAATAAATTGCTACTCCTTAATGCCTTGGCAAAGCTGTCATCTATCTTCCTTAAAGTAGCAGGTATCTTATTCCCAAGATTCCTCATAGAGACAATAATACCATCTAAACTACTCCTAATAGCATTAGAAAATTTACTAATTCTATCTTGTACTCTACCTATTAAACCCATATTAAACTTTCGGTCATAACTAGTAACAAAATCGCGCGAAATTCCTCCAGGGACTATAATCCCTGATGGAGTCGTTTTACGAGGAGAAGGAATATAACTTAAATCAACTGGCTGTCTAGGTGTCACTGGAGTCTTAGGTGAAAAAACCCTACTCGGTATTATTTTCTCGGTATCTTTCGTAGCCTCCTTCACAGTCTGAGGAACTTCAGTACCAAACAATCTTCTGTAGCCAGCAATCAACCGATCTACTAAAGCTATCTGATGATTTAAAGCAGTATTTGTAACACCGATCTCACTGCGTATCTTTTCTTGAGCAGCAGCTCCTTGAGTGCCAGCAACCTCTTGTGCCCGTGCAAAACTATTCATTGCATCCTTAAATTCACCTATGGAACGGGCAAGAGTACCCATCCCCTGTCTTGCCATTATAGCAATTCTAGTAATAATAGCACTTATCAAACTAAGGAAGTGCGTGCCTGCATCATCAGTTTTATTGAACAAATCAAGTAAAGTATAAAGTCCCTTCACTGCAAATTTAATAAGTTGTGCCAAACCACTATCAGTAAAACTTTGAACAAAAGTAGTATAAACACCTTGCAACTTTTGGAAGGCACCCTGCAAAGTATTGAGAACTAAAGCATTCTGATAAGCTGCCTCACCATAACCTTCATGTATCTCTTTCAATATACCTAAAGTAGAACCAAATTCTTCTATGTCTCGACTGGTAGCCTCCATTAAAGCTTTAAACCTAGCACCCTGACGATAACTTGCCCAAGCAGTCTTAACATAATTTCTTTGATCATCACTAAGATCTTTCCAGGCTTTTCCTAAATCAACAAGTACATCAAAAGTACTTCTATACTCACCAGTTTCAGTAAATACAGGAACGCCAGCTACTTCTTGAACAGCATATAAAGTCTCTAAATCTCTAGCATGTTCCAATATAAACTTCACAAAGTTACCTATTTCTTTACCACTTTCACCACTAGCAGTTCCTACTGCCTCAATCATTGCCGTCAGTTCTTTATAGCTAATACCTAGTTCATTGGCGGCAACAGCAGATTTATTAAATGCCTCCGCTAATTCTTTAAAGTCAACAGTACCCTTACGAGAAGCAACCGCCCAAGCATCCATCAAATCTCTAGCTTCTCGAATTGACAAATTATATTGGTTCATTACACCAATCAATAACTCGGCAGATTCATCGTACTCCAAACCAGAAATATTATATGCCATTAAAGCCAACTTAGTAGCTTCCAAGGCTTTTTCTTCATCGCGAAGAACTTTTACAAACTGGTATGTAATATCAACAGCTTCAGCTACCGTCCCTCCATATTCAGACACAAGCCGTCCTATACCTTCTATAATTTCGCCAATATTAAGTCCTCCTGCCGCAATCTCCAGTAATTTAAGTTGTCTACTAAGATCTTTCATATACTGAATAGCTTCTTTGATAGCATTGATGAACATATAAACACCAGCAGTTGCTATAGCCCAAACTCCCATCCTGTAGAACATATTCTGGAACAATTGAATCAAATCACGGTCAAAGTTATAAATAACTCTACCAGCCCTATCAACCATCACAGCAAATTGAGATACTTTATTGCCCATCTCGTCATAGAGAGGAATAACACTATAAAGGCTTTGTTTAGTCCTTTTATGCTGCTCCAACATTTTCCGCACTTGTTCACGAGCAGCTTGAAGCTGGACATTAAAATCAAACATGTGCTGATAATCCCTGGGATCAATCTTAACACCCAGCATATCAGCAATAGTCATGGCCCTACCAAAACGCTGGCGTTGGATATTACGCATTGCACTCAAATACTGTTTTTCCAATTCTTGTGCCTGAGCAGAAGTAGCTTCTTTAATTTTTTCAAGATCTTGCTTTTGTTCTTGAGAAATACTTCTTTTTGTCTGTCTTTGCTGAAATGCTTCAAGCTTACTAGCACCAACAGTCGAAAGTGCATTTATTTTAGATATAGTATCATTTATTCTTTGTTGTATAGAAGCAAGTCTAGTCTCAAGTCCTACTAAAGCCTTAGTACCTTTTTGATCTAAATGTCTTAAAGTAGAAATAAACTTGCCAATTTGCTTATTGGTATAAGTAATTGTTGGACCAATTTTTTTTACATCCCCCATCCGCTGGAGAGCATTGGCAATTTCATTTAAACCAGTGCCAGCACGAATAGCAGCATCTCCCAAGCCTTCAACTCTTCTAATATTTGTTAAATTAGCCCCTAAATTTTTCACCGCAGAAAACCCTTTAGCCTGACCAATGCCTTCAAGAGCACTAGCAACCTTTTCTAAACCAGTACCAGCATTACCAGACGCTTCACCTAAATCCCTAAGACTTCCAATAGTTTTAGCAGTAATTCCTAAATCTTTTCCTAAAGAAACCTTGCCTACTTGCTTAAGTTTTTCAATAGACCCAGCTAGTTCATTATAGCCTTTAGCAATCTTCTTTGAAGCGGCGGCTACTTGATTTACTTCCGCAGTATCAAGACTTCTCTTATTGTGTTTAGGTGGCCTTCCGCCACCAGAAGATATTCCTCCTGTTCCTCCAGAAGAAGATCCACCAGAAGAAGGCTTGGCCTCTTTATCTTCTATCTTAGTCCGTATAGTAATAGGAGTCTTATTAATTTGCTCTATTTTCTGTTGAATTTGATTAAGAGCACCTAATACTCCATTTTGCCCTGTTAAAGTTTCTAAAAGACTCTCATCAACCGCTGAAAGAGTAACAATATATTGAGTTTCATAGGCTTTAGCCATTATTCTTCACCACGCTTTTTTTCGAGGAGGAACGTTTTATTGTAAAAACAGTCTGATGATTATAAGCAGAAGGCATATTCGTTGCTTTTCCTTGTCTATATTTCTCGCGGTAATTTTTTTCAGCCCGCTCTTCTAATTCCTCAGTTTGTGCTTCAAACCACTCATCCAAAAGTTTATTATCATCTATAATATATTGAGGCGGTCTATCTGGACTTTCATAAACAGAATCATAAAGACTACTCCAATACACCAAACGAACCTTATTAACATCCCACTCAGAGACAGGGCCATCAAATAGGGGAGAGCCAGTAGATTTACAAGCCCTCCAATGCATCTTCCATCTAATTCCCGCTTGGCCCGTCCCCTTCGCTATCTCTCTCAGTTTTCTTCTCTCCTTCACCCTCCCCCAGGGTGGCCTCAGCGACCTCCTCCTGGGGGAGGTCGGCAAGTAATTCATCATCTATTCCAGCCATGAGAGATAAGAGCTGGTAGGCAATTTGCCCGACAGCTCTTTGATTTCTTTCGTTTTTAAAATCTTCAAAAGTGTCCCAAAGCCTCTCGCCAGTCTCAGCATTAATACTACAAGCCCAAGTAAGATAACCAATGCGCTCCTCGTCAGCTTTATTTTCGGCGGTCTGATTCATATAAAAGTTGCGCTTACTCCTCAATTGATTTATTTCCTCACGCAATTCAGCCATTCTTTTTCTGAAAGGCTCTGCTGCCTTATCTGATTTAACCTTAGAAATAGCAATTAATTGATCGTCCATTTCTTTTTGTAATTCTTCTAGCTTCTTATCATCTTCTTCAGTCCATATCCCTCTATCCCGCAAAAATTTTTCCATTTCCTCTGTAGTAGGCAACCCGTCTCTCATCATAGCTTTGTTTAACGCTTGGGTATACTTATAATCAGCAATTCTGCTCTCTTCAATAGACGGGAAACGCACAGTTACCGTACCAAAACCATCAACTTCAAAAGTTTTAGTGCCACTAATTGTAGTATCTAAAGCCTCCTTCAATTGTTCCTCCTTCTTCTTATCAACTTTCTTTTTAGTAGCCTTTGCCATTCTCTTACCCCTCCATTTTCATATTTATAAACAAAAAGCGAGAGCTTTAATCGCTCTCGCCTTCATCCCTTTTAATAACAATTCTCTCTTCCTTAATAGGTTTATAAGTGACTATGTACTTATTAAGTTCACTCATCATAAACCTGATTTGATCGTTTCCGACCCTGAGAAGGCGAGAACGAAGTTTTTTAAATTTATCTTCATCGGTATTCAACTCAAGTAAAGTCAAACCCTCATCGAATACCTTAGTAATCGACTTCTTTACCTTCTCCTTCAAAAAGTCTCGATCACTCTTCCTATAGTCCATCAATACCAAACTCCTTTCCAATGCCTTTTCATTATTCAATTGTTCATAATCAAAATTAAGCAGTTATCTGCAACCTATGCGATCTAAAATCAAATGTTTGCGTATTATTAGCATCAACTCTCGCTTCCATATTCTCATCAGTAGGAATTAAATATGGAATCCTCACTTTCTTCAAAGGATATTGGAACGGGTGATTTTCAGGTAATTCCGCACGCTGCTCATCATGTAATCTATATATTTCAACGAGTAGTCCTCTATCCTTAAGTATCTTTCCAATATCAATTGAATTAGTACCAGTAACACCCTCGTTAGCATCATAAGTTTCTCCAGCTAACCTTGCTAACACCTCAAGGTCACTATCAGTGAACTCTAATGAACATGTAATTTCAACAGGAATATTAAGCGGTCTTTCATAAGGTCTAACTGTAGAAAGCTGTCTCAAGGCTTCTCTAGTGAGAGAAGCAGAAATCCTCACGCTCTGCACCCTGAGTAACTCATTATCAACACCATTTTCAGTAAGATATACCTTGATATGTCCTCCCTTAACACCGCCAGGATGTTCATAAGCAAGAGAGACCATTTCATCAGAGTCATCATGAAATACTCCACCGCTACCAGAAGTATATCTAAACTTAACTTGATCTCCAGCACTTAAAGTTACACCACTAAACGTAACAGTGTTAGTACCAGCATCAACAGTAAAATCAGTGCCCTCTTCCATTTCATTACCATTCAAAATTGCCCTTAACATATATTTGCCATTCTTAAGTTGAGTAGGTGTTCGACTTAAGACGTAGCTAGTTTCGCCTCCAGTAGCTTCAAACTGATCAACTACTATATGTTTGGAATCATTAAAGTACCAAACTTTATTATCAGTTTCAGCTCCATAATTTTCTGTTGCTACGCCGTCAACCGTGTAATTCAAGTCAATTCTGTTAACAAATACGTTTTCCATGTAAGAAGTCCGCTGAATTTCAGATGCCCCAGATGGAATAACAGGTATGTAAACATCAGCCTTAGCAAGCTCAAAATCAAGGATATCAATAGTAGCCCAACTTCTCTTGTCAACAATATTATCTTGCGTAACAACTCCATCTGTTCCTACATGGAGCAAATGAGCAAGTTCTACCTCTCCAGCAGGGCAAGGAGGTGGAGTTGTTGGATTTTCACTACCAACATCATTAAATGTAATACTAACTGTTAAGTTATTGGGATCAGTGTTAATAGAAACAACAGCAGCATCCTCGGCAGTAGGCGGAGTAATAGGAACAGTTGTCCCAGCAAACGGAATCCTCACACCATTTACAATAAACGAACCTTCTTCAACCTTAATTTGAGCACTACCAGGGTTAGAACCATCGGGAACAGCAAAAACCCTTAAGCCAAAGCCTTTATTGGCAAAACTGGCGAGCGTTTTATTGGAACCATATTCATTAGTATCAAGAGTAAGCTCCATATCTTCAACATCATCGACAACTTCAGTAATCTTCAGGCTACCCAATTCTTTAAGGTCTTCATCGTTGTACCTACTCGAAGACCCGACAGCCTGAACACGATCCATGTCGATATCGTCAACAAATACGCCAGTACCAGAATAATGTACTCTTGCAGGCTTAACCATCTATTCTAACCTCCTTTTTTTCTAAGATTAGAGGACTGTATCAACTACAGTTACCTCAATCATTATGGCTTTACGTTTAGGATCAGTAAGTTCATCAGTCCTAACGGGATAAGCAACAATGTCTTCAAAATCCAAGTAACCAATAGTCTGTGCTTCTTTATTAAAAGCAGTATTTAAAGTTCCATCTTGATTCAGAGGGAATGCTTGATTAAAATCAATGAGAGGTTTTTCCCCGCGAAAAATTTCTTTTGCTATGTCACAAAGATCTTTTCTTTCACCATCTCTCCTTCCAAATATAATGATATTGAATTCATAATTCTCATATCTACGCTTTCTCGTTCCAAGTTCTAAAGGTCTATTGGTGTTCTCATTATTGTCTATAACAATAGAAGGAACTACCAATTTGTTCTCTATATCATCTGGAAAAGATAACAATACAGTAACATACTGATAATAATAATCAGCTTCAATAACATCTTCGGGTAAATTAGGAGAATCAAAAGTTAAAATACCATCTCTGTAGTTGATTACAAATCCACTAGTAATGGAAACTCCATTCTTGTAGATGGTTACATCATGAAAGGGAGACAGAGGAGAATAAGAAAATTTGTATTCTTGATTATCATCAGTTTGTAATGTATCTTTTTCTTTCAACCGCGAAAATTTTTCACAAAAAGCATAATACAAAGAATTTTCTACATTTCTAGTCCGCTCCATAGCTATCAATCCTTTAATTTTCTTGCTATAGTTTCATCAATTAATTTCTCTATAAACCTTTCCTTATATAATTCTCTTAAGGCTCTCCTGTACGCTCCAGATCCTTTAACGCCAGGGTGATGTGGATAACTTACAGGCACATTCTTAGACATGAATATAACTGGCTTATTATTGCTAACATTCCAGCCCGCAAATACCATACGATAAGGTAATGATGTCTTCTTTTTAGTATATTTAGTGAACTCTTTAGGAACTTGCTCACCCCTATTTAAAATACCATACTCAACCATAATCCAGATTGGAAACGTGCCCTTCTTAAAAGACAAAGTTCTATGCTGTCCACTAGGAGTTTCAAAAGTAACAGTTTCTTTAGGACGAACAACTTTATTTAAAACTTCTAAAGAACCAGCACCAGACGTAAATATTCTTCTTTTTCCTTTAATAGTAGTACTAACTTTAAACTTTTTAACGCGCTCATCACTAACAGCCTTTAAAAACCCACCAGTTCGCACATAATCCAAAGGTTCACGACGTATATTTTCGTAAACTTTATGTCTCAAATGAGCAGCAGCAGTCCAAATAACTGTAGATAACGAAATACTACTAAACGCAGAAGCAAAATCATGCACATGATCGTATGTTTTCTTATAACTAGATCCCAATTTTACTTTTAGTTCTCCTTTAAAACTCCGTTTTTTACGTGGCATCGGTCTTCTTCTCCAGCTTACACCGAATTTCATAAAAGATATTTTGTAAATACTGCTTTCTATAAGCTACCAAAACATAGTCTTCACCTTGAAAGGTAAAATAATCAACCTTCTCTATATCAATATTGTGATTTTCATACTCTTGTCTATCAATGGTTATAAATAATTGGTCTTTTAAAAAAGTCCCAGCTTCCAAAAACTCAAGTTCAGCTTCATCCTCAGTTTCCACAGTAACATCAATCGTAATAGGGTCATCTACCTTAATCTTTCCACTACCACCACATTTAGGACAATTAATATCCAACCCCTCACCACGAACAGGATCGTAGCCACACTGATCACAATCAATTTCAGTAACAAAGTGAAGAGTAATTTCATCAGTGTAAATGTGGTTAACCTCACTGATTTTTTCTATAATTTTCTGCGGGTCGGGAACTCTCATGATTATTCAACCCTCACACCTTGCAAATTAGAGCAACACATCTCCCAAATTAACTCTCTCTTTTCTTTCTCTAATCTACTCAAAGTCTCCGCATGATCAGAAGACTGTTTAGTATTATCAATACGTAAGCGACCTTTCCTGATAGAAAAATTGTCTCTATCAGCACTAGATTTAATCCTTATCGTTACTAAAATATGAGCCTGTAATGCTAAAAGATCAGCTTCTTCACTTGAAACTTCTCTAGAGAGGGTTTGGTTTTTTTCATCATACTCAAGAGACGAAGATAAATAATTCTTAACTCTGGGTATACTGTCACCAATGTACCCTTTCAACTCAGAATCAGTAAAAACATAATTATTAGAATCTGTATCACCCAATCTTCTTCTTAACTTGTTTAAAACACCCGTAATAGTCATAAGAGATCACTCTTTAAGATAACTTTTTAATCTGTTCATTCAAAATCCTTATATAAGTATCCACCTTCTTTATCCCTTCTTTTTCAATCTCTTTGGCTTCAGTCAACAACTGTTTTAAAGCTTCAATATCATTTATTTCTTTAATTTCTTTCTCAAACTTCTTCCAATGTAAATCGAAATAATCTTTTTCTTCTTCTTCAACAACTTCATTTTTCTCTTTATCGTCCTGTTGTTGAACTTTTAAGTTATTTTGTTCATCATTTGAAGGATTGTCCTGAGAAGGAGAAACCTCATTTTCAGCTTTCTCCTTCTCAGGCGGAGAATAGGGAATTAGCAATTTATTATCTGGATCTTCAGCGACCCTTTTTGCTTCCTTTAAATCAGCATCACTCTTAAAATATTCCTTAGTAAGTTCAACCACCTGTTTAGGCTTCAATCTAGTACGCCCTACCCAGAGAATACCTTCAGCATTATTTATGTACTTCTGCACCTATACCACTCCTTTATTTTCTAGTTATCTGATTAAGGCGTCCTATCTATAGAAATCTTACATACAGCTTTATCATCCAGTACACCAAAACCAATTTCCTCATAAGCCATAAAACCAAAGCGTAACTTCGAAGCAATAGCAGGATCTTCAAAAGTCATCAGCTTCTGACGAATCGGCATTACACCAAAGCGAGAAGTGTCAAATAGGTAAGCCTCATCGTCGCCCAATCTACGGAGAGGAACAATAGTTACTCCCCAAATCGACTTCATTCCACCTTGCTTGAATACTTCCCTACGAGTAGTATCGTCTAACTGAGTGTTATCCCACTCACGAATCTCAGCAGCACTATTAGTCGAGCAGAAGAGAATATCACCGTTATAACCAAGGTCTTCCATATAAGCAATCGCCAAGTTGATCAGACGCTTACTCAAATAGTTACCTTCCGTAGCATCACTAATAGTATTGTCAGCACTAATGGCAGCCCTAATTAAAGTCCAGCCAGATTCTTCTTCTTGTTCAATGATAGCATTAGAAAGCTTCTTAGCAGCTCTTTGAGCAATATCAAAACGACCATCACGTGCATACGAGGTACGATATTGGACATCGGCAGTAATTTCAAAAGTATTTACGATCAATTCATCTCCGCTTACGAAGCGGACAGGGATGCTACCCATTCTCGGCAATACCCAAGCCTGTACATCAGGGAAGTCAATGGGGTACTGAGCAAGTGCACCAGGGGGTAAGTTATCTTGCGCGAAAATTTTTCTTACAGAAGCTTGGGCATCTACAGTCTTTTGTACAGGTATACTCAAACTCGCAGCAAAAGCCCTACGAGCACTATCGTCTTCAAGTATTTTTTGAATGAGTTCTATCCTCTTAGCTTCAGAAAGTTTTTTAGCTTCACTCATTTGTCTTTACCTCCTTTATTAGTCTCAAAAATTAAAGCAATTTAACTTTAACTTCTTCACCAGCACTAGCACTTTCAAGAGCAATAGCCACGGGAACATTGGTTCCAGGGTTAGTCTTAACTAACATGCCTTCTTTACCTTCCTCAGCAGAAACATATAAAACAGCACCTTCAGTTACATCTTCAGCAGTTTGGTCAGTAATGAAAATATCATCTCTGCCAATATACACAGTCACAGGTTCACCATAACGAGCAAAATGTTTTACCGAGGGAAGGATATGAGTATTTACATTAGTCGCAATAACATCTTGACCAAGAAAACCTAATACTACATTCTTATCCGTAGCAGTATCGCTAGCTTCAACATACGCAACATTTCCATTACCATCAAGTTTGACTAAACGACCAGCAATCATATCTTGCGAGGGAGCCTTAGCAAAATCATAAGTCTTTGCAAAACGAGTTACTTCTTTAATCATTTATTTTCTAACCTCCTTATGTATTAGTTTCAAGTATCATTCAAACAAAGCCCAATTTTAAACTATATAGAAATTTCATTAGCTAATAGTTCATAATCGCTATATTCATCATTATTCTTGCTTTCTAAATTCAAACTCGCCATTCTTTTCTTGAGGTCTTTATCTTCATCCTTATTTTTGTCGGCCTTTACAGCAGCAATTTCTTGTAACTCTTCCTTGTAATCTGCGAAATCCTCATCAGACATCTCGCGAATCCTTGCTTTCACTTTCTTGGCACGTTCTTCAGAAAACTTAATTCCAGCTTCCTCAAGTTCAGCCATACGCTTCTCTGCCAGTTCATCCTTGCGTCTTTCTTCCTTTTCAGCTTCAACTTGCTTCTTATACTCATCAAAATCTTTCTGAATCTTTTTCTTATCAGCTTCAATTTTTTCTTTTTCAGCTTGAGCATCCTTTATTTGCTGATTCAAACTATCAATCTTATCCTCTAATGTCTGAATTTTGTCCTTTAATGCCTTTTCAACATCAAGTTCAGCAAGGTCAAAACCAAACTTCGAGGCAATTTCTTTAATTAAGATTTCAGCTTCTTCTTTAGAAATACTATTCTCTTCATTCAAAAAATCTTTAACATCCTTTAGTTCCACTTTATCATTACCTCCTTTTTTCTTATTCGCTTTTTCAACAAATGGAGTCCACATAATTTCAACTAATTTTTTCAACTTACTCTTTAAAGCATCCAGTACATCTAGTGAAGCGGTCATATCCTCAATGTCTTCAGAAGTAATAGTCTTTTTACCCCAAGGAACTTCTCTAAACAAAGCAAACTTGGCATCTTCAAAAATCATATCTAAAGCACCTAAATAAATTCCTTCCATATCATCAGCATCTAGTTCCTTATTTAATTGAACATTTAGTTTGGATTCATAATCATAATCAAAGAAGCTTGCTTTAGACGACTTTTCTGGAACCTCCTTATTAAAGTGTTTATAATGCTTCGATAGATGATTATAGACTCCATCTAAATCAACATCAGTACTTACATCACTCCTATTCATCAATGCTAGACACCTCTGCATTGCTGCCCTTACGCCACCCCAAACCAATGTAAGCTCACCATCAATTAGCTTGTGATGAGGAAAAGCATAAGCACTTTTAGCCTTGGGATAACCATTTTCATCTTTTTCTTCTGCACCATCAGGATCATACCAAGCACACGCCTTAGCCAATCCGGCCCAACCCAACTTATTTATTATTGCATCAGCATCAGTGTTCCAAGACCAATTCCATTCATCATTATCACTAGAGGGGGTGTTTTTAACAGGCGGAATTTTTGCCTCAGCCTTAAGGGTATCATCAAGATTACGACCCAATAAACTCACCGCCTTTCTTATGAACTATCCTATTTAGCTCCGCTAACATTCTTTCAGGCAATTCCAAGGGGTTAGCTACTTCATAGAAATAATGCAGGCTGTCGTGGAAATTCTTAACCATTCTTTGTTTTTCTTGTTCGGCCACATTTTTAATCCATGCATCCTCATCAGCAGGGTTGGTTACAACACCTGCACCACCAAAAATCAGTGGCGACAAAAACACTCGATAAACAGGTTTACCCTCATAAGTTCTTCCTACTAACCTAGTAATTCCAAGCTGTTCAGCTTCACCTTGGTTATATACTTTCTTATCCTCATCATCACCAACCCAATATTCTGCCTCTTGAAAATAACATTCCATGCTCATCTTTAAATCGCCACTTTTAAATCCCATTCTTATCTGATAAGCAAGATTAGGATAAGCATACTTCCACACATATGCACCACAAAAAATACCTAATTTATTACAATCCTCATCATTAAGTAGCTCAGCCTGTTCAATAAAACCGATATGAGGTGGTTTATGGTTCCAATTTATATATTTCTTAACTGGAGTTTGATGAGCTTCTTCAAGTCTCTCTTTAGTAAAATAATCACCATTGGCATTCGCACCTTCATGACACAGCCAGAACTCCATCCATAAAAGGTCAGGGTCTTTACTTTCAGGTTCTTTAATGCTTGCGACTGTAATATTTGGAAGAATTATCTTCTTCATATTTTTATCAGGCAAATATTACTCACCCCCTTCTTCCTCAACTGAGGTAAACCAACACCTACAATTAACATGTGGCCGCAAGGGTAACATACTCAAGGTATAAACCTTCCCATTCCTTTCCAAACACACTTCACATGTATTATCATCAACGATGGCATTCCATTTAACCATCGCTACTCCCTTAACTTTAAAACCTGCAATAGTAGCATACCTATCAGCATTTATTACACCCTCGTTAGCAAACAATTTTACTCGATAAGCATTGCTATCAAAGATATCATCTAAACTTCTCTCGCCTTTTTGTACTTCTGTCTTTATATCATTGGCAAACTTATTTAAAGCAGACAAATGCCAATCTTGAAGTTTCTGTTTATATTCACCATATCTCACATCATGAAGTTTAGTTTCATCGTCAACTATATCTCGATAAACTGTATCGTAAACTAAGTTCATAATACGAATTGTATCGTCATAAGCAGACATCACAAAACCAGCAAAAATTGAAGCTAAAAGCTCTGCCTGTTTACTCTCGTCTTCCTCTTTTTCTTGCTGTTCTACCGCCTCAGCAATCTTTTCTTTTAAGTCCCAGTAGTGTTCGTCAAACACCGTTAAATAAGCACCATTCTGGCTCTGTAATAATTCGGCATTTCTAGCCCCCATTGTTTGTTTCGGATCTTGGTCATATTTCGGCCCTGTGCTCGGTTCTTGTTCAATATCTCTTTCTTTATAGTCTTCAGAAGGCTTGCCAGGTTCCCGTCCTTGATGGTCAAGCGGATTGCTCGGCTGACCAGTATAGGGTAGGGTAGGGGGTAAGAAATATTTCCTATTTTCAATATTTTTCTTTTTCTTTTCTAGTTCAGCATAATAATCATAGCCTGCTTCAGTTAAAGCAGTTTCTTCAGAAATAAGTCCTCTATCATAAAGCGGAGTAAGTACCTGTCTGATAAACATTTCTTGTCTCAATTGTGTCTTATCAAATCTAACCTTCGGTACTGTTTTAAACCCTTTTAGCTCCGCGATTTTTTTATATTCATCCTCAAGCCACATCTTGACTTCCTCTATTTCCCGCGAAACTCTCTCAATAAAAGAAAGTACGGCAACAAAAGCAGTTGAATAATTTGCTCCAGTTCCATCAATAATAGTAGAGGGAATACCCAATCCTTTCGATATATCATCATTGACAGCATCGTACTTGTCATTAGTTAATGTTTCAAGTCCTTTAGGTGTAACAACTTCAACTTTTAATGTGTAATCCCATACAACAGTGTAAGCTTTCTTAGGAGTAGTAAACAACTTAGCAACAGCCTTTAATTGTTTTTCAGTAGGAGGATGATTTTCATCTCCTATAGTAACAATCAACAATTGATTTATAATTCCTTCAATGGTTGAAACATCCATTTGTTTTAATTTTTGTTTCCTCATTACTGGCTCAAAAATTCTTGTCAGATAAGGAGTGGCATATCTTTCATACGGCATTTTTTTACGACAAATCCTTGATACTTTTTCACGAGGTAAAGGCACCTTCCCGTCAAAATTACCGCTCTTCCCTTTAATCTTTCTGATAATCTCTTTAGGAATACCGCTAATACTATCCTCGCCAACAATATCAATCATCTCTTTAAAATGTTCTATTTCATTGCTTAAATCAACAGTAACTACCTCACTATTAAAAAGCAATGAACCAACAACATAAACATACTCAGGATTTAATACAGTATAAGCAATAGGTATTCCATCTTTATCCGTTTCTTTATAAACTGTAACATTTCCAGATAGATAATATTCTCTAAAAATCCAGTTAAGTACTCTTTTCATCTTCACTTCATCATTAAACTTTTCATAAAATTCTCCAACATCTGTATCATCACAATCTATTTTCAATCCCGCACTAGAAAGGTCGGTTAAAATATCAATCACAGTGCCAACAACAGGCTCCCAAATTATAACTTTGCGGGCCAATTTTATCTGCTCATGTGGTTTTTGGGGAATTTTGATAGCTTCACTATATGGGGACTCACTTGAAGTATATTGGGAAGTTGGTAACCTATAGGCTGGATCATATCTATTAAATATACTTACAGCACATACTTCTTGTAAAGTTCTAATGGTTTCCTCGCTAAATTCATATCCAGGTTTTGGATACGCAAAAACCAAAGACTTTGTACCATCATCATTATCATAAATACCTACAAGTTCGCCTCGTACACCCTGAACTTGCTGTAATATTTCTTGTGCTTTCTTGATATTAGACATACGCCATCATGCCCCCTGACCAAGGAACACCCTCTATTGCAAAGCCAATAGGCAACGTATCTGCTATTCGCTTATTTCCCATCTCGCGATATTTTTTAGCAGCTACGCTTGCAAGCAAAAAGGCAGAAAACCTGTCTTTTTTCTTAGAACGAGTAGGAGTATCAAAGTTCATAAAACCACCTTTTAGCGGTGTCGCTTCAATACTAATAATCTCTTTAACCATTTCCTCAATCTCGTTAAAAATAATCTCTTCGTCCTGAAGATCTTTATTTGTTAAATTCTTATTTTCCTCGTTAGTCATAGCTCTAGGAATAGATATCTTTTTGTTTTCCATCTGTGCTCTCAAGTATGAGTTAGCCTCAGTATTATCTTTGGCTTGAAATTGGAGGGTTTGTAATATTTTCCTACCCTGCAAATTGCGATGTTCTTCAAAATCCATATCTAAAATAGGTTCCTCTTTTACCCAAGTATCCGTTTCGGGATTATAATAATTATAAGGTTCAGTCAATTTATCTCGTATCCAAGTACCTCCACCACCTTTATCCATCACAGCGTGTACTATATTAAAATTCCTTAACACATCCCTGATAAGCTTAACTTGGGCTTGAAGGGTTTTATCTCTCTTAAGTGTATTGCAGTAAACAAGTTTATCCTTTTCTTCACCAAGCTCTAACACTGCAATCGCAAAATTATCACCATGGCGAGCTGGGTCAATACCCATTACATATTGTTTTCCTCTATCACCCTTGAGTTTAACTCTTGTACCATATTCACGAACGGAATCAACCAAGGATGCAGAATACCATCCGCCAGAATCTTTAGGAAAGATGGACATATTTTCCATAAGCCATTCTAACTTGGTCATAGAAACTCTTTGCTGGCGGATAACTTTCAAATCGAGCCAACCTGGTGGCGCATCAAAAATATCATAAACAGATAACTTATAACTTTCATCATATTCTGGACTATTAGGATTAGTTTTCTTTAAAAAATATTGGTATCTTTGATATAAATGATTAAACTGATAATAAGCAGTAGAAGCAAATAAAATCGAATTGCCAATTGTATTTCTTGCCCAAGGATCAGCAGACACGTTAAGCATGGGCAGAATAACAACATCAATAACATTTGACGGAATATGAGCAACTTCATCAGCAACAATTGTTTGTGCTCTTGCCCCACGAATTTTATTGCCGTCGCCAATGGGTAAAGCAATAATTCTACTGCCGTGATTAAAAATCAACTCACACTGGATAGGACTTTTTGAAGGAGGTTTAATACATGACCTCTGTAGAAGAGGGCTTTCATTATAGAGCCTAATAATCTCATCAAAAACTTTCTGTGCTTGACGGTAAGAAGAAGCAATTATAATCACTTGATGATTTGGATAGAACCACGCTTTCAGCACAGAAAAAACTGCAAGCATAAAACTCTTACCTAAAGCCCTGGCCCAAATTAGCATTGCAAATTGTCCATTCCAAGCATCAAATAATGTCTTTCTCTGATACCATGTTAATTTTAAAGGTTTATTATTTCTCACTAAAAGCAGTTCAGCAGCTAAATGGGGATATTCTCGACAAAATGTAACGAATTCATTGTGTTTTTGGTCTAGAACTCTTTTTGGTGTTGCCATTATTACTTCCCTCGACTAATTCATCAAATTTTTTTACAGCATCTTCGTAAGTAGTAATTTCCTCCTCGCGTCTTTTCTTTTCGGCAAGGTTCTTTTCTTCTTCTTTTTTATATTCTTTCTGTCGTTTTAGAAGTTGTTCTTTATCGAATTGAGCAATCAAATCAGCAACAGATTCCTCAGCCTTATCTTTCTCTTTTAATCTTTGCTTTCGCAACATTCCCATAGCATCAAGATTTTGTCTGATTTGATCCACGCACTCCGAGAGTTTTTTATCCACCTTTGCTCTCGGATCTCTCATTTTCTGATTTAAATAACGCAACCTAAAAATTTCAAGTAACAAAGTTTCTTCTAAAAGAAGTTCATCAGAAGAGGGATTAAGTTCAAAATCCTCAATATACTTTTGTTTACGACTTTTATAAAATTCCCACTCCTTCTCGGTAAGAAAAGCTCTTATATAATCTCCACTAAGAAGTAGGTCTGAATCAATGTTTTCAAGAGTAAAAAAGTCGTCTTCTTCCTCAAGAAGAAATTCCTCGTTATTTTCAATTTCTTCTTTAAGTTCTTCAACTACTTCAGAAACATTCTCCTGTGTTTGCTCATCTTTTATTATTCCTTCTTTCTTAACTTCCGTTTTTTTATCTTTCCTATCTGCTCCACCCCTTTTTATTAACAAAAACCTCACCTCGCCACACAAAAAAAATTAATGCAAAGTATTGACTAGAAAACATTAAATATGATATTATGATAACACAAGATAATGAAAGGAAGTGGAAAGCATGTCAATTATTAAAAAATTCATCGAACATCTCGAAATAGAACAAGGATACTCTAAAAACAGTGTCGATAACTATAAAAGGGATATAGAAATTTTTTTAAGTAATCTTAAAACTTCTTTAAACAACATTAAAGAGAAAGACATTAGAGAACATATTAGATTTTTACATGAAAAAGGCAACAGCAATAAATCAATAAACAGAAAGCTGTCTTCAATAAGAGCATTTATTAGGTTTTTAATGTCGGAAAAAATTTTAGAATATAATCCCTGCAAAAATATCAGGAATCTTAGAGTTTCAAAAACTTTACCCAAGTGGGTCGAACAGGAGCAACTTCAAGAAATATTAGAAAAAGATATGCCAATCAGAGACAAACTAATACTCGAAATCTTATATGGCTCAGGAATAAGAGTAAGCGAACTTGTCAACATCAAAATCAGCGATGTAAACTTTAATGAAAAAACAATACGTGTACTTGGCAAAGGAAACAAAGAAAGAGTAGTTCCTATAAACGATTATGTAATAAATCTAATCAAAAAATTTCTGCGGGGGCAAAAGAACAACAAAAACGGATATCTTATTAAAAATAGTAAAGGACAAAAAATTTCAACAAGAACAATTCAAAGAATTGTTAAAAAACATACTAAGAATCTAACTCCGCATAGTTTAAGACATTGCTTTGCCACTCATATGTTAAATAACGGCTGTGATATAAGAAGCATTCAAGAAATGCTTGGACATACGAGTATAAAAACTACAGAAATTTATACTCATATAAGTCAAAATACTATTAAAAAGGCATATAACAATTATCATCCTCGTTGTTGTGTATAGGGTATACGCCCCCTAAATTATTCTCTTATCAAAAGAGTTTCTATTATATATATTAGTAAAAGAGGGCTTTTTTTCAACCAACATCTAAAAATTTTTCAATTTTTTTAAGAGATTTTTTTATTCTTTTATGTATAGCTTGGAAAGAAATATTATATTCATCGCTAATTTCTTTTAAAGTATATCCTTTCACAAAATAATTAATTAAGATATCTTTATCCATTGGATCATCAATAACACTTAAAATTTCGTCGAGACTATTTCCAGAATCTATTGTGTTTTCGGGATCTTCTATATCCCACTCAATTCTCTCAGGAACATTCTTTATATATTCTATTTCTTTAGACCACCAATTCCAGAAATTTAAATATGTATAGCAAGTGATATATTTAGTAACAGGAGTTTCGAGTGTTTTATCATATTTAATGAATGATTCATAAAGAACTAAATTAATTTGCTGCTCTACGTCTTGGGGATCAATTAGTTTGTTCTTGTATTTGTTAAGCATTTTTAGTTTCAAGGGTTTGAATATATCTAAGAGTTTAATTCCAGCCTCCTCATCACCGCTTTGCACTTTGTCTATTAAGTCGAGAATTTCTTGTTCTATTATCATTTTGCAATCCTCCTTTGTATAAATTTTAGTTTTGTAGTTTTTATTCTAAGCGTTGAAGATTTCACGTTTGGTTTTAAGTCATTTTGATTCCCCTCCTTTTTATTTTTTACCGCGCGAAAAATTTTTTCGGTGGTAACAGTAATTCTGTTTTCTTTTCTTTTATTTTATTGTCTTTCTTTAGAAAATATTTTTAGTATGAATACTTTAGCATAAAAACCTAGTATGAATAATTTACTATGATTTAAGATATTTCTAGTATGAAAATTGTAGTACGAATATTCTAGTATGAATATTCTAGTACTAGTATTCTAGTATGAGTAATTACTCTAGTAGTAAATGTAAATAATAGTAAATATAAGAAGATATAAATATATAGAATATAAAAGAAGAAATTGTTTTATTTAGTCTTAAAAGATTCAACATGGCGTTAAGCCTTTATTCCCAAGGCTTCCGAAGATTTTTTACATCGAATTTCACGGCATTTTTTGATGGAAATATTGTAAATAATGATTTTGTTTTGTTCTTTTTAGTTTCTTTTAATAATCCTTTTTTAATTAAGATGTTTTTGTAATTCCGATATGTTCTATCTTTTATGTTTAAATCTTCTTGAATCGTCTTATGTTCAATTTGTGGAACCACGTAATTTTTATGTCTCTGTTCCTGTTTATTCGCGTAAAATGCTTTGTCAATTAAGTAAAGAAGCAATCTAATTTCAGGGCCAAGATTAATCAGTTCGTTAATCTGTTGGTATGTTAGATAGATGTAATTTGTTTCTGCTTCATACACTATATTTTCAATGAAATTCTTGAATTTTTTACCATTAACTTTTTCTTGATAAAGTTTTCTCAGTTTTTCTCTGTCTATTGCCATGCCTTTTTTAACAAAAGGACAATTCTCACAATCACATTTGGTTGTTTCGCGCATGAAATAACATGAAAAGCCTTTATAATTATGTGTTTTAATACTGTTAATGATATAATCTATTTCGCGTTCATCAAAAGTATCGTGATGTTCTAGTTTGTCGCAAGTATCCTTGAATCCCCAAAGTGTATTCTTGATTTTTTCTTCGGTCAAATCAGTTTGGTTTCTTAAAAACAAAGTGATAAAAAATGCTGTTGTGTTGCGATATCCTTCTTTTACGCCTGATTTGAGCAAGTTTTTAATACAACTAGGAAATTTTTCTGTATTTACGTTATTTAGTCTGATTACGTTGTTTATGTGCTTCTTTTCATGCTTCTTCTGTTGTTGTGCTTCTTGTAAATATTTAATAGCCTTCTGCGAAGGTTCTATATGACCGAAGTCAATGATATAACCTTCGTTCCCTGGTTCTTTGGCTAATTCAAGAATTTCATCTATTTTTACAAGCTTAGGAAAACTAGACAATAATCTTTTATATAACCCTGTTTTGGCGTGTCTAGTGTTAGGTAGTCTAAAAATTCTTGATGATGAATAAACTGCCATATCTAATTCAATACCTGTTTCTTCTTGAATTCTTTTCGCGAAATTTTTTAGCAATAAATTTGGTGAATTTCCTTTTATCCCGCCAAAAATTTGCGGGGGGATAGAAACATGAAATCCTTTTGCACCTGAGAAGAAAACTTTAATAGTTTTTTTTGAAATCCCCAATTTTCTCAGAAAAAACCATACAATAACTGCATCTAGATATGCTTTCTTAAGGTTATTTCTATCAATATCAAAAACAACTTCACGAACTTCTTGCTTTCCGCTCCCGATTTGTGGATATAGTTCAAGACCTAGATTTATATCTCCGTACTTTTCAATAAAATCTTTAATATCTTGTTCTGTATAATTTATAAAACGCTTTTCCCACGCAGGATTTCTACACCCTTCTCCAAAATAACGGGCTTCTATCTTCTGAATTTCCGATTGATACTGTGTGGCTTGCATTTAGGTCTTTTTCCTCCTTGATTTCGTTTTTATTTTCTTTTTTGCTCGCGTTTGCCTACGTTTTGACTT